AAATCAATTCAAGACTATGGAGAAAATGACTATCAACTTCGCAGGCCGCAAGGTGGTGCTGCGAGTGTACGACTATGAGCGCGAGGCTATGCGCAAGGCAGCCCAGCGTCTGGGCGTAACGCTGGCACAGGCAGCGTAAGACTATTCGGATCGGTCTATCGACCGAGAAATTAACAGAAAATTTATCTCAAAATTATTCAAGGCTGCGATTAAGCGAGAGCAGAGTCAAACGTGTTTGAACTATGCCGAGCGAAAGCAGGCTCGATGTGAAACATCAAAAGCTACACAAGTTATGAAGAAGTTTAAGACTATGGCCAGCGCCGCCAAGAAGAGCGCACGTATCGTGACTATGACCGCAGCCGTGGCTGCCAGTATGAACACCACTATGACCGCCGAGCAGAAGGCCGCCATGGAGTGCGCCTTCGCGGACATGGCCGAGGAGTACGGCCCCAAGGCTATCATCGTGGACCTGCACCCGTTCCACGGTTTTATCGCGTGAGGATTTCTTTAACACGAATTACCACGAATTATCCACAAATTTTTGGAGGACTGAGGTATGAAAATCAAAAAGTTATTGATGCAATACAAGTCTATTGCAAGAGAGATGAAGAGCGAGGCACGGAATTATAATAATCTGGCTATCGCTGTCAGGTCACGTTACTGCTCAGACAAGACGTTTGAAAACTATCGCGCCTCTTGGAAGCGTCTGCTGGCTCTTAACGACGAGGCGTATAGGGTCATGTGTGAATACAGGCGACTGGCAGGCAGCGTGCTATACCGTGCGTTGTTCCTGCTCGGTGTCATGCCCAGGCAGAACTCTTTCCGCTTCATTGATGGGAGCGAAACGCAATTCAGTTATAATCAGATGATCAATTTACTCAATTTGAAATAAACGACTATGGCAAAGTTTGATATGGGCGGATTCATCCGCGAGTGTTATCTGCGCTCGGAGCCGAGCGTGGATTTGAACAACGTGACCAGTGACAACCCCGTGAACTGCTCGAAGCACCGGCTGAGCACGGATGAGTATAAGCGCATCCTCGTGGAGTACGGCGTGGCCGACGAGCACGAGAACCCTATCGACGGCAACCGAGACCGACTTATCGGCTGCAATATGTGGATGCTCCAGAGCGGCCCGCAACTGTATGACCCTAAGGAAGCGTGAGACTATCTGTTGCCGCCTGTCGGCGGGAAATTATTATTAAAATTCGTATTAAAATTCTGCTCCGCTTGGAATAATTCTAAAAATAATTCTAAAAATAATTTTGAGCGGAGCGACCCAAAACAAAATCAATTATGGCAAAGACTATCAACATCAACAAGACACGCAAGGCCATCGCCTATGCGTACCGCGTGAGTGTCAACAATATCCCCGAGGAAATCGAGGACCAGTTTATAACCTACAGAAAGGCAGCGTGAGACTATGGCAACAAAGAAATGCAAGCGCAAGGAGTGGAAGCACGTCATCTATTCGGACGACAGCAGCCAGTATGACGAGTTTGAGAAGGCGTGGCGCGAAGATACGGGGCCGGCTAACTATCCTGACGGCGACGTGTCCGAATATACGTGGGAGATGTTCGGCGACGACCTGAACGACTGGCTGGCCGACGAACGTGACAACCTGAACTGGCAGATAGAGGGCGAGATTGTGGCTATCGCGAGCCTGGGGCTGTGGCATGGCCGACGGCTGGGCTACAAGATGGTGGGCGATAAGCTGAGCGACATCTTCAACTGTTCGCAGGACGAGAACGAGTACTATTGCGACCAGGACGATGTGCAGGCCACCTGCAGCCACCACGACGGCACGAACTACATCACCTATCGCGTCATCAAGCCCGGCGACGGGGAAAAGGTGGAGGAACTGCTCGACAAGATGGCGTTCGAGAGCGAGGACTACGAGGCCGACGTCTATCGGGCTACGCATTCGCTGGTACCCTATGTGGCCGAGGTGTTCGGCTGGAAGTACGACCGCCGCATGAAGCGCGGCGACATGTGGGACCCACGGACGTATAAGAGTTATCGTAAAGCAGCGTAAGGACTATGGCAAAGATTATTCCTATCCGTCGTGGCGACTTCGTGTGCTACGAGGAGACGATTGAGAACTGGTGGGGTAACCCTATCGGTGTGAAGAAGATGGCGGGCACGGTGGCGAGCCAGCCCCGTGACCCCTATACGGGACGGTGGTGCAAGGCCGACGAGTGGTGCGCCGTGGTAAGGCTGCAGCCAAAGACTGGCGAGGCGCAGGAGGTGGAGATGCGCCACCTGACGCGCATCAAGCGGCTGGAGGACTTCACCCGCGAAGACCTGGCACGGCTGCGCAGTGAGGTGGTGCTCAACTCGGACTACTACCACGACTATCGCAACACGTTCGGCATCAGCAGCAGGAGCGTGAGCCTGTTCTTCGACTCCTATCTGGACGACATCGCCGACATGGCCAGCGAGGACGGCTATCTGTGGGACTATGCGGAGCGGGGCAGCACGTACTACAAGGAGGGCTACCACACGTGGAGCGAGTTTCTGGAGCAGTATGACACGCTGGATAATCTGGAATCGTGGTGGGACTGCTATGAGACGTTCGACTGGGTGGTCTATGAGGGCGAGGAGGAGTTGCGCGAGGCGGCGTGACTATCTGGAGCAGCCTGACGGCTGGAAATTGGTTAAAAATTCAATTAAAAATTATTCGAGACTATGAGCAGTTTTATTGTATCGAAACGGGAGTTTATCAAGGCGGCTGGCCTGATGTGTGGCTACGAGGGAGCAAAGCGTGACAGCCACAAGTGGTTTGTTGACAACGTGCGCCAGGAGTTTGAGCACGCCTATGCGCTGAATGTGCTGAGCGTGAACGAGCAGTATGGCGACAACGAGATGCCGGAGGAGGAGCCGCTGGACGATGTGTTTGAGGACTATCGCAAGATGGGTGCGCTCATCTATACCGAGGGCTATAAGATGGGCATCATCTGCACGAAGGTGGCTGACGTGATGGACAAGCCGACGTTCCGCAAGTCGATGTGGAACTTCTTCCGGAGCGTGCTCTATCAGATTGAGAACGAGGCCGCCCACCGTGCGGTGGCGGAGCTGTTCTTCACCTGTCTAAGCAAGCTCTACGAGGACGAGATGCGCAGCGTGGAAGGCTGGTGGGGCGAAGTGGAACTGGATGTCAAACCGACTAAAGTAGCATAAGGAGGACATGACTATGGCAAACGAGGCTATGCAAAAGCAATACCGCGACCTGAAGAGCAAGCATCCCGACGCGATGCTGCTCTTCCGCTGCGGCGACTTCTATGAGACGTATGAGGACGACGCGAGGGAGTGCGCCAAGGTACTGGGCATCACGCTCACTAAGCGTCACAGCGACGGGGTGGCTATGGCGGGATTTCCCCACCATGCACTCGACACCTATCTGCCCAAGCTGATACGCACAGGGCATCGTATCGCTATCTGCGACCAGCTGGACCCGCCGCCAGGACCGAAGCGCAAGCGCGGCGAGACTATCGACAAGGCTGCGATTAAGCGAGAGCAGAGTGATGCTTGCATCGACTCTGCCGAGCGAGAGCAGGCTCAAACGAAGTTTAACAATTCTAACAACAATCAAAATTCGGAGGACAAAGTTATGACAAACGAGACAATGAAGGTGGCCGACCTTATCGGAAAGAGTATCAGCAACGGCGGTAACGCCAAGTACACAATCAACAGCATCGAGGGCGACAAGGTGAGCGTGACGTTCCAGATGGGCGACAGCGAGGGCAAGCCTATGACTATGGGTGTGGCCCAGGTGGAGAAGCTGCTGCAAGGCGGCTGGAAGGTGAGCGACGGCACGCAGGAGCCTACCAAGCAGGAGGCACCCAAGGCGGAGGAGCCGAAGGCTAAAACGGTGACTATGGAGAAACCAAAGCAGGAGGAGCCCGCCAAGCCTAAGGTGACGCTGCGCAAGAAGCAGCCGCAGACGGAGGCTAAGGCGGGGGAGCCTAAGCCGCAGGCAGAGCAGCCGAAGGGCAGGCTGACCTACTCGACCTATACGAACGCGAAGGGGAAGGCGTGTGCCAAGATTAGCGGATTCGCCGAGACGGATGCTGCCTATCAGAAGGAGGCCGCTTCCAGCCTGCACGGCTCGGCTACCTACGAGAACACGAAGCAGGGGCGCGTGAACTTCCTGCTGTTCGGCCCCCGCTATGCGGAGGTGGCAAAGACCGTATGCCAGATGCTCAACGAGGGCAAGACCGTGGCCGACTGTCAGGCCGTGGTGGATGCCGCCACCGAGGAACGCCAGCAGAAGCGCGAGGAGTGGAAGCAGAAGCGTGCGGCCTATCGCCAGGAGCGCGAGGGCAGGAGCCATCAGCCATCAGCCACCAACCATCAGACATCTTCAGGCAAAGTCTATACCGAGGCAGAGGTGGCCGACCTGATGGAGCGCGTGATGCGGGGTGACGCTGACGCACTGGCCGAGGTGAACGCTATCAAGGCTAAGGCGGCGTGAGATTTAAATGAAGAATTAAGAATGAAGAATGAAGAATAAAAGTAGTTATGGCAACAAGAAAGAACAACGGAGGCCAGCAGAAGAAGCGGGGCTTCCAGATGAACGACAAGCAGAAGGCGAAGTATGCAGAGTTATTCACCAATGCGCTCGACGCTATGGAGGATGCGGAGTGGCGCAAACCGTGGGTGGCACCCAGACACATGTCGCCCGCGAACTATGCGAGGAAGAACCGACCCTATCGGGGCATTAACGACTTCCTGCTGACGCTGCTGTGTGCAGTGAAGGGGTGGGAGGCTCCGCTGTTCCTCACCTTCGACCAGCTGACGGACATGGGGCTATCGCTCAATATGGTGCAGTCCGCGGACGGCAACGTGGTGCTGAAAGACAATGGCATGCCGATGTTCGAGGGTAGCTTCCCCGTGGTGAAGATGCTGCCTCACTTCTATAAGGACGGCAAGCGGCTCACACCAAAGGAGTACGACGAGCTGACGGACGAGGAGAAGGACGAGTGCCGCAAGTTCTTCTCGATGCGGGCCTGGCCGGAGTTCAACCTGAGCCAGACGGACTTCAGGTCGAAGTTCCCCCAGAAGTGGGAGGAATTGACACGCCTTCCTGAACACGACTATCAGGCTGGCACCCGCGACGAGGTGCTGGAGCGGATGATCATGCAGGGCGAGTGGCGCTGCAAGATTCTCTTCGGAGGCCATTCGTCGCACTACAGCCCCTCGGAGGACATCATCCGTCTGCCAGAGCGCAGCCACTTCCTCGGCGACGAGCTGTTTTATTCGACTGCTATTCACGAGATGGCGCACTCTACGGCGGGCGAACTGAAGCGCGACATGGGCGGCGGGGGCTTCGGCTCGGAGGGCTATGCCCGTGAGGAGTTCGTGGCGGAGCTGACGGCGGCGTGCGTATGCAGTATGCTGGGCATCGGCAGGCTGCTCGACCAGCAGCATATCGCCTACGTGAACAACTGGCGCCAGGCTATCCGCGACGACAAGGATTTCATCCCGCAGGTCATCGACCATGTGCAGCGGGCCACGAACTACTTCCTGCGTCGCTACGACGAGGTGAACAAGCAGATGCACCCGCTCTGCCTGCCTATGCCGATGGCGGCGTGAGGCCAATTTACGATTTGACGATTTACTATTTACGATTTATTTGCGGAGCGGCTACTGCCCTTGTTGGTGGGGTCGCTTCGCGAGAAATTATTTCTTAAATTATTCAAACGACTATGGCAAAGAATATTTATCACGAACATACCAGCAGCAACTCCTATTGGGACAGCAGCTGGACGGATAAGGACTGGATGCTCTGCGAGACGGAGGAAGAGTATCAGGAAATGGTGAAGAAATACAAGGAGAAGGCGAACAACTATCAGAACTCTCCAAGCGGCGAACGCTACGGCAAGTGGCGCATCGTCTGCTCGGAGGAAAAGGAGCTGCATGCCAGTGAATACTATTACGGTCACGCATGGCAGGGCAAGACCTTCGACTGCATCGGCGTGTGCTACGAGGAGCACCTGGAGCGCAGCAACCACTACACGTATATCATCAAGCCAGGCACCGTGGGTAAGGTGACACCATGCAAAGACCCTGGCATCGGATGGATGTACGGAAGTTAAACTAAAAACACAACAAGTTATGGAGACAACAAAGATTTACCTGAACTATCTCGACAAGGGCGAGAAGGAGAGAATGACCGATGCGCTATCGTTTCTGCGCTCAGATAACAAGGAGAGCAGGGCGATGTTCGAGAGGATAGCTGGTGAGATATACGGACATGACCGCAAGTTTGAGTACCCTACCGACAACGGGAACAGACCCAGCGAGAGTACTTGCGGAACATGCGGCAAATATTACCACACTATCATCCAGTTTGAGCAGAAGGACCTGACGGAAGAAGCCCTGAAGGCGCTTGGCAGTTGCGACGAATGGGACTGGCGCTACTTCTACGCTATTGCCATTGGTAAGGAGGACAGAAAACTGTACCTGGTGTCGTTTTCTAACGCCTGCTCTCCTAACTGGAATCATGAGTATAATATCCAGCGCCGCATGGAGTTGAAGGACGTTAACTTCCCCCTGCTGCGTGAGGGCTGTTGCATCTACCGCATGGACGATGCGCTGCACGCTGCCATAAACCAGGAGTTGTGGAGCAAGGAATCTACCTTCTCCACAAGCACGGATGGTGTCCGCATGGTGGTGAAAGACCAGCACGGCAACTATACCGCCATCGTGGGCGAGACGCTGGAGCAGATATTCCGCGACTATGCCGACCACTACACGGGCTATCGCAACTACCGCCGCCAGATGGCTTCAGAGTGGGAAATTGTCAGCGATAAGGCGAAGGCAAGCTATGAGGAATGGAAGAAAACCGCCAAAGGATTGAAGTCTGACTTCGACAAGTTCTATGGTGGCGGGATTGTGGACTAAATGGTTACGAATATGGGACAATGTTATTCTGTGGAAATCAAAGCGAGATTCACTGACGAGGAGGGCGCGAAGAAAGCGCTGCAGGCCAAACTTGGCAGGCATGAAGAGGAACGTGTCAACTACAACCTTGACCACTTCAAGGAACTTGGCATAGGCACTGACAACCTGCATGACCTGATGGGCATATTCTTCGGCGGCTGGAAGGGGAGGCTCGAAACCTGTCCGGGCGACAAGGAGTGGGAGTATGCCGACTTCGATGCCTCCTATGGCTGGGAAAGTCTTATGATGGATGCCTTCGAGACAATCGCACCTTACCTGGCTGACGACTCTGTAATTAAAATCTGGCCCGATTCCGGTTGTGACTACGGAACAGTCAGGAACGGGAAATGCAAATGGGCATAACTAAAACGAGTGACGACTATGGCAAAGAAACTATGGAAGGCCGCCCTGGAAAAGGCCAACGAGAATCTGAAGAAGTATGGCGCACGGTTGGATGTGCGCCGTCAACTGGGAGGTAACGGCTATTCGCTTAACGTCAGTTGGAGCGACGGCGAGACTGAGAACTATGCCAGCGGTTTCTATGAGGAGGAACTGGATCAGTTGGTGAGCGAGGCGTGGCCGGACGTGAGAATCAAGAGCCGCCAGCGCGGCGACAGGATTATCCGCTGCATCGTGCATGTCGATACCACGGAGCGCGACGGTATTCATAACGGCAAGTTCACCCACGAGCATGAGTATTGCGGCAGCGAGCAGGCCGCCGTGCGCTGGATGAACCAGGTGCTGGCCTATACGCTGGACGACGGGGCCACGATGGCAAGCACGGAAGACCTTATCAGCGTGAACGCTGCGCTGGCCGAGCAGTACGACGACCCCTGCAACCTGAACGCCTACGCCTCAATAGAGGACATCACGGAGGAGGTGATTGTGAAGTGCAGCGAGGCGTTCTGCGAGCACCACTGGAGTCACAAGGCACTCGTGGCTGTGGCCGACGAGCTGGGCATCGACCTATATGATATTGAGAAGTAACGAACAAAGCAACGAGAGACTATGACATCAGAACAAGTATCAGCAACCGTATTCAACGACGAGTTGGCGGAGGGCATCTGCCGGCTGTGGAGCCGCTGGCAGGACGAACAGGGCTACGAGGACTTCAAGGACTACGAGCAGGCTATGCTGGGGTATGTGCGTAAGGCGCTGCCCAAAGAGGACATCACCCTGGTGCGCGGCACTCAGGAACCGTGGGGCATCATCTTCCGCATGGGAGGCACGAACCACCACCTGAAGCTGAACATCGACATGGAGGAGGAAACCTACTGGATTTCCGTGGAGAGCGGCAGTAATATCAAGTAACGATTAAAAACAGATTACGACTATGGGAAAGTACAAGGTGACTATCATCTTCGGAGAGTATGCGGCCAAGGCTTATTGCAATGGCGGCATAGAAGAAATGGCGGAACACATGGCCGAGGGCCAGCTGACGGTGCGCGAGTTTGACACCGAGGCCGAGCGGCGGGCCTATATCATGGGCATCGACGACAGCGACGGGTGGCTGGGTGCCGCCGTGCTGAGCAAGGAGGATGCAGAGAGTGAGGCAGTGAAACAACTTTTAGACGAGTAACGACTATGGCAAGGAAGAAATGGAATGTGCTGGTGAACATCACCGTGGCAGTGAAGATTGACGATGTGGAAGCCGAGACGGAAGAGCAGGCCGAGACTATCGCAAAGAACTGGGTGGGCGACGACTATATGCACTACGTCCGACAGGCCGACATGCTGGCCGACTACGAGGTGGTGGAAACATGGGAGAGTAAGTAACGAACTAAAACAGATTAACGACTATGAGTCACAGCAAGATTTATCAGATTTCGAGCAAGCCTATTGCCGAAGACGAGTATGCAAGCCCCAGCGATTTCTATGAGAACAGCGGGGATTTCGCCGACTATATCGGCGACGAGATAAAGGGCGATGAACGCCGCGAGTGTATAGAGAGCTTGGCCGACACGGTGAAGGATCTGTTTGTGCTCGACGAGACGGGCGAGGCGCTGGTGTTCAAGGGTACCGATGCACTCAGGACGTTCTGCGAGCGGTGGGCATCGGCTATCCGCGAGGCGGCTGGCAAGGTGACTGCCGACACGGTGCTGCAGCACACGCCGCGCTACACGGTGAAGGCCATGTGCGACGAGACCTGCCTCGACACAGCCAAGCGGTTCGCTATCAAGGGCTGGTGCGAGTATGCCTCGCCTGCCGACGAGTTGATAGAGTATGTCGCCGGCATGAAGATGCGGAAAGGGCGCAAGCTCTACATCGGTGCAGTGATAGACTATCACTATTAACCCTACAGCCCCGCACGGATTAACCTACCCTTCGATGGGATGCGGGGCACTAACTGTTTCGGCGGATGCAATCCGCCTGCAATGAACGAAGACATTACGTTTTCATAACTTGTAAATGCCCAAGCCGGGTGCTCCGGCTGGGCGAATTGATTTTGAATGTTGATACGGCTGCTGCGTCGGGATGACGCGGTGGTCGTTTTTTACTTGAAACTTTAAACTAAAAGATATAACGACTATGACATCACGGACTATCATGCGGCATCTGCGGCACGGACAGATGGTGGTGCTGCCGGACGAGCCGTGGCTGTGCTTTGCCCGCGACCTCTTCGGAGGGCTGGTGGTGCTGGCATGGCGGCGACAAAAAGAACCTATGCCAACGCGGTTGGCTACTCTCTCGGACAAACGAAGGGCGGTGCTCTTCGACGTGTCGATGTTAAAACGTAAACGTAGAACGACTAACAAGCAGTGAACTATGAAACAGATTACAGAACGCTACAAGCAAGGCTTCGGCTACAACGGACTGACGAATGAGCTGACGCTGGCCGACGGCACACGGATTCGTGGTGCCTATAAGTTGATAGAGGCGGGCAGCGCCACGGCGAGCCACGACCCATTCAGGGGCTGGCAGAAGAGTGAGGGATTTCCCACCGACCAGAATGGTCAGACGGTGAACGACCGCGACTATGAGCACGATCGAGAGGCGCAGCAGGTGACGGAGCGCATAGCCGAGCACTACGACCAGCGGGCGCTGCAGACGCCGGTTGTGGTGACACGGGACGGCATCGTGCTCAGTGGTAACGGACGCACGATGGCCGGCGACCTGGCCGCACAGTGGGGAACGGACACCGACTATGTGGACTATCTGGCCAAGTACCCGGAGCAGTTCGGGTTTACGATGGCATGGGTGAAGACGCTGCGCCACCCCCGCGTGGTGTTCGAGGTGTTCCAGACACCACCCTATACCACAGAGACTTTCGCCCGCTTCAATGCTCAGGAGATGAAGTCGATGAGCAAGACGGAGCAAGCGGTGAAGATGGGCAAGCTGGTGACTGACGAGCTGTTCCACCGGGTGTGCCGCACCATCAACCAGTACGACACGCTGGGCGAGTTCTACGGCGACGCCAGGGATGCGCTCGACGTGGTAAAGGACATGGTGACGGAGGGTGTGCTCAGTCAGGTGCAGATGGCCGAGATGACGGACGGCGACCGGCTAAGCGATGCCGGTCAGGAGGTGATAGAGAACCTGCTTATCGGTAAGGCTTTCGAGCGGAATCCCGATGCTGTAAGGCAGACGACCTCTGTACGCTCTATGCGCAAGATTATCATCACGGCACTGGCCGAGGTGGTGAACAGCATCTGCCTGGGTCCTGACTATTCGCTGGAGCAGGAGATGGCAAAGGCTATACGGCTGGTGTATGTCAGCCGACGGACGGGTGGCTACCATGAGGGCGACCGTGTGAGTGGCTTTGCCCGCCAGATGACGATGTTCGGCGACGAGCAGACCGTGGCCGACATGACCGACGGGGCGATGCTGCTCATCAGCGACCTGCTGAACGACAAGCGCTCGACACGGCTGAAGAAGGTGCTGGCCATCTATAACCACCACGCACAGGCTTCGGCCAGCGGCCAGGTGGATATGTTTACCGGCGGCGTGAAGACGAAGGCCGAGATACTCAGTGAGGTGTATCAGCTGCTGGGATGCGACGCTGAGATACGCGACCTGATGGGTACGGCAGTGAGGGCACGGACGGAGGCGGCGAGGGCTGCTGTGGTACAGCAGCAGACGGAACGAGCGGAGCCGACGTTTGCCGAAAGGCTGCGGGAGGCGCTGCTGAAGCACTATCGGGCGGCGGCGTAAACTTGAAACTTGAAACTTGAAACCAATATGGAATATTTTGCAAACTGTATGACCCACGAGCAACTGGAGCAGGAGCACCGGCGGCTTGTAATAAAGATGCACCCAGACCGGAACCCTGACAACCCCAACGCTACGGCTAAGTTCCAGGAGATGCAGCAGCAGTATGAGGAACGCAAGGCGGAGCTGAACGGCGACTATACCAAGTCGGCAAGAGGGCGCGAGCGGAGAGAGCGGGAGCGCCGGGAGCGTGAGGAACGGGAGCGCAAGGAGCGCGAACAGAACCGGCTGGCCGAGGTGCTGGAGCAGGCACGGCGCAACAAGCAGAAGCGGCACACGGAGCTGAAGGCGGGCGACTTCATCTATGCCCGGCAGGTGAACGTGGGCAAGGTGGCTATGGCCTTTGCCCGTATGGAGCCGCTGCTGCGGGAGGTGCTGACCGCAGGACTGGCCGACGAAGCGGTGGTGATGGTAGAGACTATCGTGGAGATGAGCGACGAGCAGCTGATGAACAACGACCTGAACTATGAGCTGCCAGACGGCGGACCGTGGGGCGGATGGGAAACCATTCAGAGTGCCGACCCTGCCAACGGCATCCGCAAGGCCAAGCGCGTGGCGAAGGTGGTGATGTTCCGCTCGCCAAGCTACTGCGTGATGGGCAGCCCCATGGGTGACCCGATGATAAGCCGCTTCTACATGCCCTGCGGCTACGGCGAGATGTATCAGAAACAGCTCGACGCCATGCTGGCTAAGATACGCCACGAGCAGCAGGAGCAGCAGCGCATCGAGGCGGAGCGCAAGGCACGCATCGAGACGGAGCAAAGGCCGCTGATAGACGAGTGGCAGGGGAAGCTGATTACTATCAGCCGAGGACTGACCGACGCGGAGCAGCAGACGGTGGCGATCAGTAACCTGAAGGCGGTGCTGAAGGGGCGGTTCCCGGGGGTGACGTTCACGGTGAAGAGCACTAAGAGCAGCTACGGCAAGCATCAGTATTATGAGCTGACGTGGGAGGACGGGCCGACGGTGCAGGAGGTGACGGACGTGGAACGGCTGTTCGACCCCTGCTATGACAGCGACACGTTTTCTACCCCGTGGACGGAGCGCTTCGGCAAGGTGCTCTTCGGGAGCAGGACGCGCAAGATGAACGTGCTGACGAAGGCGCGTATCTTGCAGCAGTTGGGCGGCGTGGCGGATGCCTTCTGTCAGGGCGACATCGACGACGAGGTGACGGTCAGCGACGACGACTGGACGATGCTACACCTGATGGTGGGCGTGAGCACCAGCGACAAGGACGCTACGCTATGCCGCTCGACGCTGAAGGCTGACGGCACACGGCGGGTGCATATCGGCACGGCTGTGCGCTATGTGTTCGACAGGACGAGCTATGTAAAGGCTAAGGTCACACGGAAATCACAGAAAGCACAGAAGCAGGCGGCGTGAGGATTTTGGAAAGAAATTATCAGAAATTAAACAGAAATTATTTTAACCCCCAAGTCCCGGAAGGGCAAAGAAAATTATGAAGACTATCGACGAGATTATCAACAACGAGAATTACAAGAGACTGAATGGCGCGTTGGTAGACCGCAGCATTGAGATTGCGGGTAAAATCCGCGAAGCCATGCAGTCGGCTGAGATTAAGGAAGTCGGCGACTATTCCATCCAGACTGTGCGCAGCCGCTCCGGATTCAGTACAACGGATTTGTATGTGCTGGCAGAATGTGACGACTATCCCGTGTACCACTGTCTCGAAATTGAAAACAGCAAGCACTTCGCTAACGACTTCAACTGCTGGATGCAGAAGGCTACCGGCAAGGAACGCTTGAAGTTCCTGAACGATGCCAAAAGCGTGCTGGAGGAGATAGAGGCTATCAAGCAGAAGCGAATGGAGGATGTGGAAGATGCGCTGAAGGCTGTCGAAGGGCTGTAAAGGAAAAAGGGAGGCCCTGAGCCTCCCTAAATCCTCGCATTGCTGCGACATCTACCAGAGTAGAAATTTGAACTATTAAGTTCGTTTCAATCCACAAGCCCTTTCGGACTTGACGGTGCAAAGATATCACTTTTGTTCCGAACGTCCAAGAGGGCTGTGGATATTTTACGGAAAATTAACAACAGACAAAATCAATCGAGAGTTATGAGAATAGGACAGCATTACTTTCCTGAGTATGCCCTGTATTACAGAGGCTATGGACTGACGAACGGGGATGGCGGCAGATGCTGCGCAATGCACGACACGCCGGAACTGTATGACAAGTGCGACTATCCTAACATCGGACTGGGATGGCCGGTGGATAAGGGCCGCGACTACAACCTGGAGGAGATGAAGCAGCGCATCGACGAAGTGATAGCCGAGCGAGAGCGGCGCATCGGGTGGGTGAAGGAGTTTGCACAGACACAGAAGAAGCCCGACTGGACGGAGCGTTATCTGCTGGAATCCTGCGACCCGAACAATGACGACGGACACAGAGGCAGGAGCCACCATACGGAGGCAGAGCTTTACCACATGTGGAGCGACGGCATACACTACTATATGCGATGGGGCATGGGGTTCGTAAAGGTATCGAAGACAAAGTACCTCTATCGCCAGTTCCTGATTGAGAAAGGATATATTGAGGATAAGGACTAAAGCGACAACGAGATATGAGTAAGTTATCAAGACTGCGCGACAACATCGAGGCACTGCAGCATGCGATGACCTCGACGAGTGAGTATGACCAGAGTATTCTGAATAAGTATTCGGGCTTCGGAGGGCTGAACTTCGTGCTAAACCCGCTGGAGCCGACGGCATGGACGAAGAGCGACATGGTGTACTATCAGGACACCGTGCGGCTGCATGAGCTGCTGCGAGAGGAAGCGGGGAGCGATAAGGAGTATCAGGCATGGGTGGAGAGCCTGAAGGCAAGCACGCTCACGGCGTATTATACGCCACGGGAGGTGGTGCATGCCATCGGCAAGGCACTCTATAGTTGGTATAACGTAGATCAATGGTCGCGCCGTCCTCACACGATGCTTGACCCTGCGGCTGGCATGGGGGCTTTTGCCCGCTGGATTGGCAGTGGCGTGACGGCTATGAGGGATGGCCTTGTTATAGCCTACGAAAAAGACCTACTGACAGGACTGATGCTGGAGAGACGGATGTCTAACAACAGCAAGACTGTTGTCCGTACTAAGGGCTTCGAGACTATCCCGGCATCGGAGCTGGGCAAGTACGACCTGGTGAGTACGAATGTTCCGTTCGGGGACATTAGGGTGTTTGACCCTGACTATACGAACTCGAAGAGCCAGGTGCGCAGGGATGCGGCGAAGATGATCCACCGCTACTATGTGCTGAAAGGGCTGGACTGCCTGCGAGAGGGTGGGGTGTTAGCTTACATTATCACGAGCAACTACCTGAACCGTGACAGCGAGCAGATAGGCGAGGCGCTGAAGCAGGCACGGCTCATCGGGGCGTATCGGTTGGCGAACAATCTCTTCAAGGAGAGTGGCACCGAGGTAGGCACTGACCTCTTAGTGATGCAGAAGGACTCGAAGCGCGGCGAGCTGACCGAGGAAGAGACGATGCTGCTGACGCAGTATGAGGACGGGGGGTGCCCGACGAATATGTACTTCGACATGTGGCCGGAGCGAGTGATTGCCACGGCGTGGACGGTTGACACGGATGCCTATGGAAAGAGGGCGTTTGTGTATAAGCACCGCGACGGTGTGGCAGGAATTGCACAGCAGCTGGGGGAGGTGCTGAGCAAGGACCTGAAGAAAGGCCTCACCCCCGACCCCTCTCCGAAGGGCGAGGGGAGTGACGACCAAAAGGGCAAGGAGAAGGCCAAGAGCGAGAAGCAGGAGCGCAAGGAGGAGAGGATGACTATTAAGGAGAGTATTTTGCGAGAGCTTTGCTTCGACTATCAGATGTTGTACAAGAAGGAAGCGGAGGAGATGGCTGAGCAGCCGGAACTCCGAAAGGAGATAAACCGCCTCTATGACGGCTTCGTTGAAAAATGGGGTCTGCTGAACAAGCCGGAGAACGTGAAGTTCATAAAGGCTATCAAAGGCTTTGGCAATATCGCAGAACTGCTGACACTGGAGATACTGGAGGGCGGCAAGTGGCGCAAGGCTGACATCTTCGACAGGCCGGTGGCGTTCTCGACGGACGAGATGCACAGCGTGACGGACAGTCACGAGGCGCTGGCGCAGAGCCTGAATGACTATGGCAAGCCCGATGTGCGCTATATGGCTGCGCTGACGGGCAAGAGCGAGGAGGAAATCTGCGACGAGCTGGACGGGGAGATATACTATAATCCCCTGAGCGAGGAGTGGGAGATTAAGGCTCGCTTTATCAGCGGGAATGTGATTGAGAAGATAGATGCTATCCTGCGGAAGTACCCGGAGGCTGCGGACGCTCGGGCGGATTTGCAATCCGACCGCGACGAGTATAAGGACTTGCAGTCCGACAAGAACGGCGAGCGCATTAAAAATGCTGATACTCACAGCGACGGGATTGCAAATCCCGCCGAGCTGCGCGAGAAGACGCAGGCTCTCTATATCCGCCGCTCCTTGGATGCGCTGAAGAAGGCGGTGCCTGAGCCTATCCCCTTCGATGATCTGGACTTCAATCTCGGTGAGCGATGGGTGGACTGTAAAATCTACGAGGACTTTGCCTCGGAGTTCTTCTCGATGGAGGGCGACGAGTGGGGCAGTAAGGTGGAGGTGACGGTGCGGTACGACCGCAACCTGGACCAGTATGCCTGCGCCAGTGACCGTGGCAATGAGAAAATATATACCCAGTATGCCGTGAGCAGCGAGGCCAGCCAGCCGATTGACGGCATGGGGCTGCTGCAGCATGCGCTGCAGAACTCCTGCCCAAAGATGATGAAGTATCGACGTGACGAGCGGGGCCGCAAGATTCAGCAGGGCAAGAGCTATGCCAAGGACGAGGACCCGGAGGCTACGCAGAAGGCGAACACGCTGATTGAGGAAATCCGACAGGGCTATCAGGACTGGCTCTTGCGACAGCCGAAGACGCTGCGCGACGGGCTGGCTGATAAGTACAACCGACTGTTCAACTGCCATGTGAAGCCGCAGTTCGACGGCTCGCACCAGCGGTTCCCCGGCATCGACTGGCAGGGGCTGGAGCAGAAATACGGCATACCGCAGCCGGTGTATAAGGACGGCAAGAAGGTGAGCGGTGGTCTGTATAAGAGCCAGGAGGACTGCATCTGGATGCTGGTGATGAACGGCGGCGGCATCTGCGACCACGAGGTAGGCTCAGGCAAGACGCTTATCATGTGTCTCGCCGCCCACGAGATGAAGCGCTTAGGTTTCTGCCACAAGCCGATGATTATCGGACTGAAGGCTAACGTGGCCGCCATTGCCGAGACCTACATGACGGCCTACCCCAAGGCCCGCGTGCTCTATGCCAAGCATGCCGACTACTCAGGCAAGGAGCGGGAGAACTTCTTCAACCGCATGAAGAACAACGACTGGGACGTGGTGATCATGTCGCACGACCAGTTCGGGTTCATACCGCAGTCGGACGAGGTGCAGGCCGACGTCATCCGTGAGGAGCTGAACCACCTGAACGAGAGCCTGAGCGCACTCTACGGGTCGTATGACAGCGTGTCGAGCCGACTGAAGCGCGGACTGGAGAAGAAGAAAGCCAACTTGCAATCGAAACTTCAGGACTTGCAATATTCTATTCGCAAGCGCACTGACGACGTGGTGGACTTCAAGATGATGGGTATCGACCACATCTTTATCGACGAGAGCCACCAGTTCAAGAACCTGGGCTTCACCACCCGTCACGACCGCGTGGCAGGCTTAGGCAACACGGACGGAAGCAAGCGGGCCTACAATCTGCTGATGGCTATCCGTACCATTCAGCAGCGCACGGGCCGTGACCTCGGAGCCACGTTCCTCAGTGGCACCACGATTACGAACTCGCTGACGGAGCTGTACTCGCTGTTCCGCTACCTGCGACCGCAGGAGATGGCCAAGCAGGGTATCACCTGTTTCGATGCCTGGGCCGCTATCTTTACCCGTAAGACGCAGGAGTATGAGTTCGGGCTGACCAACCAGATTGTGCTGAAGGAGCGGTTCAGATACTTCATCAAGGTGCCGGAGCTGGCGCAGTTCTACAACGAGATAACCGACTACCGCACGGCGAAGGACGTAGGCATAGAGCGGCCCGAGAAGTACGCCCGACTGATGCACATCGAACCGACCCCCGACCAGGAGGAGTTTATCCACACGCTGATGAGGTTTGCCGAGACGGGCGACTTCTCGCTGATAGGCATCGACAACCCCACCAAGCAGCAGGAGATGGCGAAGATGCTCTACGCAACGGACCTGGCCCGCAAGATGTCGCTCGACATGCGGCTGATTGACCCGGCGTATGGCGACCACCCACGGAGCAAGGCGAGCATGTGCGCCAAGATGGTAGCCCAATACTATCACAAGTTCGAGGACGTGAAGGGTACGCAGATGATCTTCAGCGACCTCTCGACGTGGCAGAACGACGGGAAGTTTAACATCTACGAGGAGATCAAGCGCAAGCTGGTGGAGGACTACGGCATACCGGCCTCGGAGATACGCTTCATTCAGGAAGCCCGCTGCGACACGAAGAAGAAGAAGCTCATCCACGAGGTGAACGACGGCGACGTGCGTATTCTCTTCGGCTCAACCTCTATGCTCGGCACTGGCGTGAACGCCCAGGAGCGCGTCGTGGCGGTGCATCACCTCGACACCCCCTGGCGCCCCGCCGACCTGGAACAGCGCGACGGCAGGGCCGTGCGTAAGGGCAACGTCGTGGCCCGCGATTATGGCGACAACAAAGTGGATGTAATCATCTACGCCGTGAAGCGCAGTCTGGATGCCTATAAGTTCAATCTCCTGCACTGCAAGCAGACGTTTATCCAGCAGCTGAAGCAGGGGCAGTTGGGCAAGCGCACCCTCGACGAGGGCTCGATGGACGAGAAGGGCAATATGAACTTCGCAGAGTATATGGCTATCCTCTCGGGTAACACCGACCTGCTGGAGCGTGCCAAGCTCGACAAGAAGATTGCTGCCCTGGAGGTGGAGAAGAAAAATTTCCACCGCGACCAGCGACAGGCAGAGGAGCGCCGCGACCGGCTGCAGAAGGACGTGGAGCGGCTGAAGCAGGATGTCCTGGATGCACAGACCGACCAGCAGCAGTTCGACGCAAGGAAGCAGCTGGGCGAGCAGGGCGAGGTGCTGAACATGCTCACGCTCGACGGCTTCACCGTGCCCGACGGTTTTTCCGTCGGAAGTGCCGACTATGCGAAGGCCATCGGTGAGCGGCTGTGGCGCATTGAGCAGACGGCTCGCACACAGGGTGTCCGCCTGAAGATAGGTCAGCTCTACGGCTTCGACCTCATGGTGAAGACCAACGAGCAGAAAGTGCGCGACGCCGACGGCAACGAGTCGATGGAGTACACCAACCTCTTCTCGCTGCAGGGCCAGCGCATCCTGCACACCGTGAACAACGGCAAGCTCTCGCACCTCTCGCCCCGTCTGGCAGCGGAGTATGCTCTGCGCTGTCTGCAGGAGCTGCCCCGCCGCATCGCCGACTGGCAACGCTGGATAGCCGACAACAACGTGACTATCCGCCAGCTCGACGAACTGCTGCGCCAGACGTGGAGCAAGGAGGACGAGCTGCGCCGCGCCAAGGCCGACCTCGCCAAGCTCGACCGCAAGATTAACGCTGAGATGAACGGCAAGAAATCCGGCGGCTCATCGGACGATGGCAGTGCCTCCGAGGCCGACGGCGGGCTGAAGCAGGCGGCGTAAACACCCCGATTTCGTGAAGTATACTTCCCGCTCGCGGAAAGTATACTTGCCGCGCGGCGGAAGTATACTTCACGATTTTGCCCTTTATAACGAACACGAATTAAAACGAATTAAAACATTACGACTATGGCAAAGAAATCATTCACCTACGGCGGCTACACATTCGAGCCGCGAGGATTGTTCGCAGACTTCGGACTGAACGACGACATTCATGAAATCTGCTGCAAACTGAACAGCAGTAACTTCGGCTATGTAGCCGATGGCGACGAGCCTTATAACTATGACGACTTCTACAAGGCTGCGGGCGAGAAGGTTGACGACGTGTTCCTGTGTAAGGAGAACGGCATCTTGTACGTCCCATGTCAGTCATCGCTGCAGATTTTCACACCCGGCAAACATGAGCCAGGCAGTGTGTCAGCAGCATATCACCGTCGGCGTGCAGCCATCGAGGAAGCCAGGATCGAGCGCAAGCGTGAAGAACTGAGACACGTTATGACTCCCACGGAAGAGCAGAATCAGACTATCATCGCCCTGCGTCATGCCATTGACGAGTGTCGCAAGCAGGGGCTGGACTTCGCCGTGGATGGCACGGACCTGTATGTATTCCGTGCTGACCTGCTGGAGAATTTGACAAGCGACATGGCGCCTGCAGACGGGCAGGAAGGAATCGCCGACAACCTCTTCTCAGTCATTGACAACGCATGGGATGTCTGCGAGGGGTTGTACGCTAATCCGAAAAAAGTATAACGATTAAACGATACGACTACGAATTAAAACAAATTAAAACAAACAAGCAATATGACACAGCAAGACTACATCGAGAAAGTAAACGCTGCCAAGCAGCACAGTTATAACTACTACGTCCTCTCGGCCCCGACCATCAGTGACGCTGAGTTCGACGCAATCGTGGCCGACATCGAGCAGGCCGAGCAGGAGCACCCCGAATGGACGCTGCCCGACTCGCCGACGCAGACCGTGGGCAGCGACCTCTCCGCCAACGGACGGCGCACCATCCTGCACCGCACACCGATGCTCTCCTGCCAGAAGGCGCAGGACACAGCGAAGGTGACGGCCTGGCTCGGAAAGATGAAGAAGAAAGTTGGCGGCGGTCTCTCGGCTATGCCCACATGGATGCTCTCATGGAAGGCCGACGGCATCTCGTGCTCACTCGTCTATCAGGACGGGCGGCTTATCGAGGCCAGCACACGAGGCGACGGCCCCACGGGACAGGACCTGATACAGCACGTCAGGCTGATGCACACCGTGCCGCAGACTATCAATGCCAGCGAAATGGCAGGGCGTGTGGAAGTGCGCGGCGAGATAGTATGCCCCAAGGCCAACCTACAAGGGCTCCGCGACCAGAACGGCAAACAGTATGCCGACTGCCGAAGCGCCGCCAGCAGTCTGTGCAACCAGGTGACACCGAGCGCTGACATGGCACGGCTGGAGTTCTGGGCGTGGGACTGCATCGGCGACGACCTGAGCATGAGGTGGCAGGACCACACATGCGGCACGCTGCAGAGGATAGGCTTCAAGACCTGCTACCACGAGACTGACGACGGCACACACATAGAGGCCATACTACAGTTGATGGCCGAGAAGCGCGACCTGCTGCTGATTCCCGTCGATGGCATCGTCATACGGCTGAACAGCAACAAACAGTTCATCGAGCAGGGCTTCACCGACCACCACCCCAAGGGTTCGATAGCCTATAAGTTCCCGCCGCAGACCACCGTGACCACCGTGCGCCGCATCGAGATAACCGTGGGAGCCACAGGCCGCCGCACCCCCGTGGCCTGGTTCGACCCCGTGACCATCCTGGGCCGCACCGTAGAGAAGGCCAGCCTGGGCAGCGAGGACACCATGCGCAAGCTCGGCGTCACCGAAGGCGCAAGGGTAGAGGTAGGACTGAGCAACGACGTGATACCGAAGGTGTATCGGGTGGTAGCGTAGAAACAACGAGAGTATTAACCCCAACAAAAACAATTCAAGCATTATGAGCAAGACAAAGAACCAGGTCATCGACCAACAGAACGAGAAGCAACAGGCCATCCAGTATCTTACCGACCTCGTGGCCACAGTGTCTAACTATTACCTGAAGGGCAGGATAAAGCCGGAGCCGCTACGCATCAGCGAGAGCCGCCTCACATCGGGGCAGATAGGCATCGACCTGTATAACTTCGGCACAAAGCCCGTGTGCGACGGACTGAACTTCGTGCCTATTTACTTCGACGACGGCACGGACGAACAGGGCTTCGTGTTCGCCATGCACTACAACGCCGACGATCCCACGCCGCTCACCTTCCTCGTGGACTTCACCAACCTGCCCGAGGTACAGGTGGGACCCGAAAGCCTGCCTACCGACACGCTGCAGAACATAGCCCGCTGGCTGGAGCAGGCGGCGCAGAACAAGCAACAGTCCGATTCCGCCGCCGTGCAGCAGGCGAAGGACATCATCACCCTCTGGAGCGACTGGTGCATGGACTACGACGACGAAAACCTGTGGCTCGACTACATGGTGCGCCACCCCAAGGCCCACTGCAACCGCCAGCACCTGCAGCAGAAGTGGGACTACTGCTACGAGAAGTACGGCAACAAGGCCGCGATGCAGATGTTCTGGCGCGAGCTCGACAACGACAACCGCGCCATCCTGACCGATTACATCACGACCGAGTGGCACAAAGATTAAGAAAAGTTTAACCCCTAAAAACAAGTAACGAATATGATTGAAAATTGGATAATGGGCTTCTTCGCATGGCTGTGGTTTGTGCAGTGGGCCTGCAAGAAGTAAGTATTAACCCCCGAAATTAAAACATCACGACTATGACAGACGACAGGATGATGGAAAAGGCGTGCGGTTGCATCGACTGCTTCGCCTATGGAGGATATGACGTGAGACTGCAGAAATACAGTTCACCAGTATCAGCAGACAGGAAACTGCACAGAAAGCGGTGGTATCTCTACCAGCGCGGCAAGTATGTGGGCCAATCGTTCAAGACCGACAAGGAAGCGATGGCATGGATAGACAGTAACGAGAACAATTAAAACGTCACGACTATGGCAAAGAAAAGCGAAGCTGCTGCATTGCTGCAGCACTACAAGGAGCGGCGTGAACGTCTGCGTGCCGTCGGCAGTCCATGGGTGGACGCTCCTCTGAAGAATGCGAATGGCGCATTTAACATCCCAACAACCGACGAGTCCCTGTATTGGGACTATGTGGCTGGCGTTATTGATTTGAACAAGGCGGCTTGTGAGTTTCATCGGTGCGGATGGGATAACTTCATCGACGAGAAAGCGACTATGGAACGCTTTCAGGAATTAGACAAGAAATATCACAAACTTGGTTGTGAAACTGGCTTCACAACCATCTACAAATCCAAAAACAAGTAAGCGACTATGACTCAAGAAGAAATCGACATGCTGAAGCGTGCGATAGAGACGCACATCAGCGCACTGTATCGTAGCGAGGATGCCTATGCCAAGAACGGCAACATGGAGGCCGTAAAAGATTGCCTCGCTGAAATCAAGAAGTATCAGTCATTAAAACAGAAACTCTAAAACAAGTAAACGACTATGGGAATCGAACTTACCCCCGAAGAAGCGCAGGCCCTGAAGAGCACCCTGCACGCAGTGACCCACTCCTGGCGCCGCTACCCCGGCATGAACACCGGCAGCAGTCAGGTGCATAACCTCTACTGGAGCGACATCGAAACACTAATGGCTATTCACGACAAATTCCCCGTAGAACTATGAACAATTACGGATTCAAGAAGACTATTCAGGACCTGAGCGGACAGAAGTACGGACGCTGGACGGTCGTAAAGCTGGCGCGGCGCGACAAGAACCGCAACGCCATCTGGCTCTGCCGCTGCGAGTGTGGTACGGAGCGTGAGATAGACGGCTATGCCCTACGACACGGCAGGACCAAGGGCTGCACACACTGCGCCCACCGGAAAGACGGCGTAGGCCACCCCATCGACATCTGCGTGACGCTCGGCAAGGTGATATTCTCCGTAGAGAAACTGATTCGCAGGGGCATACCGCTCGATGACGTGTTGCTGCGGCTGAAGGAAGAACAGCAAAAGGACGAAGCCCTATGACCGAGAATGTCTATCCCCTCACCCTCACCGCACCCGACGGCAGGGAACTGCGCACGCTGGCATGGTTCCCGACCGAGGAGTGCCGCCGAGACTTCTACGAGAAAGCCGCCCGGCGCGGCCTGACCGTGAAAGAGAATAATTCTTGCTAATTCCTGCAAGACTTTCAAGAATTTATATTAACTTTGCAACCGAAAGTTGCTACAACGAACATTTTAAACGCTGCGCCAGATAGCAAAGCAAGTCCCAAGGGCATGGGTAAGAGATTATGAAAACTTTTAATACCGAGAATGTATTCAAGAGTATCTACAACAAGCAAGAGATTCGCTATTGCGAATACCAAGGTTGGGCATTAACCACCGAAGCTGGCAGAAGCATTCGCATCTATGTAAAAGATGAAGGGCACTATGAGTATCCCTTAGAAAAGAAGGACATCTTTGTCAAAGAGACCAAGAAGCGCGCTTCTTACCTTCGCAAGAAAATCAACGATGAGTTCGCAAAACGTGGTAGTGACAGTTGGTACCGCAAGTATTACCAAGACGAGCTGACGCTCGACGCATGGTATGAGAAGAAACTGAAGGAGGACAGGAAGAAGGCACTGCTTGACCGCGATGAGAAGAAAATCGAGGCCATGGTCAAGAAGAACGTCAAGAAGTATTGGGATCATCCATTCCATATTCTGCGAACAGGCTCTCATACCGGCACTCACACTATGGCATACGGGAAAGAGAACAGCGTCGTATGCAGTGAGACAAACGACTGGAAAGGCTATAGCAGAAGCACTAAATTCCCGATGGTAGTCCGTTCGCTACACCTCACCATACGTCGCGGTTATAGTCTGTTTGTCATCGGTGGCCTGATTACCTTTGTCAAGGGTGACAGAATAGACCGCCGGGGAATGGCTTGCGAATGGATTGAACAGGGCAAGGCCATTGCCGACATCCGCACCGTGAAAGGCTACCTGGTACGTGGTGAGCACATCGAAGCCAAGAGCCTGAAAGAGGCGCAGGAGGTCAGTGCCGAGCGTCGCACGCTGTTGCTTGCACAGGCCGTCGCGGAGCACAAGAAACTGCGCATCCGCAATCAGCAGAAAGCCGACGGCACGCTGATGATTACCTTCGAGGACTCGTTGAAGTCTGGCAACTGCCGCCCGGGAACCGCGAGCTTCAAGCACAAGTATGAGGAAGCCATTGGACACGAGGCTACGAGCATCAGTATCGACGACCTCCGTAAGTATGCCAAGCAGTTCGGGGTTGAATACTATGCAGAGAGAGCTATCAGATATGCACTTAGTCATTAAACATTATGAAAGTTTTACAGCTGTCAAAAGTCGCACAGGCATATTACGAGGGGCTTCGCGCCCCCAGCCTGGCGCAAGGGTGGGATAAGTATGTCGCCACCGACGGGGAGCAGTGTCTCTTCGTAAAGAGTGACTACGAGCCTAAAGAGGGAGAGGCTGTGTTCTTCCTCACAGTGAGAAACAGGAACGTGGCCTGCACGCTCCACAAATCAAACGTCAATGAGTAAAGAGCGATTTACGGTCACGCCGTCAGAACACTCCATGTGGACGGTCAGTGACAGCGAAAGCGGATTCAGCATCAAGTTCCGCGAAGGTATGTTCAACGAGACACAGGAAGTAAAGACCCCCGACACGCTACCCAAGGACGTTGACCCTGCAACGTGGGCAGCAAAAGCAATGTCGGCCATTGGTGACTACATGGCACTGGAACATCCGTTGCTGGTCAGCTGTGACATCTACGCCCGGCGCTCAGCCTTGTGGCAACTGTCTCACGAAAGCTGGTGGGTGACGCTCGTCGCCGCATGCAACGGACTGCTGATAGACCCGGAGGCGGGAGACCTTACGGATAATCTCTTCGACGAGCTTGACGATTTCTTCAACCTGTCAGGCGAGAATCCTGCCGACCTGGAAGAGAACGAGAAGCAGAACCTACTCGGCATGGTGTCGCTGCTCGACGAGGACGAAGCCCGCGAGGTGTTCGGCATCATCCACACCTACTGGAATGAATACCACGATGCTCACTATGACATCGAGAAATGGGCACGCGACTTGCTGTGGTGGCCATGCTGGGCCAATCCTGTCATCGACAAGATGGAGGAAAAAGCCGAGGACGACGAAGACGCATGAAGTACACCTTCCTGACAGACCTTTATCCCGACTGCCCGATGTTCGAGGATAAGGACTTTGACAGCGACGAGCAGGCACTGGCACACGCCCGTGACCTGTTCGCCCATTGTAACGCCCCGAGCATCACCGTCATCGACGAAGGCGGGAACAAAATCGGGGAGATAAATTGAGAAACTAAAAGCGAAAAGAACTATGACTACCGACTTTACGCCCCACAGCCCGCAGGCGGGCTACACGGTAACGATCAAGCTGACGGGCACGAGGGAAGAACTCTCGGCCCTGTACGACCTGCTGCAACAGGCAGAACCCTCTGACGACCGCGAGCGACGCATCAAGGACGACGTGCTCAATGAACTCCGCTCCGCCCACGGCTGGCTCACAGACATGGAGGACATTGCCCGACGCACGGGCGAGTAATCTCTCATCAACCGAGTATTAACAATCAAAACAAGCAACAAATATGGCATTTAAGAATTTCACAGTAAACGGCCAGTCGATGGAAGACTGGATTAAGCAACAACAGGAGAAGAACGGCGTGCTCACCATCCGCCAGGCCACGCAGCGCAACGAGTGGGGCACGACCGTGCTGAAAGGCAGTATCACCACACTGAGCGAAGATCAGGACGCGGAGTTCCTGAACGCCGACATGGACATCCGCATCGACGGCAAGCTCTATACGATGAAGGGCCGCCGCGTGGAGCGCAAGAACGGCATCTGGTACGTGGACGGCAAGCGGCAGGAGTTTCCTGCCGACGAAGGCAAGGCTACCACCAAGGCCCACGAAGACCTACAGCAGGAAATCAGCGAGGCCATGAGCGCAGCCTTCGGCGGCGGCATCGCAAATATCAACGGCAGGGTAGGGCAGAGTCACATCCATAGCGGCGAGCACGTGGTGAAGACCACCGTACGGAATGAGTTCTCTGGTGGCACCGTCATCAAGCAAGGCCGCAATATCTCCATGCCCAACGGCGGCACGGTAAAGATAAACCGTGGCGGCAAGCAGTACACCATCAGCGGCAAGAGCCTGGAGCGGCGCGACGGCGTGTGGTACTGCGACGGCAAGCCCGTCAGCGACAGCGACACCGGCGGCGCATACGACGACCTCGACGTGGTGAAGCTGGAGATACATGGCAACGTGGAACAGCTCTCCACCGTGAGTGGCGACGTAAGCGTATCGGGCGACGTGGGCAATATCTCAACCGCCTCGGGCGACATCCGCTGCCAGACCGTGCGCGGCTCCGTATCGACCGCCAGTGGCGACGTGCATTGCGGCAGCATCGGCGGCTCGGTATCCACAATGAGCGGCGACATCTACGAGCGATAGTCGCCGCGATACTACGCACACATTATATATATATATTATACGCCGCTCCCCGCAAAGGAGCGGCTTTTCTATTTCCCAATCATCAACAAACTTAAAACCCAAAGCAAAACTATGAAGAAGTATTTTGCCCTGCTGTCGTGTGCTCTGATGGCCATGACGGCCTGTGAAAACAACGCCCTCGAAACAGAGAGCACAGTGATGAACAACGTCACCGTGAACGATCCGCAGGAGGTGACGCTCACCTTCTCGCCCTACGAGCAGGAGGCCATGACCCGTGCCGGAGGTGACCCCACCAGCATCGCCACCATCGCCACCCGCCTTGATGTCTGGCTCTACCAGGACGGCCAGGAGGTGCAGGCCGTCCACCAGACCAGCACCGACCCGGACTTCGGCTCCCTCACCGTCACCCTCGACAAGCGAAAGACCTACACGCTCTATGCCTGCGCTCATAAAGACACCGGCGCGGCTACCCTGCAGGGCGGTATCATCACCTGGCCGGGCGCGAAGATGACCCACTCGATGTTCTACACGCAGACGTTCACGCCAGCCGAGACCACGACGCTCTCGTGCCTCATGCAGCGAATTGTGGCCCAGTTCCGACTGGAAACCACCGATGCCGTGCCAACAGAGGCCGACAGGATCACCATCGCCGTGGACCAGGCTCCCGCCGCATGGAACGTCGCCGGCTACGGCATGAACCCCCGTGATTACACCGCCACCTACCAGGGTTACAACCTGAATCAGGACGGCAGCGTGACCCTCTCCGCCTTCGTCATCGCCGACCCCGACGAGTCTGTGCTCCACACCGTCACCGTCACCGCCTATGACACCGACGGCCAGCCCCTCCAGCAGCGCACCTTCGAGGATGTGCCCCTGCGCAACGGTTACAGGACTGTCTATCGCGGTGCTTTCTTTACCGACACTTCCTTCACGTCCACGTTCACCGTCAGCGACTGGCAGGAGTTCGATACCGTGGAGTTCTGATGACTTCTGAGCACCCTGACGGGTGGAAATTGTTCAAATTTAATTCAAATTATTAGAACTTTTCCATCCGCAGGGTTGAATAATTTGAGAATAATTTGAATAATTTCCCGTCGTAAGACGGTTTAAAACACCCAACTATGGATTTGATAAAAGAATACAACCAGCGGTATCAGTTCTTTGCCGACATCACTGGCGAAGCCATGCGCGTACACCGCAAGTTCAAGCCAGGACTGGTGGAAAGTGCCTACGAGGCCGCTCTAAAATACCTGCTGGAACTGAAAGGAGTACAGGTGGAGCGGCAGGTGTACCTCCCAATATTCTGGGACGACGTTCAGTTAGATCAGTCGTACCGTATGGACTTGATGATTGGCGGCAACATCATCTGTGAGTTGAAAGCTGTATCGCATGTTGAAACCTGTCATCGTAGACAACTGTTTAACTACATGAATCTGACGCATCAGCCATACGGCATGATTATCAATTTCGGTGCGCCGAGTCTCTACGCAGAGTGGTTTCATCGGCATAACGATGGGCGCATCGAAAAGGTAAAACTTCTCTGATATTTAATAATTTGAACAAAATTTGATTAATTTCCCGTCGTAAGACGGCTAAACACCCAAAGAAACAATGAAAGCAATCAAGAATCTTTGCGTCCTGTGCGCAATCAGCATGGCACTCGTCGCCTGCGAGAAACCCATCCTCGACGAAACATCGTCGGATAGTAACGAACCCCTTGGCAACGTGACCCTCACGTTCAGTGCCCACGGCGCGACGACCCGCGCCGCCGCCACCGACATCGGCACCTGCTTCTCGAAGCTCAACGTGATGCTGTTCAATGCCGACGGCACTAAGTATTTCGACAAGGTGCGCACGCAATACTCCACCGACGAGAACTTCGGACAGCTATCGCTCACGCTGCCCGCCGGGGAGTACGGCGTGGTAGCCGTCGGTCACTCGTCGGCCAAGAGTGCCACCATCAAGAGCATGGAGATGGTGCAGTTCACGGCCAGCGACGGCCAGAAGCTGACGGACACCTTCTGCTATGGCGGCACCGTGACCGTGGGCGAAGCACCCGAGCAGCACCAGCTCACGATGAACCGCATGGGCGCAATGGTCCGCTTCCAGTTCACCGACGAGGAAATCCCCGCTCAGCTGACGCACGTCAAGTTCGACTATACCGGCGGCTCCGCCAATTTCAACCCCACCACCTCGGAGGGCACCACGAAATCGACACAATCAGAGACGCGCCCCGTCGCTGCCGATGACGTCTACGAAATCTACACCTTCCCTTATCTCTCCTCCTCCGGCACGCTGAAAGTCACCATCACCGCCCTCACCGCCCAGGGCGACGTGATCAAGAAGCGCACGCTCGATGCCGTCCCCGTGACGCGCAACCGCATCACCAGCTACACCGGCCCCCTCTTCTCTGAGGGCGAGGGCACCATCACTCAGAGCGGCTTCTCCTTCACCGTTAACGGCGAGTGGGACGGGGAAGACCAGCATGAGTTCTGAATAATCAACGCCGCCGCCATCCCTGTCATGTGGATGCGCGGCGGCGTTTTTTTTCGCGCTGGCTGGCTGTATGCCTGGCGTGAGCTGGTCAGGAATACCAGATTTCGGGGATGCTTTCTTGTGTCATTTCCGTAAGGTTTTTAGTGCTTGCCAGGTGTACCAGGAGGAACGCGTTGCGTCGTAGATGGCATCGTGCTGAATGCCGTCGTATTGAGAGGGTAGGGGGTCGAAGACCTTGTAGGCCAGCGACGGGTCGGCCTGTATCTGGTGTGGCAGGGCGATGCCGTTGGCGCGTGTGCTCTTTCTGGCCATGCTGCGCTCTACTTCTATCAGAGCCGCCTCCAGTATAAGCGTGCGGCAGTCGCGGAACGAGGTGTGTGGCACGATGTCCTCCAGGTCGATGTCGAAGCGGCGGCAGAGTGAGCGGAGGATTGCAACATCCACGTCCATGCCGTGCGCCCAGAGGCAGATGCTGTCAAGGCTATGCTTCTTCACCATACTGCGGATGAAGTCGAGCACGCCCACGAGCACGTCGGCCACGGGTTCGGCCAGTCCCTCGCACACGGCACGCTTCGCCTCGTCGCTCTGGCGGCTCCACCATGTGATGGTGTTGGGGTCGAAGTCCATGCCCTCCACCACGCAGGAGCGGAGGTCAACGTAATTCACGAAAGGCTCTGCGTCGGCCTTGCTCATAAACGGCTCCACGTCGGCATCGCGCAGCCATGGCACCACAGCCACCTGCATGATAGCGGCGTCCGACGAGAGCGAGCAGGTCTCAAAGTCGATGGTAAAATCTAAATGTTTCATTGGCTCCTACGCTTTAGGATTTCTCTCACTGTGTCGGCATCCACCTTGGCGATGCTGGCGATGTTGGCTATGTGCCATCCTTCTTTCTGCAGCCGGATGACTTGCTTTTCCAGGGCCTTGCCCCCATGTACTCTTGTTGTTGCCATAATACTTTAGTCGGTTGTTTAAGTTAATAATCATTTGCTATATCTATATGAGATTCGTCCTCGTGTGAGGTCGTAGGGTGACAGCTCTACCTCCACACGGTCGCCCACCATGACGCGGATGTGGTGCTGGCGTATCTTGCCGGAGAGGGAGGTGAGGATGGTGACGCCGTTATCCAACTTCACCCGGAAGTTGTCGCGGCTCAGGTTCTCGGTCACAGTGCCTTTGACTTTAATATGGTCTTGCTTGCTCATATATCGCTGTCTATTAAATAGTTATTTATCATAATCGTGATTATGCGATTTTTCTGCGCTTCCATCTCGCACCGCTTTCTTGCTGTGCCACCGGCTGGATTTCTTGTCGCGTCGGCGTCGCTCGGCACGTATGTGGTTGTAGAATCCGGTGTAGTATTTCGGTGGATTGTCAGCCAGGTACTGAAGGGTCTCGGCGGCCTCGCGCTGCTCCTTGGTCAGCTTGCCGAGGATAGGGATTGCCGCCATGCACTCGTTGAGCAGCAGGCGGATGCTTGTCCGCCGACGCTCCACCATCCTTGACCACCGGCGCTCCAGAGCTATCTCGCGTCTGCGAACCCGCTGGTAGGCTCTGAGCATGCCCTCGCGGCTCTGGCCCTGATAGACCCAGACGGCCTGGCCTGTCACGCAAGAGTAACAGATGTAACGGAATTGATATGGACGGCGCTGATACATATTCTCTTGGGCTGCGAATGTACCGCAGCATACTGTACTATTCCTTTGTTTCTTCGGTTTCGGGGTCGGTTTCTGGGGCAGCCTGCACGTAGTTCGGGTCGCCCTCGTGGGCGGGGTCGTAGCGGTGCTTGGGCACCTGACTCTTGCGGTAGAAGTAGTAGCAGCGGGGGTACGGCTTCTTCTTCACCAGTTCGCGGGGCAGGCGGTTGCCGTGCTCGTCGGTGGCTATGCTGAAGCCGTCGGCGGCTTTGGGGTACTGCCAGGCGGCGCACTGGCGCATGCCGAGCGTGACGTCGGTGTCGGTCTTCAGTGTGATGCGCGGGTTGCGGATGTATGGCGACGTGCGCAGATAGTCGTCCAGCTGTTCGCGGATGCGGTTGTAGGCTCCCTTGATGGTCTTCTCACCGATGGTGATGCCGCAGTAGTCGAGCAGAGAAATGGCCAGTTCGCGCTGAGCGATGGGGATGCCGAGGTGGCGCTTATCGGCGAGATAGCCTGCTATCCAGCGGGTGAACTGCTCGTCCTTCGAGGCGGCGAGAGCCTGGCGTAATAATGCACGGCTGTCGCGCGGCGGGGTGAAGGTCTCTTCGGGGTATTGCAGGAACAGCTGGCAGCACTGCAGCAGCAGGTTGCGGGCGTCGTTCAGAATTTGCGGCGGCAGGTTGTGGGCTACCTCCTTCACGCCCTCGCTGCGGAAGTCGTCGGCAGGGGTGTGGGCTGGGCGTGAGCCGTCCATCGAGCGGGGGTGATACCAGTCGCCCACAAGTATCTGGTAGGCGCGGCGGTTTGTCGAGTCACTGGAGAGGTCTATCTGTTCGTTGCTGGCCAGTACAAACTTCGGCAGGTCGTCGCCTGTCAACTTAACGGAGCCTTTATAGAGGCCGCGAGAGGTGACGGAGAGCGGATAGTTATACATCTTCTTGGGATTGAAGCCCTGCGGCAGTTCGTCGATGCAGACCACGTTGTGCAGACCGGGGACGACTTTGCCCAGCTCCTGCTCCATCACGATGTTGCCTCCTTCGAGCGCCTTGCCGTCGATGCCGAGGGTGCGGCGCACGAGGGCGAAGAGTTCGAGTATGGCGGTCTTGCCCGTGCCGCCGCTGGCAAGATCCTCGCGGCGGGTGCCGTTGTCGGTGATGTGGATGAACTGCTGACGGTTGGCCGAGCGGTGGCGCACCAGTGCCGAGCCGATAGCGTGGAGCATGGCGATGAAGTACATGTCCTGCGTCTGCCGTTCGGTCTTGGTGAGTTCCTGTATCTGCTCCTTCTCCCAGAAGATGCGGCACGTATTATATAGGAAGCGGAAGTGCAGCGGCATTTCCTCTAACGGCTTATCCATCACGAGACGGTAGCGCCAGAGCTGCTGCCACTGGTCCCAGCGCATGTTCTCCTGCTTGATCTCCTCCTCCACCTTCGCCGCGCTGAGTATCGCCTCGTGCTTGGCCAGCTCGGATGGATAGAAGCCTGCCTCCTCCACGTGCCACAGGCGGTCGGTAATGGTGAAGTCGCCGTCGAGGATGGCATCCTGATTGGTCCACCATTTCATCTGTGAGTATGGCACGAGGCTGATATCATCCTTCGTCACACGGACGGCGGTGTTATGGAAGAAGAAATGGTCAAAGTCCTCGCCGAAGCTCTTCTCGTCGAAGTCCATCGTCTCTATCGACTCCATGATGCCCTGCTCGAGCTTGGCTCCATAGATGGCACGCGAGAGCGCACCTTTCTTATCATTAAACTCAGAGTGCGCCCGTAGCCATTCGGCCATGATGTCGCGTATCTGTGGCACCAGCTTATTGCTGCCCTTCTGACCCACGAACAGTTCGCTGTAGGTGTGGTCGTTGCCTAAGAGGAAGAAGCGGCTGAACGACTCGTCGCCACTCTGCATAACGCGGCGCACGATGCCACGGGCACGAAGGAACACGGGGGTGTTCCGCAGGTCGAACTTATAGCGGGCACGGCTGCTGCCGTCCTGCTCCTTACGCTCGCTCTCCCACTGCCAGAACTTGCAGGTCGGCGTGTCGAACATCGCGTTGTCGAACCATTCCGTCGGGTCGTCGTGCTGCAGCTCGGCGGGCATCAGCCGCTCCACCTCGGCGAAGTGCTGAATGAAGTCGGTGACATCCTTCAGTGATTTACTATTTACGGAATTACTATTTACGATTTGATTCAGCTCCTTCGGCAGCCGGAGCCAATGCACGGCAGGGTTACTCAGGGCGATGGCCTGACTGGCCTTCAGTCCTGTCTCGTCCTCGTCGTAACAGACGTACAGCCCGCCCTCCACGCAGACGCTCTGGAGCTTCCTCAGCAGCGCCCGTAGCCAGCGGCTAGGGCGCATGGTGCCGCCCTTGCCGTCGAAGCCTGCCATCTCGGAGTTGAGCCAGACGACGTGCGCGTCGCTGTGGCTATAGACGGCTATCGCATCGCGTGGGCCGGAGCAGAGCACGATGCGGCCGAAGCGGATCTGTTTCGTCTTCTTCTCCTTATCCTCTATCTCCACGTAGGGATGGCGCTTGTCCTGTTCGGGAATCACACCGTCCTTCAGGAAGTCCTCCAGGTCAGCGTCAGCATACCATTGTCGGCCTACGTCCACACTCTCGTCCACGTCCTTCCATGCCCACTTGTAGCCGTAGATATTCTTCGGCTCATACTTCTTTGTGCCGAACGGATAGCAGAACATGAAGATGGGATAGTTGCGCGTGGCCTTGACTATCTGCACGTAGAAGCCACCTTTCTCCTTGTTCTCCTTGCGGCTGATGACGCGGGCTACGGGCTGCACGTGGAACAGCCGTTCCACCTCCCTACCCCACTCGCTCACGGTCTTGGTCTCGGCTTTCAGAGGGTTGCCGTAGAAGCCTGCGCCTAAAGAGCAGCGGTAGAGGGGTTCGCCCGTGTCGGGGTCGAAGTCGGTTATCAGGTCGCCTATCTTGATTTCGGCGGGGGCAGTGCCGCTGTGGTAGGCGGCCGTAGCACTTTGTTCGGTCGCTGCCCCGCCGATGTCTCTTATATCGTCCTTATTGGCCTTGTGGGTTGACATCTCCACCTTCAGTCCCAGTGCCCTCAGTCCCTCCACGGTCCAGTCGCCGCGCTCCAATAGCGGCTCGTCGCCCGTCCAGTCGGCATACTGCAGCTCTGTCTTGCGGAACTCCGTCCACCCTACCCTATCCATGCGCAGCGAGCGTTGCCACTTGCGACCATCTTCGTCGGTCTCTTCCTCCAGGTTCACGTCGCAGCGCGTGGCCAGTTCGCTCATCACCTCCTGCATCTCGCCCGCAGGGATGGCTCCTGCCGGTTTACCCATCAGCCGCGCGGCGAGCTGAATGGCTCCGTAGCCCGTGGCTCCGCACGCGTAGCACTTGAACATCGGCGCCGTGGCTCCCATCCTTGCGTCGCGTTCCACATGCAGCGACGGATCATGGTCGTCGTGCCAGGGGCAGAGGTAGTAGGCCACGGTGCCTTTCGCATTCTGCCGCTGCATCGTGTGTCCCCATCCCGCCATTACTTCCACGAGAGGTATCTGGTCTAATATGTTGCGATTATTCTCGTTCACGATTTGTTAGTAGTTTCCTTCGCCTGTTTCGTGTACTCACGGTATTCCTTCTTTAGTTGGTCGATGACGGCATCCTTGTCGGCGATGCGCTCACGCAGATTTTCTACGAGCTGCTGCAGCGAGGCCACCTGCTTGTCGCCCTGCGCCCACTTCTCACAGGCCGCACAGTATATGTCGCGCAACCGCTCTACGTTCTCTGCGGCCTGCTCCATCTGCCGACGCAGGTCATCGAGCTCCGCCTCGTAGGGATTGTTTCCCAGCAGAGCAGAAAGAAGATTCTTGAAGTATCGTCTCATGCCGAAAGCCTCCTACATGGTTCGTGTGATACATACAGCCGGTACGCTGGGGTCCGTGCGCACCTCATACTCCTTGTCCTCCAGCTTCATGTCGTGTACCTGAACCTTAACCGACTTGATCTTCTTTTTGTCGGCAAGGGTGAAGATACGCGACTGCCTGACGCGCATACCTCTTAACTCTTCTTTGCTCACAGTCTCCTGCATAATTGTCTGAAAATCTCTTAAATTATATGCGTTAATAACACAAAAACGGGAGAAAAACCTTACCTTTGCAAGTGTTTCAAGTTCGCAAGGCGACGCACGGCTCTCCGCTGAGAGGCGCTTCACTGCGCCTGCAGGTTTCCCTTGACCCGTCGGTGAGTTAATTAACTAACTCGGTTGCAAAGGTAAAAAAGAAATCCGAAAGTCGTGTTGATTGCTGTTGATTATTAACGTAATTTAATTATAGTTTCAACATGGCAAAGAAAGAGAAGAACAATTTCACACGCGCCGTGGAATGGCTCATAACCAACGGCGTAGTTAAGAATCAGAAGGATATGGCCGAGCGTATGGGTACGACGGAGAATACCATATCTCGCAACAAGCACGGTGGCGTCAAGCGTCCTGATGACGACACACTGCGCAAGTTCAACGAACAGTTTGGCAGCATCATCAACATCGACTACCTGCGTGGCGAGAGCAAGGTAATGCTGGTGAAAGACCTTGCCACACGTCAGTCTGCCAAACCTGCAGATAAAACAGCGTCACTCCTCGCTGCGAAAGATGAAACTATCGCCGCAAAGGACGAGGTGATTGCTGCCTTGAAAGGCAAACTCTCCAGCATGGATGAGACTATTGTCACTCTGAACGGGCGCATCGCTGACAAGGAAAAGATCATCAACACACAGGACAAACTCATCAGTACCCTTCGGCAACAGATAGACGACCTGCACCAGCAGGCCGCCTCGGAAAAGGGGCTCCACTCTGGCCATTCCCACTCGGAAGCTGCTGACCGTGGAACCGCGCACACCTAAATATATATAGGGCAACTGAATGCTACAACGAAAAAGTGAACTACCACGGAGTCTTTAGCTGCGTGGTAGTAACTCGGCTGCTGTAAAAGGCTCGCCGCTGCGAGCCTTTGGAACTGCGACGTCATCGACAACGGCGCGTTCGCGAAATAATTGTTACTTCCTTGAATCAAAACCAAAAACTATGAAAAACTAAACAAATTAAACTATTAAAACAACTTATGAACATTATGGATTGATGTTTGCATAACACACGAGCCAGCCGTAGTTGTAAGCCTCGCTACCTCCCTGGCCGTGGTAAAAAGCCTTTGCTTTCAGTTCGCGGAACTTCTGCAACGTCACGATGCTGTTGGAGCGCAAACTCGTAGCCTGCGACGGCACAAGCAGGTTGCAGAAGTAGGCTCCAGATGCCGACGAACCAGTCACGCCGGAGCCGTTAATCTCGATGGTGCCGGTCGTGGCGTTGAAAATATTAATCTCGCAACCCAACATGTCGGACGTTATGCGCGGCAGACGGATGGTGATACCGCTGACTTCCACCTGAAGGTTATTGCTGGCCGATTCGAGGTTGACAACATCCTGGCCGTAAAAGTTCGTCACCGTGTAGTTGCTGATGTTAGATGACGTTAGCCGCAGATACGGCAGAAAGAGGTTACCGCGCAGCACAGCGTCCTGCGTGATGAGCGTGCCTTTCGTCGGGTCGATGCTCACCTTGCCGCTCACCGTGCCGTCGCTGTTGCTGAAAGTCACGCGGTCGGCACGCAAATTAATCAGGCCGCGCTCGATGTCGATACCCGTGCGCCGGCGTTGGTATGCCTCCAGCTCGCCAGCTATTTCGCGGATGCCGGGCTTGCGCTCAGGCGACACGCCTACCGCCCAGATGCTGCGTACACGACCCTGGCTTTCCAGAATCCATTTTAGGGACGCAAAGTCCGAAAGGCTGATGTCGTTACCTAATGCGTCACCAATAATCAGGTCGTTGCCGTAGGTCGTCACCTCATAGCGCCGCCACAACACGCGCCAGCCTTGCGGCGTGTCATAGTAGCCGTAGTCTCTGTCATCAGCAGAGGTGTCGCCACTGTAGAGCATTTCATGTTCATCACCATCTGGGTTTACGGCCATTACGTCCATATACGTATTATTCCCCTCGTCGGCATCAACTGCGCTGACCACCGCCCATGTATAGAGGTACTTGCCTACCAGGCTGGCGTCGGGCTGCTCTGCCGAGAAGACCAGCGAATCCAAGAACGTTGTGTTTTTTGGGCGCAAGGAAAATACTCGTCCGAACGGCTGAATACGTTCCCAAGCACCACGGACAAGGCTCATGCCGCAGATTTCCAACGTGCCTGTAATGCCGCTCATAATACGCCAGAGAGCCCGGCATACGCCACTAAAGCTGTTCTTGGTCCAGAATGTGATGGTATGGCGCACATAGTCGGAACTTGCGCCGAACGTTGTCGAAGCATCGCCACTCGGACTGCTTACCCTCGTCACCTCGTCTATCAGAAGGCCCTTTGATGCGTCGATGAACGGATAACCGGAGGTGGAGCCATAGATGTAGACAACGTAAGAGCACGTAGACCGCGACCACCACGACAGTGTATAATACTGTCCTGCGCTGATAGCGTAATTCGTCTGTCCGCTGTTTGTCCCATAGAGCAGATATTGCAGCACTTCCTTGATGTTGCTTCCGTCGGAATAAGCCCTGTAGCCATCCATGCCGTTGAACATATTCGTGACAGCCGTGCCGCCGATGGTTATCGGTGTCGTAGGCAGCAGCTCGCCAAGCACTGCGTCAGCCGCCATGCCGTTAGTCAGGTAGTTGCGGTAGGCTACGTCGGTAGGACATGGAATCCACGGTGTCGATGCCTCACCCTCTTCCAGCTTTATCCAGTCTACCGTAGCCGTGCCAACGCCGGGGCTGTCTTCATCGTCAAAGTACACTTCAACAACCCATGTGTCTTTATTGCTGGCCACGGTAAACGTCCTGCTTTCCGTCTGACGTTCCTCCGACTTGATGACTACAGCATACTTCTCCACAGAGTCCGTAGAGCGCACACGTACCGTCAGCATATTGTTATTGTCGGTAGCGTCGTGGTCGGTGCATCCTCTTACCGTCAGCGTGTAGGTATTGCCCTGCGTCAGCTTCGACAGTGTCCGTTGGTGCTTGCTGCCGCTGCTGGCATTGATGTTCGTAGTCACCTCCATCAGCGAGTTAGGTATCAGGTTCTCGTTGGCCTGCACGCCGTCCTCAACGCCCAGCGAAATCTCGCTCACCGTCTGACGTATCTCCGACATGCCTGTCTTTAGGCCGTTGGTGTCCTCGGTCAGGGTGGCAATATTCTCGTTCGACGAGCGGATGTATTGGCCAACGGTTTCTATGGTTTCCACTTCCGTTCCAGTGGCGGCGTAGGTGATTTTTCGTGCCACCGACTTTTCGGCGTCGCCCACAATCTTCGTGTCCCATTCGCCAAGCAGGTTCACGCCCACGGAGATGCTGACGGGCATGGTAACGGTGTTGCCGGCGGTGTCTGTCAGTACCACGCTGCACGTTATCTTGCCGCTGGTCTTATAGGTGCCACTCTGTCTGCTGTAGCCGGTAATCTGCAGCCTGTAGTCGTTGACGCCTATGGGCGACACAGTAAGTCCGAGGTCGTTACTGACAGATGTCGGCGTACCCACCGTCACGTTATTGTCGCTGCCACGGCTTGCGGTCATCGAGATGTACAGCGGATGCTGCTGGCTGAACGGAAATGTTCCGTCGTTGATATTCTGCTCAATAATCAGTGGGCTGGGATTCACCGTCAGCGTCCAGCCGTCAAGGCCGTCCCTGCCGTCAGCACCATCAGTGCCATCAGCACCGTCAGCCCCATCCTTGCCCGTCTTTGTTGTGGTGAACATACCGTTGGCTACGTAGGCTGACAGCAGGGCTGGAGCGGTAGCGCCGCCTGGGTCTGGTTCTGCTGGCATCTGTATCTGCAGCGCATAACCCTCGGCCAGCCCCTTGTAGCCGATGAAGGCAAAGGGGTAACGCCAGGTGTCGGTGTGCTCTATGTCGCTGCCGCCGCAACCCTTCAGGGCTGCCACAAGGTTGCTGTTGAATCCTGTTGCGTCATGGCTGACCAATACCACAAACACGCTACTGTCGAGCGCGTTAATCTTTGCCGCCAACGCATTGTCTATGCCCGCAGAATCGAAGAAGGTATCGTAGAATCTTGGGGCGTATGACACTTCGCTGATAGTCTGCTTAACCTCCAGTGTCTGACGGTCTATAACGAACAGGGCCAATCCTCGTCGCAGCCCAGAGTCTGTATCGACAGCTATATCGGTATAGTCATACGTCACCGTCTGACTGCCGTTGAATATCTTCACCTGTGCACCGGGCAAAGTAACGAAGGACGGCGGATTACCGTGACCACGAAGCGAGATATAGGCGGCATCCTTTCCAGGGGCACCATCAGCGCCATCAGCTCCGTCAAGTTCTTCGTCGTTAGGCAGGTAGGCCGTGGCCGCCTCGCCACGCTCCAGCTTGGGCATACAGACATCGGCTTCCGAACCGGCGACTTCCCATGCAGGCGTTACCCAATACACATAGGTTGAGACAGAACTGTCGATAACACTTGCCGATTTGAAGGTGACGGTGTGGTACGTCCAGTCTTCATCATCCAGATTCCATCCAAAGTCCTTTATATAGGCATATTTGTTACCGTCAAGACAACGTCCCCAATCACGGTCAAAGGCTGCGTAGGGTATCGGCCCCTCGTCATCCCAATCACCAGGGTTTATGTCGAAAAACAGTCGGCCTTTATTCCAGAATGACAAGGTATAGACGGTGGCAGGCTGCAAGATGTCATGACCAGCCCCAGTAATTTGCTGTTGTATCATCTGCCCCGAACTCCCCGATGAGCCAAGGTGTATGTAGTTATGGCTGTCAAGACCGTTCACTACAATAGTGCCGGTATTAACATTCCACTTATCCATCTTCCCTGCCACAAACCGCGTCTGCCGCAGCAGGTTCGGTTGCACCTCGCTGGCATCCTTGCCGTCTTGCCCGTCGTCGCCTTTGTCGCCTTTATCTCCTTTGTCGCCTTTATCACCTTTTTCGCCGTCTGCACCGTCCTTGCCGTCGGCGCCGTTCCATACCGTTGCCGGACTCCAGCTGCCGCTTACCGTGCCATCGACCACCGTGGCCACGGAGGCGTATATGGTTGTCGGCACAACTACTTCCACCTGGCATTCATCTTTGCCGACGGCAACAGAACTGTCTTTAAAAAACCCTATGCAGATAAAGTGTGTGCCAGCCGACGGAACGAGCCTTATCGTGCCGGATGTTTCGCCGCTGTATTTGGTGTATTTTGTGTTCATGTCGCTGTCAACGGCTTCGTAATCGTCGGACAACATCGAGTCATCATCAATATCGCCGATGACCAGATAATCATAGCCATCTTCTGTCGATACGTTTACATTAAGCACCACCGGAGCGTCACCTCCTGTTGTAAAGTAAATCATGCCCACAGAGTTGCCATCATCGCCTGGCGACGGTAATGTAATGACGTTACCGTCCAGTTGCCATGAGCCGTCTATATCGCCAAAGTCAACGCCCGGCGGCACCGAGCTCCAGCCGTTTCCAAAGTCGGTAGTGCCGGAGCCTATGCCCGTGGTTTTTGTTGGCAGTTGCGGAACAGTGTCGCTCATCTTGTAGGCCGTCACCGTGCGTATGGTAAGACCGTCGTTGCCGTCTGCACCGTCTGCTGCAAAGTTGCCAAGTATCTTCGGTGTGGTGAACGGCCCCCAGTGCCCGCCTTCGTCGCTTGAACTGCTCGACGAGTCGCTGTCTGAGGCGTGTACATAGTCGCGGTAACTGCCGTACTCGTAGCGGTTGGTGGGGCTGACACCCTGACGCTCGTCATACCAGCCCCGCGGCACCCATCCGTCCTGATTTTTATTGGTGTCGCTGCCGGTGGCCGCTCCCTCCGGGTTTACCTGTCCGCCGGCGATGTCTGCCGGTGCTGTTCCGTAGTCGTTGGTCGGCGTAGGCAGGAATATCCATTCGCGCTCCTTGGAGTCCTCGCCGTCGCGGACGAAGGCTACGGTCTGCCGGGCCAGTTCCTCGCTATTGCCAACCAGCCTGACGTTGACGGACTTCTGTCCGCTGAAGGCTGCCGTGGGCAGGATGGCGGTAGCCTCAGTGTATTCCTGGCTTAACACCAATAGTTCCCATTCGGCCGACCCTACCGCGGCGAAATAGATACGCAGAGTCATAGCCACTGCCTCTTCCCGTTTCAGCAACGACATGCTGCCGTCCTGACTGGTGGCCCGGATGTTGATTGTTACGCCACCACCGGGTGTGTAATTGCCGTCCTGAGGGTTGTAACTGACAATAAAGTCGGACAATACCAGTGTGAGTATCTCCTTAGTCTCTGCAAGCACGTTGATGACGGCGGAGCCCAGAGGCTCGTAGACCTGAGCGCTGCTGGAGCTGCTTTCGGACGATGACGAGCTGCTGTCGGACGAGCTGCTGGAACTGTCGGCATCGCCCCAGGCTGTGACGGTGAAGGCCGCAGACACGGCACCGCTGAAGTCGTCGCCGCTGCCGCGCTGGTGACTGAGGGTGATGCGGCCGTTGGCCATGGTGCGGCGGCCACTTGCGCCGTTCCACAGAGCGTCGGCGTTGGCGTCGCCTGTATTGCGGCTGACGGTCCATAAGCTCACGCGGCTGTCGGCATTGGTGCTCCAGCCCTGTATCAGACTGGCCGTCAGCACGGCGGCCTTGCCCCATTTGACGTAGGGGGCGGCGTTGCCGGCATCCTCGTTGTCGATGGCGCAGGCCAGCTCTACGTGCAGCGGCAGTTCTTCGGGATTCCAGCTGACCTCCTCGTTATACTGGTCGGTGCCCAGGATGCCTGTGTCGAGGTTGACGGTACGCTGGCCGTTCTCTACGGCGCTGACCTCGCCCATGTAAATCCACCAGTGGTCGGGGTCGTCAACCGTACTCGGGAATCCCCGGCTGTCGTACTGTGTCGACAGCCCGTCCTGCATGACGAAGGAGTGCTTCACAAGCCACTCTCCCGCCAGTCCGTAGGGGTTATCCTGCGGGTACTGCTGCTTCGGCGCGAACACCAGATAGGCTTTGGAGTCGGCCACGTAGGCTTCGCTCTTCTCCAGACGGGCGTAGATGGTGTAAGGTCCGTTGCCGCCGGTCAGCCGCCGGTTGCGCCCCGAGAGCGTCCACTCGCGATACATGTTGGTGTTGGGATTGACGCCAAGACCAGACACCATCGGGCTGAAGACCTTGATCTTCGCGCCGGTGGCAATGCTGACGGCCAGGTCGTTGGCTGAACCGTTGGCATTGGCGATGATACTGATGGCCGACGGGGCTATATAGTGGATGGGGGATGTGCGCATCTTTTTATTTACGATTTACTATTTTCGATTTGCGATTTTTTTTTATAACGACAAATTATCAAAATCGGGTGCCTGGTCAAGGGCATGGCGCTGCCCTTGATTTTACGCTCGGATACAGACATATTAGGGCATAACGATATATCGGAAATCAACTGTATGGAGCACTTAGCACTTGAAGTTTTTGATCTTACGGGCACTGGCAGTCAGTATGCCTGGCTGCCTCGCAACGCCAGCATCACCATCAACGACACGAGCGGCATCTTCGGCAGCGGCGACGTGTGGAGCCACCCGTTCCGGCTGAACGTCTACGAGAACGCGGGCATCTTCGGCATCAGCGGCGACCTGCACGGTTCGCGGCTTCACGAGCAGATACACAAGCGGCGGGCCCGCCTGTGGGTGATGGGCCTGCCGCTGTTCCTGGGCTACCTGATGCTGGGCGACGAGGCAGAGGTGGACAAGGACGGCAATGTTGACGTAACGTTCGAGTCGGGACAGCACACGTTCGACGAGATGATAGAGGGAGCGAAGGCCAATCAGGTGCCTACGATAGGGGACGTGGAAATCGGTATGGCACTATGGCGTAAGCGGTGGACGCATTGCCGTGTGAAGCTGGAGGCATCGCTGAGACTGCCAAGCGGCTCCCCTTATCACGGTGCCACTCTGAGCGGCCCTGTGTATCATACGGTGAACGGCGAATTGGCCGATGAGTTTGAGTTGTCGTGCGACGGCGAGGAAGACGGCAACAGCGTGCAGGAATACCCGCGCATGGTGTTCCCACGGGGCAGCTTCGACAACACCGAGGAAGGCGGCGAAGGATGGAACAAGAACTGTATCAACACCAACCTGCCCTATACCGAGGACGAAGACGGCACGCCGACGAGCCCCTACTGCAACATAGCCCTCTGCTATCAGAAGTACGGTTACTTACAGACCGACAAGGACGGCAACACCAAACCCGACTACAGCGCGGAGCCGGTGGCCCAACGCGGCTACGAGTACATGCCCGCCGACCGCATTAACTCCGCGCCATGCTTCTATGTTGCCTACTGGGTGCGCTGTCTGATGACCCACCTCGGCATCCATATTGAAGAGAACCAGATGATGCAGGTGGAAGACCTGCGGCGGCTGTTCTTCGTGAACACCAACTGCGCCTATATAGAGCCGACGAAACTGCGTAGCGAAGACTACAACGAACGGTTCGGCCGATACAAGCACGATGTCGTGGTAAACAACAGACTGCAGCGGCCGGTGCCGGAGTATGTTGACTCCGAGAAGAACATCGACAAGAACGAAAGCGGATTCCACGGATCCAACGTCGAGATGACCGGTATCGAGAGCGATGTGTCTAACGTGTCGGTCAAGATTAGCGAGGTGATGCCATGGGATTTGGCGGAAAACTACGCCTATGGACTCAAGAACAACTACTACCATAAGGCTATCGCGTCGAGCGAGTGCTTCCCAGACGTTGACATCAGCGAGGTTATCAAGGCCATAGAAGACGGATTCGGCGTGCGCTTCCTGTTCAGCGACGACTACAGCAGGGTGCGCATCATACTGCTGCGCAACATTCTGCGCAGCGGCGACGTGCAGGACATTGCCTGTGAGATAGAGGACGAGAGCGTAAAAGTGGAGAACAGCATCCGTGGGTTCCGCATGACCTACGGCGACAACAAGGACAATACAGAGTTCTTCTATAAGGGTTTCGACGACAAGCTGCCGAAGAAGAAACCTTACTTTGTGGACGACAGCGACAAGCACGACTATTCGCACTGGGACCTGAATGCCGTATATAGCAACATTATCAACAGGGTGTCGGCTTTCGACAAGACCTGCTATGTAACTCCGGTCACCGGCGATGCTTACGGCGTTAAGATTGACAAGGATGCGAAACGCTACGACGAGCTGCACCCCTCGCTCTTCGAGTTTGCGGGCTACATGGATGCCATAGACGGCAACTGCACGGGAGAGGACAGCACCGTTCACACCGTTAACGTGGGCTTTACGCCGGCCATTATGAACGACCTGAACATGACGCAGGAACGCGGCGGCGATTATCGGCAGCGGTTTGCGCTGTTTGTGGATGCTACCATGCGCCCAAGGCGGGTCAACTACAACGATGTCAATGACTATGACAGCTTCAGCGACCCCACCGCGATATATGACACCGAGAAACTGTATGCCAAAGGTTCGCCAGCCAGGCAGATGATGGCAGGCGACGGCTTTGTCAAGCCGGGCGAGTTTGCCATCCTCTCTGACATGTATGCCGCCGCTACGGATGTAGTAGCTCTCGTGAGCGGCGTTGTGGGACTTACGCCTCTCACTGCCCACATTAAGTTCGATATGTCTGGCCACATTAACGAGGGTTACCGCCTCTATCTGCAAGATAATTACGAGCCTAACGACGACGGCGTGTCGCCCATCGAGAAGAAGGAGTGGGGCCTGACGTTGGGTATCATGCGCGGCTCTGGCAGCGATGCCTACATAGACTACCAGCGCGACCCGGAGGATGGCGAGAACAACGACACGTGGGACGTGATGCCGTGCGGCAGCGCAACAGCACACCCCGACACCTGCGACAACTACGGCAACCGGTGGGACTACAACGGCTCTGAATCTGGTATCGGCAATGCCGACGGACGTATCTCGCTGAAGTTGCGGGCGGAGAAGCTGAACCCGAACTTCGACCCGACGCTGCCAGAGACGCACTACGACCAGGAACACCCGGAGCGGAATACAAACCCACGCTATCTCACCATCAGCAACCCGGCGCTGCGTCAGCGCGGGCTGGCCGATCAGTTCTACAAGGAGTACAGCTACTGGCTGCGCAACGCCCGCGTCGTACAGCAGCCGGTGAGGATGGAACTGGCACAGCTACTAACCATCGACAAGACGAAGCGCGTGAGGGTGGGCGACATCATGGGGTTCATCCGCAAGATGCAGTACACCATCAGCAATGAGACTGGGCTGGGTAAGGTTACAATGGAGATTATGTATATATAAGATTATGGCAGTAACAGTAACAGGAATGTTTGGCAGCGGCAGGACGTATTTTGCCGACTCGCCAGTGGTCATCACCATCAGCGGACTGGAGTGGCCCACCGATGCCGGCGGCAGTCTGGTGTCGCCGTTCAATGTGGTGAAGGTGCAGGTATTGGATAATGACAACAACAACGTGGGCGAGTTCCGTGCCGACACGGGCGGGCTGTCGGATATATCGTTCGACATCTCGTCGGCACTCAGGGCAATGTGGAGCGGATATAACTTCGGCAGTGAGGTATCAGCCGCCAGCGGGCGTAGCTCGTTCCTACGCACTTATGCACCCTACTCGCTACGCATCTGGACTGAGTACCAGGCCGCCGACGGCACATATACCACAACGACGCCATCTGGCTATGGTGGCGGACGGTGCATGCTGGGCGGACTGACGGAGCTGGAGCGGAGCCGGATATCGAACGCTGCCAATGCCGACGCCTCTCACTTGCAGAATTCAAACCTGCGCTACGGCGACGCGAGCACGAAGCCGCTGACGGTGCCGGAGCGGGTGGGACAGCACAGCATCACCTCATGGGTGGACGTTGGTGCCGACGGCACGACGAGTTCGTTCTTTGCCGCCAGCGCCGTACCGGCAGCCGACGGCGCGGAAGCTCATGCGCCGATGGTGCTGCGCGACAGCGTGCCCTACGTGGACTTTCTGTTCGTAAACCGCCGTGGGGCTGTTGAGACATGCAGCGCACAGACGCTGGAAAGCCTGGGCATCAGCATCAAGACCGAGAACTACGGCATGACAGAGCGTCCGTCATTCAGTCCTACACGCAGCCTGACGGCACGGGCCAGCGGCGGCCTGCGGTCGTGGCAGATGTCGAGCGGCTACCTGACAAGGGAGTGGGCCCGCTGGTGGGCGCAGGAGTTCCTAATGGCTCGGCAGTGGTGGATGCGTGTTGACGATGACGGCGAACCGTCATCCGCAGCGACGGGGGGATTGTATGCGCCGGTGGTGGTCACGCCGGCCAAGGGCGACACCGGCATCTACGACCGGACGAAGCAGCAGATGCCGCACGTGGACTTTACCGTGACGCTGGCGCTGGAGGGATGATTACATTGAAGATTGAACATTAATGGCAGCTTGTCTGCCCTTGATTTTGGGCTCCGTTATAACGATATTCGGATAACAAGAAATTAACTCGAATACGAAATGAACCAAGTAATGATTGACCTCTGGCCAATTCTGGTGCCTATACTCCTGGCCGCCGTGGGTTGGCAGTGGCGCGAGAACCACGCCCTGAAGATCCGCGTGGCGGTACTGGAGACTACCGTAGAAAACTTAGAGACGACGCTCTCGAACATACAGAAGCGGCAGGACTCGCAATCGAAGAAACAGGATGATATTCTCGACCGCATACAGTCGATGGAGTCGGAGGTGCTGGAGCGAATGGGCAAGACCGACAGCAGCATCTCGTCGCTGTCGGCTCAGGTGAAAGGCCTGCACGACCTGCTGGTAGTGTCGGACTTCGGTATTCACACCAAACGGAACAGTTATGGGCGAGAAGATTAAGAATACGGGTAACGAACTGAAGAACCGGTGGGTGCAACGGATGCCGCGTTTCTTCCGGATGATAGTGAAAATAGTGACAGCCATCGCGCTCACGGCAACTACCGTCAACTTCGCCGTGCCTGCCCTTGGCGGTGTGCTCTACGAATGGTGGTCCGAGGTATATACGCATATCCTCGTGGGTAGCATCTGTACGCTGATGATTTGCAAACTCACTGTGGCTGGAGGTTACAGGGAGCTGAACCCGGAGGAGCTGCTGCGCGGCAAGATGGGGCGTCACATTCAGATGGGACACGACATCGACGAACAGATAGACGGCGAACAGCCAGATATTCACCAACAAAACATGAAAGATTATGGCAGGCAGCAGAACGCAGATTGACTTCGCTACCTGAAGTATAACAAGGACGAGGTAGGAAATCTTAGACAAGGCGACCATTGCAGGCTTGGCATCAGAGGCGGATGTAAAATAATGTCTGTTCGTATGTTATTATGTCTGAAAAAGTTATTATGTCTAAATAAAAAAATGGTGAATTATGTCACAAGCAATTAATATTACTAAAGGTAACGACCACCGTCTGCGCGTAGCCATGACGCGATGGTCAGAGCCGATGGCACTGTCATCGAGCAGCAATGTGCACGCCTACGCCGTGAAGAGCGTGACGGGCGTAAGATATGCCCTCGTCGTGCGCTACTCAGCACAGGACGAGGGCGTGATGGAAGTGGACTGGCCTTCGACGCTGACGGCAGGCTGCTACGGTCTGGAGATTACTGGCACACTGGAGGGTGAGGGCCAGTGGCGCATGGCTGCCGCCAACGCCGTCAAAGTGACACAGGTAACGGAGAAAGGCGGCGAGAGCATCACCATGACCGGCGACTCGTTCGATGTGGTGGGCGTAGTGACCGTCTGCGTAGGTTCCACCGGTGTCACCGAAGAGCTGCGCCAGGCGGTTGCCGACATGATTGAGGAGGAGTATAACGCCTCCGAACGACTGCGCGAAGAAGGCGAGTTTGTCCGTGAGACCCACGAGGACAACCGTATACTGGCTGAAGAGGCGCGTGAGGGCAACGAGCTGACGCGAGAGAACAATGAAACCACCCGCCAGACCAATGAGACCGCACGCCAACAGGCAGAGGCGGCACGGCAGGGAGCCGAGACGCAACGGCAGGAGGCAGAGTCGCAACGGGCAGGCAACGAGGAGTCACGCCAGCAGGTCTTCGAGACCTCGCAGACCCAACGGCAATCGTCCTACACCCAGGCCGAAATCGCCCGAGACACGGCCTACCAGACGGCAGAGACAGCACGCAATAACGCCTACAGCACCGCCGAGGGCCAGCGCGATACCGCCTTCAGCGAAAAGCAGGCGGAGCGTCAGGCGGCGTACTCAACCGCCGAAGCCGCCCGCGATGCCGCCTTCACTGAAAAGCAGACCCAGCGCCAGACCTCCTTTGAGACGGCAGAAGCTGGAAGGGCAACAACCTTTACTGCCAACGAGCAACAGCGCGGCACGACATTCGCCACCAACGAGCAGCAGCGGCAGACCACCTTCGCCACCAACGAGGGCACAAAGCAAGGTTCTGTAGCAGGCGACGGCAGCCGCTGGGGAATGTATAAGCAGGCAGAGTCACAGCGCGACAGCAGCTATCAGGCGGCAGAACAGCAGCGCGGCACATCCTACCAGACAGCGGAAGGACAGCGCGACAGCGACTATCAGGCGGCAGAACAGCAGCGCGGCACATCCTACCAGGCGGCAGAACAGCAGCGTAACACAGAATCGTCGGCAGCAACGTCAGCCGCCAACAATGCCGCCGCAGCCGCCAACAAGGCTGCAGAGGATGCAGAAGACAAGATAGAAGAGCTGACGGCCAAGGAGGCCACCATTGAAGACCTTGACGAGCTGGCACCCGCCATTACCGTGGCAGACCCAGCCATAGAGGTCATCAAGGTGATACTCGCCGACAAGACTGGAGAGCAGAATCTGCAGGGACTGCCCGTCAGGCTGTACCTGTGGGATGACGAGAATGACGCGTGGGTACTTAGCGAGACAAAGACTGCCGACACCTACGGTATTGCTGTGTTCTCCGTGGAGTATGGGGTGTTGTATAAGATTACGTTTACGCAGGTGACGGGCTGTGAGGTGATAGCCGACGTGGAACACCGGGCTGCGCTGATATGGCGTGCCGTGGAAGCTACATACAAACTGCCTGATGCCGGTGAGATACTGACGGTGGTGACACACAGCCTGAGCGGTTCGGCATACACGCCTCTGGCGGGCGTGACGGTAAGTGTGAGCTACGGATCTGTAGTGAAGAGCAAGCAGACGGACGCACAGGGACAGGCAGAGTTCACTATCCCCACGGGACAGCAGTATACCGTCAGCACAACGCCTATCGACGGCCTCTATGCCCGATACAACAAATACAGCGAGAAGCATACCGCGAGCCAGACTCGCAGGACGCAGACCTTCACATATACACCCTGCGAGACCGGCTTCTTCCTGATAGACGGCCAAGGCCGACAGTATAATATAGACGAGTGGCGTGACGCCGTTACTGCAGGAACGGTGGAAGCTGCCGATGCCAAGCTGGTGAAGATAAGTACAGAAGCCCTTGCCTCGCACGGAGGTGTGTTTGCTATAGATATTGATATGATAGCCTACGGCACAGGGCAGCCTGCCAATCAGACATGGGCTGCATCAAACGTAAAGTTCAACTCCATTCCGGAGAACGGCAACAATACATCGGCGAACTACTATTACGACGGCTACACAGCATCGCAGCTCATTAAACAGGAAGGTGCCGAGCGTAGCATCGCCACTCCTGCCGTAACAGCCGCCATGGCTAAGAGTGTGACCGTAGGCGATGAGACATTACCAGGATTCCTTGGCTCGATTGCCCAATGGAGTACGTTGTGGCAGAACCGTGCTGAGATAGATGCACTGATAGAAGAAGTAAGGCCAGACCACACCAACAGTATCAGCGCGAGAACGACACAGAAATGGACCAGCACACAGAGCAATGCCAACGGCGCCTGGTACTGGACTTCGAGTGCCAACTACGGCAACGCCAAGAACAACAGCTACGCTGTCGTTCCCTTCTTCGCGTATTAATCTCTTTAACTCTTTAACTCTTGAACTCTTTAGAACAAGCATAGGAACATGGAAAAAGAAGTATTGGAAGGATATTGGGAAAGGATGAGAGCCCAGTTTGCCAGCAAGGCCCAGATACAAGCCCTCGCCGACCTAAAGCAAAATATGTTGACACCTGGAGCTGGCATCAGGATAAATAACGACGTGATTTCCAGCGAACCCATCACGGAGGAGTTGGTGCAGATAGGCATAACGTCCAACGTTGCTGGTGTCAGTGTGAGTGGGCTGACCGTCAATGCCTACTACAACGGCAGTACGGAGGTGAGTGGCACAGCAACGACGGATGTTGATGGCAATGCGCTGCTGAGGGTGCCGACGGGCTATACATACAGGCTGGAGTTCCCCGTGATTGCAGGCTGTGAGGTGATTGCCGACATAGAGAAAACAGCCTCGCTGGTGTGGCGTGGCGTGAATGTGCAATACACCACGGGACTGGAGCAGGTAGAGGTGTACCTGCGCAAGCAGCTGACAAGCAGCACGGAGGCGGTGGCTGGCCAGACTGTCAGCGTGACAACGGGTGGCACAACAACCACCTACACCACAGACTCAGACGGCAAGGTGACGTTTGGCGTGACTATCGGTGACAGCTATACGGTTTCAGCTCCGAAGCTGCGGGACTGGTATGTGAGTCGGGGAGAGTATACAAGGACTTTCGTTGCAGCCTACGAGTCTCGCGGCGTAGAGTACACCTACAAGGCTTATGACAGCGGACTGAAGGTGGTAGACCGTGAGGGTAACGAATATACCACCGAGCAGTTTGCTGCTGCCATAGAGGCTGGCACAAAGGCACCAAACGATGCCTATCTGGTGAAGGTGGCGACTGACGCGCTGGTGTCTGGGAGCGGCTGTTTTGCCGTAAGGATAGACGATATAGTCAACAGAGGCGGCGGTGCCACATGGTCAGGCAACAATACGCTGTTCAACGACATCCCGGCCAATGGCAACAATAGCGGCAATGCGCTCTACTATAACGGGCTGCGCGCCAGCGAACTGATACAAGCAGAGGGCGATACAAGGAACATATCAACGCCTGCCGTCGATGCCTGCTTGTCGCAGAGTATTACCTTCGGCTCCGTCGAGCACAAGGGATTTTTAGGCGCCATCGGACAGTGGAGTGTCTTGTGGGCTAACAGGACAGCTGTAGATGCCATCATAGCCCTGACAAGACCCAACGCGACAAACAGCCTGAGCAACTACACGACGCAGAAATGGACCAGCACACAGTACAGTGCCAACGGCGCCTGGAACTGGACTTCGAGTGCCAACAACGTCAGCAGCCTCAAGGTCGTCAGCTACGCTGTCGTTCCCTTCTTCGCGTATTAATCTCTTTAACTCTTCAACTCTTTATCTCTTTAAAAAATAAGCATCGGACAAACCCTCTAAAAGTAACGATTAAAAGAATATGCTATCAGAGAAATTGCAGATTTACCTTGACACCTACAAGCTGGTAGAAGTGCTTTACAGGCACATGAGCAATGTGCCTAAAGCCTACCGCTATGGTGAATACGGGCGTGCATCGAGCATGTCGTTTGAGGCACTGGACATGATTTACGTGGCCAACAGCAGCCAAGAAGAACGGCCAGCAGCGCTGACACGCTATCTGCAACTGATAGGCGGTGTGCGCAGCAGAATGCGCCTGATGAGCGAGATGAAAATCCTGCCGCCGAAGATGAGCGTCAACGTTCAGTTCCTGCTGGATAAAGTCTCGCGTCAGGCTATCGGCTGGCGCAACGCTTCGCAAAGACCAGAGCCGCTACGCCACGGCAACGCGGGAGAGTCGCATCTTGACAAGAGATGATACGGGTCGTCGCTTTCACTCCCTGTAAAAAAAGGGGAAGAAGCAAAGGATTTGCAATACGAATATAGTAACGACACACTGAGCACACAGAACAATGCCAACAACGCCTGGAACTGGACTTCGAGTGCCAACAACAACAACAAGAACAACAGCTACGCTGTCGTTCCCTTCTTCGCGCATCGTCAGCAAGGAGCACGTTACTATAGAGGATATGTTCGATGCTTACCGCAACTGCCGCCGGCATAAGCGATGCAAGGACAGTGCCATTGAGTTTGAGCTGAACTACGAACTGAACTGCTACGCACTCTACCAGCAGCTGAACAGCCAGGCCTACCAGCCCGGTACGTCGGTCACGTTCTGTGTGACGCGGCCAAAGCTGCGTGAGGTGTTCGCCGCCATGTTCCGCGACCGCGTGGTACACACGCTGCTGATGATGCGCACGGAGGCAGCCGTGGAATGCAGGCTTACCGACTGTGCCTGTGCCTGCCGCAAGGGAAAGGGCACGCACTACGCCGTCAGAAGACTGAAAGACATGCTAATGATGGCTCCGGATGGATGGACGGTAAAATGCGACATCAGCGGCTTCTTTATGGCCATCGACAAGCGCGTGCTGCTGCCCCTGTGGGAGGATGTGGTCAGAGAGGCGTGCCCTGACGATACCGACTGGTGGCTGTGGCTGACGAGGACGGTTATCATGCACAGGCCGGAGCACGACTGTGAGATGCACGGCAACAGAAACCTGTGGAAGCGGCTGCCAGACAACAAGACACTGTTCCGTACCAACGGGCTGGGTATGCCAATAGGCAACCTGCCCAGCCAGATTTCAGCCAACCTGTATCTTGCGGAGTTTGACAGGCAGATGACGGTGTGGCTTGGCGGCGAGATGCGCTACGTGCGCTATGCCGACGACTTTGTGATGGTACACCCCGACAGGCACGTACTGCTGCGGGTGCTGTCGCAGGCTCGCGAATGGCTGAGAGAGCACCGCAGGCTGGAGCTGCACCCGAAGAAAGTGACCATACAGCCCGTTAGCCGTGGCGTGAACTTCTTAGGCTCGTTTGTGAGAGGCGGTATTGTCACGCCCGGCAAGAGGCTGCGTGGCAATGCGCTGAGAGTGGCCGACGAGTGGGCAATGGCAGGCACACACACCGACGAAGAACGCCTGCGTGTATGCCGCCAATGGAACAGCTATGCAGGTCTGCTGCGACAGTACGACTCCTACAGAATACGGCGCAGTATGTGGCGGCGGATGGGAGATTACGAGGGCTTGAATTGTATTAACATGAATAAGATAGTATTAACCAATAAAAACAAAAATCATTATGAGACAGTTTGTTAAAAGTGTCGTACCTGCCGAGGGGTACGAGGAAGTGAAGAAAGTAGGCAGCAAGTATGTGGTACATCTGGAGGGTGTTCCGTCGGGAGAAGCCGATGGTACTACGGCCTGCTGGGAAACAATGACCGACGGGGAGCCTGATATGGCTGCTCTGACGGAAGAGCTACAGGCATGGAAAGCCCACGTCGCAGAACTGGAGCTTACGTCTGCCGTATCGTCCAAGCAGCGCGAGATCCTGTCCTATGACAGTTCGCCATCCGTAAACAGCTTCGAGATTCGGCGTAACGGCGAGAAGATGATGGACTACTGGATAGGCCGTGACCTGCGTACCTCGCTGGAGGGCGACGTGCTGGCAGCATCGGCCATCGGTGACACCTACAAGTTCGATATCCGCGAGCTGGGTATCACGCTGGAGCTGAACTGCACTAAGTTCTTGGCCGCCCTTACACACCTACGCCAGTATGCCTACCAGGCTTTCAATGTCACCAGCCTTCACCTGGCTAACGTGGGCCAGCTTACTACTGTAGAAGCCGTGCAGGGGTATGACTTCACCACAGGCTATCCCGCAAAGCTGGTGTTTAATCTTGAGGAGCTGACCTAAAAAAAGGAATGGTATGAAAGATGTAATGTTCGCCGGGATGGGCATGATGTATATGCTCTCCGTCATCGTCATAGCACAGTCCCGTCTGTTGCGATACCATCGCAACAATCCCTAATACTCTCCCCTCGGGGACGAGAGTATAAAAAAGGTCCCCGAACAACTTTTCTTCATTATGTAGCATCTGACCTCTAATAATATAGCCGCTTACGACAGCAAGTTGCCCGGGGACTAAATTGTCACCCTCGTACCGCTGCCGTAAAGCGTTTGTGCTATATCAATATAGAGGTCAGATGGGTGCAAAGGTAATAAGAATATTTTAATCTTTAACATTTTTGCACGATGAAAAGAATAGATTTAGTGGAATTTAACAAGGAACTGCTTCAAAAGTTGAACGAAGCGGGCATCCGATTGGAGGATTACAAGTATTGCGACTTATACCGCGACTACCTTGAATTATCAAAAACGATGGTCACTCGCAAGGCAGTTATCCTGACGCTGGCCGAGCGTCATCATATCAGCGACAGACAAGTTTATAACATCTTGCACCACCTTGAAATGTCAGTAAACAGAAGACATTGAAACCGCCACTTCACGGATGAACCGTAGGCTTCGGGTGATATGCTTTCATTCACTTCATAATCAAGTGATTAGTGAATAACTTTGCCCGTGGGTTCGGATTTCCCGACCCGCGAGTTAATTCACATTATTATTCACAACCAACACAAACACTTTACAACAATGAGTGACATGAAAGTTTTCTCTATTCCCGACTCGAACGGCGGCAATGGAGGTAATGCGCTTGCCAACGGCATCGTGCCCTTCATGCTCGGTGCGGGCATGAGCGGTGGTCTCGGTGGCTTCGGCTTCGGTGGCTACGGTGGCTACAACATGATGAACATGAACAACATCACTGAGTTGTTCGCCATGGGCATCCTGGCCAGCATGTTCGGCTGGAACGGCAACGGCGGCTTCGGCGGCATGGGTGGAGCCAACGGCGTAGGATTCCTTGCCAACCAGTTGAACAACGACAACGGGCGTGACCTCATCATGCAGGCCGTCACTTCGCAGGGCGAACAGGCACGCACGGCCACCCAGACGCTGAGCACCATGCTCGGTCAGGACTTCAACCTCGTCAACAGCGGCATCCAGCTCATCCAGAGCTCGCTGTCAAGCATCGCTGCCCAGCAGGGCATGACCCCGCTGCAGATCATCAACAGCATCCAGGCAGGCAACGCAGCCCTGAGCCAGCAGCTCTGTCAGTGCTGCTGCGACAACAAGTTCGCTATCGCCGAACAGACCTCGCAGCTCCAACAGGGCATGAACACTGGCTTCAACGGTGTGCAGATGGGGCTGAACCAGGGCTTCAACGGTGTGGAGCGCGGACTCTCTGGCATCCAGACGCAGATGGCGCTCAACGCAGGCAAGGACGAGCTGGCCACCTGTCAGCAGACCTACACCCTCACCGACGGCGCCAACCGCAATACGCAGGCCGTTCTGGCCAAGCTCGACGCCATGCAGACCCAGGCACTGCAGGACAAACTCGATGCTGCCCGCGAGAAGAACACGCAGCTGGCCGGCGAGATTTCGCAACTGAACCAGAACCAGTACATCGCTGGTGTGGTCGGTCAGACGATGGCTCCCGTAAACGCACAACTCGCAGCCCTGAACAAGGAGGTGGACGATATCAAGTGCAAGCTGCCTAACACGGTGAACGTGCAGTACCCGAACCTGGTGGCTGTCAACGCTACGCCCTACGTCAGCGGCGGCATCTATCCTAACGGAATGTTTGGCGGCTACGGCGGTAACTACGGTTTCTAACGGAAGGAGGTGAGCTATGGCATGTAACATTAACATTCCAACTAATCAGGGCGGCATACCATACCTGCAGTCCACCAACACCACCGTTGGCACAACGGCTGTAGACATCGCCCTCGGCTTCAACCGCCGACCGCTGCCGCCCGTGGGTTACTTCACCGTGCGTCTCACCGATGCCATCCCTGCCGGAACCACGACCACGCTGCCCGTCACGCTGACCCGCAACGGCCAGACACGCCAGCTCACGCTCTTTGACGGCACGCCCGTCACGGTGGCTGAGCTGATTGGCGGCACCGGCGTGTTCCTCGTGTTCAACGACGCAGGCAATGGCATCCTCCAACTGATGAGCCGCACCGTCGTCTAATCTTCCGCAGGCTGCGGAAACTCCGCAGCCTGCTATTAACCAACACAAAAAAAGTAAAACAACATGGATTTCCAAAGTCTAAAGCAGGGTTCTCCCATCTATATCCTTCAGGAAGGCGGCACCGAACCACAACTTACCGTTGCAACGGTGGCCAACAAGCCAGAACCAAAGCCAATGTATATGACACAGACACCTGGTGCAACGCCCGGTATCTATGCCGGCACGAACATGATGCAGCCCGTCGTGGAGATTGTGGTCCACATGGGTAATGAGGACGTCCCGTTCTCCAACCTTTCTCCGACAGCTTCGACAGCCACGTACAACAACGGACAGACTACTATCAGTTGCACGACTGAAGGCATGCTGCCCGCCGTCGATGCAATGATGCAGAAGGCCAGAAAGCGCATCGAGGAACGGCCCTACGACGATGCGGTGATGGCGAAAGGTAAAGAGTTCCTGATGTCGCTCAACCCCCGCTATAAAGAGGAGGAAGAGCAGAAGCAGGACATCGCCAACCTGAAAGGACAGATGGGCGACGTGGTAAACACCATGAACACCATGATGTCCATGATGCAGGATCTTAACAAGAAGATTTCCGGCACCTCGCCGAAGGGCAAGTAGAAGTCCGTGTGCCGTGCGGTTCTGCCGCACGGATAGTAATAACCCTTTAATTCAGCAACGACTATGATTTTCGGAATAGAATTTCGTGACGAGCAAGACAAGCGCGAGCTCGTCGAACTGGCACAGACAGCCAAGGAAAACGTCTGTGACCTGTGGGAGAAGTTGGCCGAGCACATTCCCGAGCTCCAGCAGATCCAGGAGCGTGGTGGCCGCTATCGCGGCGGCTACGGCATGGGATGGCAGGGCAATGTTGGCTACCGTAACTACGGTGGCGGTACCAACTACCGCGAAGGCTATCCTCAGCACATGATGGGTGGCTATGACCCAGCTATGGGAGGCTACGGCCCAACGTTCCGCGAGAACCCCGCCTATACCGGCGGCGGTGACCGTCGCGGTTACTAATTCTCCCCTTGGGCGGGTGCCGGTGCCCGGCGTTTCTCCGCCGGGACAATCCCGCCGCCCGCCCGTTTTTATTATCCTAATGTCCCGTATGCTGCGCATTGTCGCAGTCCTAAAAAAGAAAGAATATGCACCAGTACGATATAATTCCAGAGGAGCTTAGAAAGTATCTCGCTCAGTTTGGTAAACACTTCAATAAAAAGCTCTGCGACTATGCCGTCTCCCTCATGATGAAGGCCGGCCCCGACGGCAAGCCCGTCCGCATCACCCCAATGACTCGCGAGGAAGTAGAAACTCTCCTGAAAACCCACGGCGTAGAACTGAAGAACAACGTCCTCTACGATCACGTGTTCGTCGCCAACATGGTAAAGTCCGACCAGCTCGGCTCCAGTATCGTCGACGCGAAGCATCACGCCCTCGCCATCAAAGACTACATCGACGATGTAGACAAGGCCGAAGGCTATCTCTTCGACCGCTGGATGTCAGACCTCTGTGGTCTCGGCCCCCATTACCTCCCATACTGGGAAGACATGATTTAACGTTCAGTAAACGGCGGTAGTACCGCCGCCCCATTCACTATGACCCGCGACTACTTAGACATAGACCGTCATTGGGGCATTCTTGCCTATTATGACGTCATCCCCTCCGACTTCGACCAGCTCGGCCCAATCCTCCGTGAGTTCTCCTGCCCCGAACAGGAGATAGAGAAAGCATGGCAAACCATCCACTACACCAACAAGGCATTCATTTTTAATGTCCCCTGGGCACGCATGTCCGTCCTTGTTGTCGGTCACGTCACTCACCCCTCGCAGTTCCTCAACTCCCTTCTGCACGAATTTGACCACCTGCAGGACGCCATCCTGAAATACTACGACGTACCCCACGGTACCGAAGACGCAGCCTACCTCCAGGGCTACCTCGGTCAGGTGGCCTACGACGGCATCCTGCCGCTCATCTGTCCCGTCTGCCCTTGATTTCCGTCCCGTAGTTTGCGATATTATCGCAAAAACGATATGACCAACTGCAAAGAATTTGTCCTCGACGACATTATGGCAATCTGTGCCATCCCCGTAACCGATTTCAATCCCGGCTTCTCTGGTTGGCAATTGCAGCCAGTCATCGCCGTAGCCGCTTTCTCCCCTACTCTAACCCGCGCCATCACCATCGGCCAGCAGGCCGCCACCACCGGCGGCATCCTAATCCCCATCATGCGCCTCACGGGCAAGGCCAAAGACGACGAAAGCGACCAAACTGCTGGCCGCTTACATAAGGTGACAGTAAACTGTCAGATAGACGACCGAGACATGAGTGCCGATGGGAACGGGATGACCGTCCTTGATCATCTGCTCACGCTGGAACGCACCCCCAGCCATCTGCGGCTCACCTTCCGCGACCAGAGCCGCGCCTTCGTGCAAGCCAGCAAAGACACCTACCTCTGCACCGTCGACCGTGACGGTGCAAAGACCTCCGTGCAGTTCCGCATCGAATGCCTGATGGGTATTCAGATGCTTGTCTGAGTCTATCGGCTGAAGCGCATCCGTTTAGTAGAGTCGCCATCTGCGCGTCTCGCCATCGGCGGTGCGACGGGCAGTGTCTTAGCAGTATCTTTAGCCACAGAGCCCGCCGCTTCATCGGCGGGCTGACCGTTCTCCTCCGTTTCTACAGTTTCAGGCATATTTCCGCCTTCTGCCTTGGGTGCATTCTCCACCATCCCCTTGTACTTCGTCCACAGCCCATCCACGTCCTCGCGCTTGCCGTAAGCCGTGGCCGTGAAGTGCCGCCCGTAGCGCATGTTCACAGGTCCCTCGATGGCGAAGTCTGGCAGCAGTATCGCCGTCGCGTCTTGCTGAATGTCATGCAGCACCAGCCGCTCTCCGTAGGGATTGTCTTTCTGCCACGCCGAGGCATCAGGAGAAACAGCCTCCGACAGGTCGCTGACGATGGTCAGGCGGGCTATCACGTTCACGTTTCCGCAACCGTCCATGCGTGCCCACTGTTTCCGCATCCATGTGGCGATAATCTCTGCCGCCTGGTCGGGCAGCGACGGGGCGGATATCAGCATCTCCGCGTTGCTGTAGCGTGTAAGCAGGGCAGGCAGCAGTTCCGTCAGGCTCAGGTCGCCATAGCCTTCCATCTGCGCCGTACCTTCCTTTTCCAGTATGTTGCGCAGCTCGCGCAGTTGTTTCTGTGCGCAACAAGGTTCTATCAGTTTCGTAACCATAACTCTTAATTCTTAACCATTAGCTCTTAACTAAAAAGACAAGGCTCCGGCTCACGTTCGGGAGCCAGAGCCTTGCATTGCATGTGAGAGAATCAGGCAGTGACGCTTATGCGGCATCGGCCTGGTTGATGACACCGTACCACTTGGTTACAGGATATTTCATGTAACCGCAGGAAACCGTGAAGGTCTGTCCATGATCGTCGGTGCGTGCCGTGCCCGAATCGAAGGTCACCTGAATCTCGGCCTCGCCGTTCTCGTTGCCGATGACGATATACTCGTCGAGGAACGTGCCCTCGGTTGTGCCTGCCTTCTTGTTGCCGGTGGCAACGAAGTAGAGGTTCTTGTCAGAGTTGTGCAGCACGCGAGCGGTGAAGGCCATGTCGTCCTCACTCATCTCCACACGACCAGTGGTCGATCCGGTCCAGCCCTTGCCGGTACCGTTGTCCTCACTCGTCACCTGACCCGTCTGCGACTTGTAGTCGATGCGGTAGCCCTGCAGGGCATCCTGATTAGTGGGCAGAGTGATATTGTACTGGTTCTTCGCGTCGTCAGCCACGATAGAACCGACATTAGCCAGAGGCACGACAAACATGTGGTTGCTCACGCCTGAAGGGTTCTCCTGGCAGCTGGCGCTGCTGAGAACGCTCTTGGGAATACATGATAATGGCATAATCGTTATAAATTTTGTGTTTGTGTTGGTTTTGTGTTCAGTATGCTGCCGTATCACGGCAGCGTTAGAGAGGAAATCAGAGGGCGGCAGCGCAGGCGGCGATATGACTACTTACCCGCGCCGCCGCAGCACCCCCGATGGGTTTAGCCCTTCGTGTAGTAGGTCTTGCCAGACGCTACCTCGGTGTCCTCCGTCAGAGTGTACACGTCGCCGTCCTTCTCATACCAGCCCTGCCCAGCGGGATTGCCAGAGGGGTTAGTTACGGCTGTGTAGGTGGGAGTCTCCTCCTCCTCAGCAGCCTCGGTTGCCGACATGAACTTGGCCTTCAGCTCGTACACGCCACCGGGGAAGGTGAAGTTATACGTCTCAGAAGTGCCGCCGTCGCTCCAGTTCACGAAGATGTAGCCCGGCTTCGGCGTGGCCTTCACCTGAATCAGGTCGCCTGCCTGGAAGAGCTCCTTCTCGGTCATCACCTGCACGGTACCCATCTTCTCGTTCTCGCTGACTGCGGTGAAGATCTCGGTGAGGTACTCGCCGGCAGGCATCTTGGGAGCCACGTTCTGCACGTCGTTCACGGCGAACACCTGCGGGTCGAAGTCGCGGATGCGGACGGTAGCGCGGACGTTGGCCTGGAAGTCGAAGACGCGCAGGTCCTTGTTCACCTGGCCGATAGAAATCAGAGCCTGGTCCTCGCGCTTGTCGCACAAGAACTCAATGTTCTTTTCAAGCGTTGCGATGATCTGGCCTCCGGATCCGAGGGCGGCGCTGGTGGCAATCACCAGGTTAGGCATCTCGGCGAACTTCCATCCAGCCTGCAGCACGGTGGGAGCGAGCTGGTTGAAGGTCAGCATGTAGCCCTTTATCATCTTGCGACCGAACTCGGGGCTGACGATGAAGTAGAGCTTCTCCTCGGGCTTCTTCAGGGCAGGCGACAGCTTGTCGTAGAAGTTTACAGCCAGGTCGTAAACCTGGTCGGGTTCCAGATTGGTGATGTCGCCGGTCGGAATCAGGTTGCCGTTCTTCTCGCTGATGGTACCGTCTGTACGGCGCATGGCGATGATGGTGTAGAAACCGTTGAACAGGCTCAGGCCCTTCTTCACGGCATTCTCGGGAGTTTCCTCCAGCTTGCGGAAGGCCATGTTTCCGAAAGGAATGTTGGCGCGGATGTCCTCGGCGAGGTTGCCAGAGAGCGTGTTCAGGAGGAGCTGAGTGTGCTCAGTGTTCTCAGCAACGTTGGTTGCGTCGAACGGGCCCTTCTCCTTGTATCGCTCAATGGAGTCGCTGGTGTGGAGGTAGATAGGTTCAACCTTGGCAGGATTGTCAACGAACTTACCAAGCTCGCTGTCTTTCACATTGCCGACAAAATACGGACGAGCCTGCAGGCCCTTACGGCTGAAAAGGTAACAGGTGTCGATGTTCTCGACATCCGTAGTCACCATCATACCCAGGTCACTGAACATGCTGTCGGTGAGCAGATAGGTGTGCGCTATAAGCTCAGGATGGATCACTTCCTTTACGGAGTTGATCTGTGCTACAGATAATGCGTAAGCCATAATGTTTGTGTTTGTGTTGATTGAGGGGTTATTACTATTGTTTACTGTTTCTGTGTTGTTATGATAATGCGCTACCGCGTCGCGGTCAAGGGCAGTCCGCCGCTTGTTCCGTATGCTGCGATATTATCGCAGCCATCCAGCGCGAGTTATTTCTTCTCCCGCTTGCGTTTCTCGAACTCCTGGATTTCCTCGTAACTCATGTCGCTGGTGATGCGCTCCTGCTTCTTCGGGGCCTCGCCCGTTCCGTTGTCCTGGGGGATGCCAGCCTGCTCGTCCACCATCGGCGCGGGCTTTTCGCTCAGCTCCTTCACCTCGCTCTGCAGCTCCTTCACCTGCTTGTTCAGTTTTTCGATGGTAGCCACATGCTCGGCAATCTTTGCCTCGGCAGCGGTAAGGGCCTTGCCCTGCTCATCGAGTTGAGAGTTGAGAGTTGAGAGTTGAGAGTTGGCCTGGTCGCGCTCCTCGGCGATGCCGTTCAGCGTAGCGAGGGTTTCCTTCAGCTGGGCAATCTCCTTATCCTTCTCGGAAATCTTCTGCTCCGCCGTGTGCAGCGTCTCTTGAATCTTGTCAATCTCAGCAGCGGCGTTCTCGATAGCCTCCTGCGATGCAGGCTCGGCGGCGGGTTCGGCTGTGGGTTCTGCGGCAGGGGCTCCCTCCTGGGCGGCGGGCTGCTCCTCCTGTGTGTTCTCTTCACTGACAGCGGGTGCCTCGGTTGCTGCTGCTCCCTCGGCTGGCTGTTCCGTAGCAGGAGTCTGCTCCTGCGTGGCTGCGGGCTGCTCGGCAACCTCTGCGGCCTTCTTCTTTTCGTCTGGCATATCTTCTTGGTTTTGGGGTTTGGCTATCTCTACAGTCTCAGGACCGAAAAAGCCCTGCTCTTCTTTCTTTACATGACCGTCATCGACTATTCTCAGGTCGCCACGGCTCGTAGCGACAGCGGCTTTCTGCTGTGCGTTGAGTTTGACCATCTCTTCCGGCTCCTCGCCGCCGGGCTGCCCACCGTCGGGCTCGTTCTTAGGCTCCGCCGTCACCAGTCGTGCTGCCGTCAGCGTCTCGTTGGCCAGCTCGTAGATACACTCGATGGCGCGGTTCATGTCGCCTATCTCGTCCACCAGGGCGGGTATCACCTCCTGCGCCTCGAACACCTTTCCCGTCAGCATGTCGGCTGTAACCAGCGGACGGTTCTCACGCACGGTCTGATGGAACTGTTCGGTATCTTTATCGAGTTCTGCCTGCAGCTTCTCATACTCACCTGCGGCGGCCTCACGGTACCAGTCGTTCTTCTCGGGGCAGTCCTTGCCGACGAGCTCCACATAGCGGTAGCCGTCCTGACTGACGGTATCATGGGCGACGGCCCAGAAAGCGGCCATCGTGCCGATGCAGCCGAACTCGTCGCGAGGGTTCATCACCACCACGCGGTCGCACCGACAGGCAAGGTTCACGCCGCTGGAGCAACACATGCCGTCCACGAAAGCCACGGTGGGCTTGCCCTTCTCGCGGCAGTCGGCAATCATCATCTCGTAGTCGTTACGACAGGAAGCTTGACCGCCAGGGGTGTTGATAAGGAACAGGTGTCCAACCACCTGCGGGATGGTATTGGCATACATCACCTGGTCGCGGAAGTCCTTCGTGCCATACGAGCAGCCGTCGCCGTCGCGGGTCACGGGGCCGTCCACCACCACCACATTGATTATCTCGTCGTCCTCCTGCAGTTCCTCGTCGTTCCAGTACAGGTGGCGCTCTATGCGGTGTATGTTGCCGACGTACAGCTTATCCTCGAAGTTGGCTCCTACGGTCTTGCCGTCCTTCTGGTAACCCTTCTTCGACAGGAAGTAGCCGTGCTGCTTCTCGATGTCGTTAGGCAGATGCAGCTCGACGGCATTCTTCAGCGCGTCGGCATACGTCTGTGCCAGGTCGGGACGGAAGTCCCAAACCTTGTTGTGCATGATGTTCAATAGCCCGATATTCATAATCTCTTTCGTCGTTAAATGTTTCTGTGTTGCATTATAATGGCAGGCGCTCTGATAATCAAGGGCAGGTTTTACGATGTCTGAAGGCTGAGGGCTGAAGGCTGAGGGGCAAGCGTCGGCGGTGGGATACACATCATCCATCATCCATCATCCATCAGCCATCACTTTATCTCCGGTGTCCGATGCGTAGCAGGGAAAGCAGTGAACAGCCGCTTGCGGCTCTGATCGCATGCCGCCTTCCTGCGCCGTGCCTCTGCCGCACAGGCGCACGCCTTCTCGCGCTCCGCCTGCGCTTCCCTCTCGCGCGCGATATTATATATAGGTGTATCTACCGCTGCCTCGCCCAGCGCATCCAGGTTCTCGGCGATATAGTCGCAAGCCATTGCCATTGCCTGCTGCGCGTCGGTCATGCTGTCGCGCCGTGCCAGCCGTTCTTCTTTTTCGATGCTGCTGCCGGTGCCCCTTGCCGATGTGCTCACCGTCAAGCTCGTGCGCGTGATAGTCGTCCGTCGGCTCTCGACATAGAAAGCCAGGGCTATGCGGAGCAATTCGAGCAGTTCCTCGAAATGCTCAGCGCTCCCCGCCGTCGCCCCCTCGCCGTCCTGTCCCGTTTGCTGCGATAGTATCGCAGCCTCCCCGTCGTTGGCAAAGGCCACCACGGCCTTCAGCAACTTCGCCCCAATCCTCGGCTTCAGGTAAGTATTCTGACAGAAGCGGATATCCCTCACCAGCGAGACATACGCCATGCGCTGATTCTTGATGTCAAGGAACTTGTCGAGCACCGTCGCCGTCTGGAACAGCAGGTCTTTGTTCAGGTAGAAGGCGTCGGCATCCTGCCACATCTCGGTAAACAGTTTCTCTCCCTTTGCGTCGGCTTCGAGGAACAGCAGCAGCGAGTCCGTCGCCCTGCCCGCGCTCATCCAGGCGTCCTTTACCACCCTGTCCTTCGCCTTCTCGTCAGCGGGGTCGTAGCTCTCGCCGGAAGACACATTCATGCCCCCGCCCTCGTTGAACGATACCGTCAGCAGTCCAGCCTTGTGCGCCAGCATCCTGTACCACTCTATCTGCTGACAGATGCGGACGAGACGTATAGCAGCCATATCCTCAGCTGGCACGTCGAACTCCTCCGGCGGCAACATACAATGCGGCGATATAGGTCCGCAAGAATGTATCCTGTCAAGTTGTTCCGTCACGTCGGCGTATGGCACTCCCGGGTCTTCTTTCGCCTTGCCAGTCGGTTTAACGGTCGTCGCAGTGATGTCTACATACTGGGCTTTAAGTCGCTCGTATTCGGCACACACGTGCTGAAAGAGCGTCGTGCCCAATAGCGGTTCCAGTGCCACCCGCTCCTCCTCCTCCAGATAGCCGAACAACACCTGCGGCTTGTCCCACCGCGCCGTAGGCATCAGGCTCTGGATCTCATTCTGTGTCGTAACTAACATGGTCGTATCGTTTTCCCCAATATCGTGCGAAAGGGTTGGGAAATCAAGGGCAGGTTCTATGGTCGCTCCGCTCGAAATTTGATTTAAAATTTATATTTAAAATTAAGTTTAAAATTATTCCTTCGGCGACAGCCCATTCTAAATAGAATTCTAAATACTAATTCTAAATATAATTTCAGGCGAAGCGCCCAATGAAAGACTACAGGTACTTCTCGCCGTGCCTTTGCGCCTCCTTCTGCATCTTGTTATACATAGCCGGGATGCCGTCGCTGCCCGTCCATTTGTTGACGGCCTTGATGCCGTTCACGAGGGCGCTCTCCAGGAGGTCGCTCTGGCGGTCGATGCTGGCCTGCAGCGAGGCAAGCATCTCGATGCTCATGCCGCCCGTTCCCTCAGCCGTCAGCCCTCCGCCATCAGCCATCTCCTCGAACTCCCCGATGTTGCCGTCGGCAAAGGCTCTCACGCCAGTGCCGCGACGGCGGCGGGTGCTCAGCCCCGCGATGCTGCCGCCGTTGTAGAGCGTCTGTATGTCGCGCCAGATGCCGGTCTCGTTCATCTGCAGCAGGCGGGTGGTCTTGGCGTCGATGATCGCCTCTCGCCCTGCCTCGCCCACGAGGTGGAACTCCGGCCCGTTGGTGATGTGCGTCTTGGCGTCCTTGCCCATGTACTTTGCGCGGTAGGTCTTGCCGTCGGCCCCGTCCACGTTGTACTGTCTGCCAGGTGTCAGCGAAGCAGGGTCGGTCAGCTCGTTCACGTTACCCTCTGCGTAGGTCAGCATACCCGTGGAGAGGCGGCCAGCACCTACCGATGCGCCGGTGGCTTGGGCGATCTCCGACTTCGACTTGGCAATCTTCGACGTAGCCAGTCCCATCAGTCCGCCGATAAGGGCGGTGAATACGCCGACGGCCACAGGGCCACCGATAGGACCGAGTTCTTTCAGCGTCTTTGATATCCACGAAGGAGCATTGGCAGCAGTCTCACCCGTCGATGCAGCCATTGATGCGGTCAGCATCGAGATAGCGGCCTGACCAGCTGCCTGCACAATCATCATCTGAACCTTCTGCGACGTGTCGAGGTTGTCGTTGCTCATTGTTTGGTAAGCAATGCCGTACATGTTTGCGGCGGCAGTCATGGCGGCAAACGACGATTTGTTGGTCTTTACCATCTGCTGGTCGTTCTGCTGCTCGCTCTTCTTCACCATCTCCTGAGCCTGCATCTTCGCTTGGGCGGTCTCGGTACTTGCGGCGATCTCCTTCTGCTTCAGTGCGTCCAGTTTCTCACCCGTAGCCTCTATCTGTTCGTCGGTGATGGATAGCGGCGACGGTACGTACCCTGGCAATTCAGTCAGCATCTCAGTCTTCTCTGTCTCGGCAGCGATAGCCTGCTCCTTATATGTCTGCCACAGCAGCCCCATGTTCTCCTGACTCTTGGCTACTTCCTCGTCGGTCATCTGCCAAGGGGCTTTCGGAACACCCTCGCCGCTCGGCGTTTCGCCCGTTGGCTGTACGGGAGCGATAATCTGTCCCTGCTCGTCCACGGCGAATCCCTCGGCATTGCGCTTGTAGCCGTCGCCTGAACCGCTGCCGCCCGCTGCGCCCATTGAGGCATAGAGCGCTTCGGTGTTCTTGATGACCGCCTGTGTGTTGGCATCAATGACAGAGTTCTGCAACAGGGCGTTGAGCTGGTCGGTGATGGTTTCGCTCATCTTCATGTTGATGTCGTCCCAGAGTTTCTTCCACGCCTCGGCCTGGGCGTTTTGCACTTCTATCTCATGCTGCCTTTCCAGTGCCTGGCTCTCGTCCAGATATTCATAGTGCGCCTTTGCGTCGCTGGTGCCTGCATCGTCTATCACCACGTAGGTGCCGGCTCCGGGGCCGCCTTTGCCCGTCAAGTCCAACTTCGCCCGCTCGTTGTAATACTCCGCGTCACCCGCATGGCTCGCCTCGAATACTCCCTGCAGCGAGCTTGTCAGCAGGTCGGCCCACTCCTTCAGTTCGGTGTACAGGCGGTTTTGCGATTCCTCCGTGCGGGCAATAATCTCCTCGCGCTGCTTGGCCAGTTCGGTCTCCTCCTTGGCCAGCGAGAGGTTGAGCGACATCTGGGCGTGCTTGGCATCCAGCCGCAGACGTTCGGCTTCGTTGGTCTTGCCCTCATCCTCGCGCAACTTGGCTTCACGCAGCAGGTCATCGACGCGCTGCTGTCCCGTCTTGCGTACCAGGTTGTAGTAGTGCTCCTGCATCCGCAGTTGCAGTTGCAGTTGCTTGATGGCCAGTTTGTCGGCCACGCGCTCCGAGGCCACCCCTGCACCTATCAGGTTGTTGGCGCGGCTCACGCTGCTCTGCTGCACGCCCAGGGCGCTGATGGCTGCCTCGTAGGTGGCCTTCATGCTCTTGCCGTTGGGCAGTATGGCGTCGTTCCATGCGATGTCCACCTGCTTCTTCACCTGCGAGGCTTCCTTCTTGATGGCATCCTGAACCTGGTCGTACACCTCATGCAGCTGTGCTATGATGGCCCGCTTCTCCTTGTCGGCGTTCTCGCTATTGATGATGGCGTCTGCCCATGAGCCAAGCCCGTTCTTGCGCATGTCCTCGGCCAGCTGGTCGAAGGTCAGGCTGTAGGCGTTCTCTGCCTCCTTCAGCAGGAATGTCAGTCGCTTGGTGTTCTCCTCCATGAACTTGCCGTCCTCGGGCACGCCGTCCTTGAACAGCAGCCCCATCTTCGTCAGGTTGTTCTGCAGGTTGTCCGTGATGCCGTTGAACGGGCGCTCCTTGGCGATGATGGCCTCTATCTCCTTCAGTTGCTTCACAACGATGGCCTGCATGGCGGTCAGGTCTTTCTGCGCCTCGCGGTTGTTATACTTGCGGTCGCGCTCCCAGGCGGCAATCCACTCGGCCTCGATGGCCGTCCACGACACCTCGTCGAGTTCCTTGACCGATGCCCACCACTGGCGGAACTGCTGAATGAACTGCTTGTCCTCGCTGGTGAACGTCTGGCGCAGTTCCGACCGCTTCGTCAGGTGCTCCTGCTCCAGCGCATCCAGCCGGCGGTTATACTCCGCCTCGGTCATCTGCTCGTTGGCGCGGGCTTCCTCTATCAGTTCCTTGCGCTCCGAGTAGTAGCGGTCCAGTTCGGCAATGGCTCCCTCGCTCTCCGGGGTCTTGGGTTTCTTCTTCGACCTGCCGCCTTTCTCAGGGTTCTTCCAGTCGCCTGTCGGTGTCAGGTTACGGGCATCAAGCTCCTCCTGAATCTTCAGTCGCTCCTCGTTGTACCAGGCTATGGCGTCGCGCATGTTCTTGATACCCTTGCGGGTGGCTTCGTCCATGAACTTCTTATCCATCGACAGGACTTTCTGTACATCGGCACCGCCAGCCAAGGCACGCACACGCTCCAGCATCTCCTTGCGGCGCTTCACCAGGGCGTTGGCATCCCACTGCTCGTAGGGGTCAACACGCTTGTCGTAGTTGCCGTAGGGGCCACGGTGGTTGAGAGGGTCGTCGTTATCGTTGTTATTGTTGTTGTAATTGTTATTACCTACGTCTTGATTAACTCGCTGCCTTTGTGTCTCGCGCGTCTGACTTAGGCGGTTCTGATCAATAGACGGCATTATCATCCAAGGGAGGTAAGCAGACTGAGCGTCTTTGACAGTTGGTTGCGGCAGGAGTGGAACTTGGATTTCCTTTGGCGTTGGGGCGTTTCTTAATTCTTCTGCAAGGGTCTGCAGTCCGTTAATTGCTCCAGCCAGGTTTTCGTAGGCTTTGGCGATGTCCTCTTCTGAAGAGTTGACAGCCGTAATAACTTTTACAGCCCTTTCTCCTTGTTCCTTAAAATTGTTTATCATTTCCTGCGTATCTTCGACACGCCTCTTTTCTGCCGACGATATCTGAGCATTGATGTCTTCTGATGCCTTTCCTATCTCTTTGGTCATTTCAAGATAGGTTTTCGTGTATTCTGTTCTGAAGTTCTTGATAGTATTACCTACCCAGCCCCATTCACCTGACATACGAGATCCAACACCCGTAATGTTAGGTAACAAACCCGTTTCTGTGATTTGTGGAAAAGTTTCCTCCAGATATTTATATACCCATGTAGCAATCAAAACCTCTGCGTTCTCGGATGCTTCTTTCGGATTGTCCACACCTTTCGACTGAAGATACTGTTCAATCTTGTTAGGGTCGATAGCATCCGTAGGAATTTGGAAGGAATCGGAGTTGGGATTATAACTGATTTGCCTGAGTGTTTCCTTGATGTCGTTCCTGGCACGGGCAATCTGCTCGGCACTCAGGCCAGCGTCGCGTAAATCATCAACAAAACCAATCCACTCTTCCGCCAGATTCTCACTGTAGTGCTCCTTTACCCTCGACTCTACCTGCGTTTTTTCCCTTTGCAACATCTCTGCTTCGAGGGCAGCAGCTATACGCTCGTGCGCTAACGCCACAAGGTTAGAGTTCTCAGCGTCAGTCAGTAAGAAGCCAAGATACTGACTGTACTTCTGATTGATTTCGTTCATCAGATTCTTACGCTTCTCCATATTGCCGTATGCAGCATAGTACGATTTTACGAGTTTGTCAAGTTTGTCTTTTTCCTCGTCAATCTTAGCATTCAATTCCTCAACCGCTTTCGTGGAAATGTCAACTTCTCCAACCCATGTTGACAAAGCATAGACAGCATAAAGAATAGCCGTCGCCAGAGCCATCCATATATTGGCCATCATTTCCTTGTTGAGCGCCTTCGTAGCCATCTTGGCCCTTATCGTTGCCACACTTTGTGCTGCTGTTGCTCTTTCCGCCTCGGTCATAGCAGCAGCCTCTGCTAACTTGGCATTACGGAGGGACTTGCTAAGCATTATATACTCTTGCGTATTTGCTATTAGTCCCTTCAGACCAGTGCCCATAGCCTTCAGTCCGCTTATAGACTTAAAGAAGATACCCTCGCCAAGACCAATTTTCAAGAGGCCCCAATAAACGATAAATGTTTTCAAAAGAACTGAAACGGCTTTCAGCGCAGGGCTCACATTGCCTGACAGCAGATTCACTAATCCGCGCAAAAGATCGATGATGACGCCGAGGGCTCTCTGCGCTTCATCTCCAATCCACATTTCTTCAAACTCATTTTTCAGCCGCTCCCACTTTGCCGCCGTCGTCTCGTTCATCTTGTCGAACTCCTGCTGTATGGCAATATTCTCCTCATACGCCTCGCTGGCTACGCCCAATTGTCTTTCCAGCTCCTCAACATTCTGACTCAGGCCTGCGAACACAATACCTGCACGGGCACCCTGCTGGTTCAGTTCCTTCATTATGTCCTGGAAACCGGCAGCCTCCATCATTTTCTCCACCTTGTCGGCCACGCCGTCTGCATCGTTTTCAATGCCTTCTGCCGTGATGCCGCTACGCTCGCGGATGGCCTTGAACAGGTCGATGATGACGGTCATGCCCTGCCCCTCAGCAAAGCGTCGCTTGATGTCCTCTTCGGTTTTCCCAATAATTGCGCCTATCTCGTAAGCGTTATTCCTGATAGCCGGAATCATTCGCGACAGGGCAGTAGCAGACATCTCAACTCTCATACCCAGGCTGCTGATCGTCGAACCCAGTGCGGCCACCTGGTCGATGGTGATGCCGCTCTGTGCGCCCACGGCTCCCACGCGCTTCACGAGGTCGGTGATTTCGGGGGCGGTCGAAGCACTCGTGGCACGCAGACGGTCGATGGTCGATGCAATCTTCTCCATGGCGACGGCCGTTGCCGACGAGCCCTCGATGGTGCCCTCCTGCAACTGCTTGCGTATCTTGTCCACCTCGCCCGTGGCGATGGCCACACGCATCATCTCCGTAGCGGCCTCGCGTCCCATTTCGGGCAGGGCAATCATCAGTTTGTTTGCAGCCTCGGTGAAGCCCTGCACGTCCTCCAGGGTCTTCAAGCCCAGCTGTCCGGCACTGGCGGAAATTTCCATGAGTGAGGTCAAACTGGTCCTGACGTCCATTTTCTTCAGGTTCTCCGACAGGCGCCCCACCTCGTCGGCGGTGAAGCCCGTGGTCTTGCGCACCTCACCCATGCGGTCGGAGAGGTCCATGAGGTCGCGGGCGGTGTTGCTCACCTTCTGCCACAGTTCGTTGAACCCCATGTACATCACGACGTAGGTCTTCAGGCGGTTGAAGGCTTTCTCCCAGGCGGTGGCACTGGCCTTGGCCTGTCCCTCCATTTCCTTCATCACGTTCTTGGCGTTGCGCACCTGTTCGGCGAAGCGTTTGTACTCCGAGCTGTTCTGGCCGAGCGACTGCTGCATCTGGCGCAGCTGTCCGTCGGCACGCTTGATGGCGGCGCGCAGCTCGTCGAGGTTCACGGCGTTGGCAGGGGTCTCGATGAGCGTGCGCATCTTCTCCTGCGACATGTTGACGTTATCCTGCTCGAACTTCAGCGAGCGCAGCTTCTTCGTCAGGTCGTCGAGTTCCTTCTCCTGAGCGTCCACGGCGTTGCCAAGGTCGCGCTCGGCCCTTATCTGCTTGATTAGTTCCTCGCGGCGGCGCTCCAATGCCTGCGTGGCCTGCTGTATCTCTTGCGCACTGGCGGAGAAACCTTTCTTGCCAGCGCCCTCGGCAATCTTCTGCGCGTCGGCCAGCTTCATCCACTCGCCCGTGGCCTCCTTCAGTTCCTGGTTCATCTCGCCGATGGTCTTGCGCAGTTCCTCCCACCGCTTCTGCCCGTCGGCGGTAGAGCGGTCCTGAGCCATCGCCTCGGCCTCCAGCACCTTGATACCCTCCTGCATCTCATCGCGGGTCATGCGGCGTGCTTTCTGCAACTGCTCCTCCACCTCCACCAGTCCGAGGGCTTCGGCCTTCTGCTGCTTGTAGTAGTCGAGAACGTCTTGGGTGGTTTGCTTCTGCCTGCTTAGCCATTCCACCTGTCCTTTCTGACCTGTGCGGGTGGTGGTGCCGTCGTCGAGTATAAGGGTCTCGCCCTCGATGGCATCTCGCAAACCCTCAATCCTGTAGCCCTCGCGCTTATACTCACTCGTCTGCTTGCGGAACCACGAGCTGTTAGCGTGCTTCTTTTCCAGTTCGGCCAGTTCCTTCTCCATACGTTCGAGTTCGTCAGTAGCCTCCTTGATCTGCTGCTCGTAGTAATCCACGTTCTCTGCAGTTCGTTTAATATCATCATCAAACACCGACGTGTGCTGACTCAGCTGCTCGTCTATCGACTGCCCCGGCGTGGTGACCACCGTGCCTTTCATGTGCTCACTGAACCGCTTCATCACCTCGTCGGCATCGGCGAACCCCGTGCTTATCTTTGCCAGTGCGGTTTCGAACCGTGCCAGTTCCTGCCGCTCGTCAGCGGTAGCGTCGCCGTCGCGCTCCTTCTCGTGGATCAGACTTACCAGCGTTTCGCGCTGCCGTTGTAGGGCTTCGGTGGCTTTCTTCGTCTCTGCGTCGGTGGTCACGAATCCCTCGGTGCCTATGCTATCGGCATACTTCATGGCATCTGCCACGGTCATCCATTCCCCGCGCAACTCTGCCGACTGCTTCTTCAGTTCTTCGAGGCGGAGGGTGAGCTGGCCGATGGCGCGTTCGCCGCGCTCCCACTCTTCCTTGTCGATGGTGGGGTCGAGCTTGCGGTTCGACTCACGGAGGCGGGCCAGTGCCTGCTCCATCTTGTCGATGCTGCCGGAGCGCAGTCGGTCGGCCTCGCGGGTGGCTTCCTGCTCGGTGGTGATGTTGCGCTGCATGGCGGCGGTATCGGCGTTGATTTCCTCGGTGAGGTGGCTGTATGCCTGGCCATTCTTCAGCTGTTCGTCGGTGAGTCCGCGCAGTTCGTCTTCCACTTTCTTGACGGCCTCGCCCTCGTGCTTCTTGGCTTCGGCCTGTGCGTTGCGGGCGTCGGTCTGTTCCTGTTCGGCCCTGGCTAAGCGCTGGTTGGCGGTCACGGTCTCGTCCACCATGCCGTTCAGCTTGTCTTGCTGCTGGTTCAGCTCGGCGGTCTTCTGCGAGAGTTGTTCCTGCTTCTGTGCCAGCTGCTCGGAGGACTGAGCGGACTGCTGCTGGGCGGTGGCGGACTGCTGCTGGGCGGTGGCGAGTTTTCCTTCTGTTTCCGTTATGTCAGTAAGGACTTTCCCTTTTTCCTTAACGGCAGCAAGCAGCGCATTGGTGGCCTCTGTTGACTTCTCAGTCAGTTCGGTCATCCTATCGGAATTGTCGGGCGTTTCCAGAGCAGACTTGTATTTCGCTTCAAGTGTTTCGATTTGCTTGATGGCAGACTCGTACTCTTTGATAAGAGCCTTGTAGTAGTCGATAGCGGCCTGAACACCCTGCTTGGACTGGCCATCCTCGTTATAGAGGGATTTCTTCCAGTCGGTATCTTTTAGGGCTTTCTTGTATTCATCCTGCAGTTTCTTCATCTGCTCCAGGTTGAACTTCAGGTCGTCAAGGCTCGTGGATTTGCCCTGATCTGTAAAGCTCGCTGCCCTCTCATAAAGGTAGGCTCTTGCGTTTTCAAGATTACGCTGTACGGATGCTTTGAAGTCTGTTTCTGATACAGAATGGCGGCTCATCATCTGGACATCTGCCGCACCGATGGTATCAGCATATCCGTTATAAGGTATGAAGTGGTCTTGTGGAAGTTTCTCCAAAGAAGACTTCATTTTGTCGCGGAACTTTGCATAAGCCTGCTCGAACTTTTTCATTTTGTCTCTTGGAGTCGGCAACTTGCTAAGCTCTTCAAATTCGGCATGGTAACGGTCGGATAATTCACCCTGCGTCTTGATAACTCCATCAAGCTCGTCCCTCTTGGCCTTTAGGCTTTCCAGCTTTGCCTTCAACTCATCTATCCCGCTCGTGTCAATCTTCGGCTCCGCCTTCACCTCCCCCATCTTCCTGATATCGTCGGTCAGCCCCTGCACTTCGGTGCGCAGTTTCTCCACGGTCTGCTTCTGCTCGTCGTAGGCCTGCTGTTGGGTCTTGGCGGCACGGCGGGCGGCGTTCAGCTCCTTGTTGGCATCGTCCACGCGCTGGTTGCGTATGGCGCGGTCCTCCTTCTCCTGTGCTTTCAGTTCGTCGCGCCGGTCCGTGAGCGTCTGCTGCTGGATGCTATTGTTTTCCATCTTCTGCTCCAGCTCGCGGCGCTGCTGCTGCTTCAGGTCGAGCCGCTGGCGCAGCTCGTCGTTCTCGCGGCGTGCGGCATCGGCGCGTGCCTCGGCATCGTGTATGGCCTGCTGGCTGCCGTCGTGGTCGGTGGCGTAGGCTATGCGCATGGCTTCCTCGCGGTCGGCCACCTCGCCGCGCAGACGGCGGTTCTCCACGGCCACGGCCTCGATGGCCGCCCCCACCTTCTGCCAGTAGTTGGTCAGCTCGTTCTTCTCGGCCTCGGTCTCGGCGGTCTGCATCAGGTCGGCCAGCCCGTCGCGAGTGCGCTTCAGGGTCTGCTCGGTGACGGTGCCGCCCCGGGCTATCTCCTCCACCACGTGCTGGTAGTCGGTCTTGAAGCGCTTCACCACCACGTCGGCCTCGGTGGTGATGGCCTCTATCAGTCGCATCTCTTCAGCGTCGCCCGGGTCGCCGCCAGCTTTCAGGTTGTCGTACCGCTTCTTCATGCCGTTCACGCCGGCACGTATGGCCTTGATGCTCATGTCCTCGATGTTGCCCATGGCGTAGTGGCGGTAGAGTTCGCCCGCTGCCTTCACGCCACGGGTATAGTCCTTCATCGTGGTGTTCACGTCCTTCAGGTCGCTGTTCAGCCGTCGCAGCTGCTTGCGGTATTCCTGCAGTGCGGAGTTGTCGTCGGGCACGTCGCCGAGGGCCTTGATGCTGGCGTTCACTTCGGCTACCTGCTGGTTCAGTTTCTCGGCATGCGTCTGCAGGGCCTGCATCGTAGCGTTGGCCATGCGGGAGTCTACCTCGAATCTTACTCTTGACACTAAGTCTTGATTTCGTCTGCTCATAGTGGTATGCTGTGTCTATGTGTTGTTTGCTGTGTTGTGGGGATGATGGCGGGCTCAGGCGCGGCCCTCGTCGAGCAGGCGCTGTATGAGCCTGCGGTTCTGCACCGAGGGTCCGAGGGCATAGACCATGAGGGCCAGTCCGTGGTAGGAGTAGCGGTCTTCGAGCATGGTGATGAACTTCGATGCCTGCTTGCGCATCTCGGTGGGTATCGAGGGCTTGGCGCGGCGCGGGCGACCGTCGGGCATGCGGATGGGCTGCCACTTGCGCCCGGCGATGGCTGGAGGCAGCCCGATGAACGGCATGCTGCGCCCGAGGGCCAGCTCGACGAACTTGGAGTAGTAGAGATACTTAGCCTCGAACACCTGGCGGTTGCCGCCGCAGTCGTTCCATGTGCGCCACTTCACGGATCGCAGCAGTGCGCCCGACTGTATGGCTCGCTGCCGCTGGATGTTGCCCTTGGAGTCGAGTTCGCCGAACTCCGTGAACTTGGCTATCCACTTCATCACGCGCTCGTCGCGCCAGTCGAACTTCATCAGTTCGATATTCTCGCCGTAGGGGTCGTGCTGCAGGGCCGTTGGTCTGTTGTCTGCCATAGTCGTTTTTTTTGTGGGGAAGATAGGGTTATGTGTCGTCAAAATCAAGGGCGAGAGGGGATGATGGATGATGGATGATGGAAGATGGAAGAACGAAGAAAGCCCGCCGTCCGGATGCTGATGCCGGATGACGGGCTTTGGTGTGAGAGGGTGAGCGGGCGGGCCTACTCATTAGGGTCGGACGGGTCGTCGCCCTCGCCGCCGGTGTTGTCGGTGGAGCCGCCGTCGGTCTTCTTGGCCACGTAGGCCACCTCCTTGGTGCCCTTCACCTCGTACTTGGGGTTGAAGGTGCCGAGCAGTTCGTGGAACTTCTGCTTCACCTCCAGATAGGGGCGCAGCGATACGCCTGCCAGTGCGATGAGCTCGCCGGCGTGCTTGACCATCGACTCTTCGTCGGTGACCACTCCGGGCATCAGCTCCTTGGCCTTGGCCAGGTTGATGCTCTGACACTTCAGACGGGCGTCGGTGTACTGTCGCCAGAGCACGTCGCCTGCGGTGTTGGTGAACTGGATGGCAAAGCCCTCTGCCATCAGGCGTGCTGCCACGTCGCTGAAGCCCGTGAGCACTTGCGAGATGACGTCGGAGGGCACGAGGGGCATGCGGTGGTGCAGCTCCTCGGCAACGAACTGGAGCGAGATGTTCTTAGGCTCCTCGTTGACGGTGATGGTCTTGGCGGTGGTGCCGAGGTTCTCGTTGCCGTTGTTGATAAAGATGTTGATATCAACCATAGTGATATTGCCGTTTAGCCCATCGGCCGGGGGTCTTAATGAAACAATATGTCGTGATGCCCGAAGGCGTCGTAAAAGTGGTCTCTCAATCCACCTGCAAGGTGATCTATTAAAGCACCTGCAAGGTGATCTCTCAATGCAGTTGCAAGGTGATCTATTAAAGCAGTTTCAGGGGCGGTTTAATCCGTTGTCGTGTTCGGGTCGGCGGGCGACTCCCTCTCCTCCTCCATCCGCCTGACGATGACGTTGGCGAGGCAGTGCTGCCAGCGGCGTTTTAGCTCGCCGTATACGCGCTCAATGGTGTCGATGCGCTTGTAGAGTTCTGCTTCCATCTGTGCAAGAGACCCCTTGCCTTCTATGGGCAGGTCAGGCTTCTCAAGCTCCTGCTCGCACCATGTTACGAAGCGCATCGTGCGCAATGTCGCCTGGTCCCGTGCAAGACGAATACGTTCAGCCAGACGTCGGTAGTAGGCTGCGTCGCGTACTGATGGCTGATGGCTTTTCGATGGCTGATGGCTGATGGCTGAAAGGCTACGGGTAGGCGCGTCAGCGGGAATTGGCTGATGTGCGTCGTCGGCAGACCCTCTTACATCTTCCTTCTTACTTCTTACATCGCACATCGACTCTAAGAGCGCCTGTGCCGCCAGCTCCGCGTCGTCGGGCTCAGGGGTGAGCGGTGCGGGCTTCACGCCCTCGATGCGGAGGGGAACAGGCTCCACCCCCTGCCCCATTCCCGACGTGCCGTCGCCTACCCGTAGCCTTTCCTGCTGAGGGGCCTGGGTGGCAGCCTTGTGTCGGAAGTATTTCTGTATTTTCTCTTTCAGTGTCATGCCCGCAAGATATGTCGCGGGGCTGCGGGGTTCAAGGGCAGAGGGTATCGGCTGTCGCCGAGAAATGGTCTAAAAATGAATACTAAAAATTGTCTATAAATATTTTTAATCCCATTTTTATTTCCATTTCTTGCGAAGCAATCCTAAGAGATTAAAGGACTGCTATCGGCTGTCGCCGAGAAATTGCGAGACTGCCGGCTGTCGCCGGGAAATTATACAAATTTAATTCAGAATTTCTCAAAAAGAAGATTTGAATAATTTGAAACCAATTTGAAAAATTTCCGCCCGTCAGGGCGCAGAAACCTTGAACCTTAAACTCACTCGCCCCACATCGCCCGGTCGAGCTCTTCGATGAACGGGTCTGGGGGTGGCTGCAGGAAACGCTCGGGGATGGGGGCGGCCTTCAGGAGATAGAGCGGGAGCCACGCTTCCTCGCTGACACACTGGTAGAGGTCGGCAAACTTCAGGCGCAGAAAGTCGTGACGCGAGCCGACGTACTGGCCCGTGCGCCCGCCCCACCGCTCTACGAGCTGCTGCAGGGCGCGGCTGTAGTCGGCCAGGTCTTCGTAGCCGTGGCTGGAGTGGTCGCGCAGGTTGATGCCGTCGATGGTGTCGCTGACGCGGAAGAAGCCCGTGGCCTTCTCCTCCAGCCGGTAGCAGTCCTCGTCCTCGCGCAGGCAGAAGCCCCCGCCCTCGAAGTAGTAGGCCGTCGCGCTGATGTCGTGGACGGTCTCTATTGGACCGCCCGCCTTGCGGCGTATGCGGTCGCCGTAAATGAATTTAGGTTTGGTCATTTGTTCTTTTGTGATTTACGATTTTCCCATTGTCTTCGCAACTGTTCACTGCGATACTCGCGGGTTTTCTTCAGTCCGAGCCGGTGGGCCATCCGTTTTACATACTCAATGCTGATACCAAGCCGACGGGCCAATTCATCGTTATCGGCAGTGGCATACTCGCGTTGCACCACGGCTTCAAGCTGGCGGGTCTTTTCGTGTTTCAGTTTTCCTTCAGCGGCCAGCCGTTTACTGATTTCACCTATTTTCTGCTGATGACGACGGATGCACTCTTCTGAACGGCGGATGCCATATTTTCCCGCAATCACCTGAATAGAACTGAAACTATAGCCTGTGCGCCTTACAAGCTCCTCGTCGTGCAGACCGTCGGGGTAGAGTTCGCGGATGGTGGCCACCAGCTGGAACCGCTGTTCGGGCGTCATGCCGTGTCTGGCGGCACGGTGCATCCTTACCCAGTCGCTGTCCTTGCGCAGCGCGAGCCTGTCGGCCCAGCGGCGGATGGTACGGTCGTTCACCTGGAAGTGGGCGGCCAGCACACGGTTGTCGGTCGTGGCATAGTGGCTGCGCAGGTATTCCGTCACCTCTGCCGAGAGTTTTGCGCCCTCGCCTTTCGGACGGTGACTCCAGTTGCGCTCCATGCTGCCGTTGATGGCACTGAAGCCCTGCCGGAAATCTTCATGCTTCTTCAGTCCAAGGCTGGCTGCCCACCGGCACACGGTGCGGTAACTCACGCCCAACGCGGCGGCCAGCCGGTCTGTCCGCGTGTCGGCGAAATGTCTGCGTAGAAAGTTTTCTTGTTCGGCTGTCATGTCGGATTTTCCTTTTCTGTGTAGTCGATGGCTTCGATGGTGTCAACGGTGCGCCATGCCGTGCGCCATGAGCGCTTCTGCTGGAGCAGCAGGGTGATCAGCAGGTCGTGGGGGTAGTCCTCCTTGACCACGTGGACGGCGAATGGTTGCGAGAAGTAGGCGGTCAATTCCTCGATGGGAATGACGGGTATCTCAGCATCGGGGTCGTTTATGTCGACGGGATGCTGCTGGCCGACGGCTGGGGCCCAGCGGTAGGCGGCGTAGACGCGGAGGCGCGAGAGGATGTCGGCGAGATTGGACAGTTTCTGCGGCACAGCAGCAGACTGAACATCGTCCGCGTCAATGCCGGCAAGGGTCAGCAGGGCGGCGCGGGTCACGTATGCCTCGTGCTCCTTGGGGTTCATTTGCAGGAAGCCTTTGGCCTCGTACTGCTGCAACATCTTGAAGTAGTCGAGCCAGGGCTGGAGGTTAGTTTTCTTCTTTGCCATGATTGCGGGGCTTTAAGTCTTGGATCACTGCGCCCACGATGATGAGCGTGAGCAGTTGGATAACGGCCTGTATGCCTACCATCAGACGGATTGGAAGCAACCAGGCAAGGGCCATCGGTACGGCCACGAAGAGCAGCGCCAGGACTAAGTAATAGATGATTTTCTGAGTCATTGTTTCGTTGTTTTTTGAGTCGGCTTGCAGCCGAGAAATTAGTATTAAAATTCATTCTGCCTTATTGTGTCGCTTGCCGCGATACCGCTCAGCTTCCGCCTCAATAGCCTTGTAGTCGAAGTCGGGTTGCAGTTTTCGCAGTTCGCGTCGTAGCAGGCGTATCTCCTGATGGTCGATGCCTGCGTCGTGCTCATACTGGTAGTAGAGCGTGCGGTAGTGGTCGAGTTGTTCAGACTTAAACTGCAGTTCCTGCTCCAGACTCTCCCACGTGCGGTCGTGTCCTTGGCGGTCGAGTTCGCGCTGCAGCCGCTTCTGTACGTCGTCGTACAGTTTGGCCAGTTCTCGATGGTTTCGGCGGGCGGTAGCCCAGTTATAGTAAAACTTCTCGCCGAGGTTGAGTTGTGCGTCGGTGTACTTCTCGCGGTGCAGCCGTGGAGCCTCGCGGACGATACGGAACGACTGCGCTACGTAACGGTACTCAGCGTCGATGTATATCAGTCCCGCATAGTCGGGCACCTCGTCGGGCTCTATCAGTCCCGTCGGCACGGCATAGTAGAAGTAGTTGGGTCGGCGGTGGTTGGCACGAAACTCCATGCTGTTGGGTGAGAGTGTGGCTCTGTAGTCGTCAACCGTCGCATATCGCTTATGATTATAACGCTCGTAATGCTCGTAGAAGCATGGCATCATCTGTTCTTCAGCCGTCGGACCCTGTAATATGGCGTGCTTGTGTGCCTTGTGCTTGAAGTCGTTCTTAAAGTCGGCGCGGCTAATCTTGATTTCAAATTCGTAGATGTAGCCGGCCTTCGTCCAGATGAGTTTGTCGCTCTCCCACTCGAACACATACAGTCCGTCGGCATAGTACTTGTGCGAGGCGAAGAAGTGGTTGAGCCGCTTCTGGATAGTCGCCTCGGTCAGTTCCTCGCGGATGGGTGGTCGTGATATAATGCATGTCATTTTATTCTTGTCTTTATTGGGTTAAACATTCGTTGAGTGTTACCAGATGGCCATGTCGGGGAGGTTGTCGGGAGGAGTATCAGACCCCACCCCTGCCCCTCCCCTTGATGGGAGGGGAGCGGCTGCGCCATCGTGTGCGCTGATAGTGCGGCAGTTGTCGCGGCGGTCTGTGCGGTAGCCGCTCCCCACCCCTGTAGGGGCGGGGCTGGGGGCGGGGTCAGTATCTGCTTCATCCTCCCACCGTCGGTGGTTCAGATACCCTTGGGCATACATGCGCTGGATGCCCCGTGTCTCGCAGTCGTCGCGGTAGCGCTGGATGCCGGCGAGGGCGGCGCGGCGGTCGCCCTTCGACAGCTTCCGCCACGCCCGCTCGGCGGCCACACGGTCGCGCTTCAGGCCGTATGCGTCCCAGAACTTCTGGAACTCCTGGTCAATAGGTGTTGATGTTTTCCTTGTCATATCGCTAATATATATTATATGTGTGCGGTCAGTCCGCCGCCGTGATGTGTCCGCTGTCGTCGATGCCCAGGGCCTGCATGTCCTCCTCGGAGGCATACTTGCGGGCGGTGTCGAGGTTTAGCTCGATGGCGTGCTTGCCGATGCGGTTGAGCACGTCGCTGTCGGAGAGCTTGCGGGCCAGCACGTCGGCGGCCAGTCGCAGGTTGGGGTCGTCGTTCAGGTCGATGAAGTCTGCAGGGTCGTCGGTCTTCACGTAGATGGCGCAGAGCTGCCGCCAGGTGTGCAGCGGCTGGTCGTAGCGGCCACGGGCGAAGAGCGGCGAGTAGTCGGCCCCGAACTTCTCCTTCAGGTCCTGCATCAGCGCGTCGTACTGTCCCACGGCCAGCTCGGCGCAGATGAGCCCGCACTCCAGCCGTGCCTTCAGTTCGGTGTCCTTCTGCTTGTGGCGGTCGAGGACCATCTTCACGGCCATATACACGTTGAAGATATGGCGGCGGTACTCGTCCTCGGTGCCGTCGAGATAGTCGAGCCACATCTTCAGACGGTCGCCGAAGTTGCTGTTGTGGATAGCCTCGTAGTGCTCCTGGCGGCGGAACGTCTCGCGGCAGAGCTGCTTCGTCTTCTGGCGGTACAGCCCGGCCTGCTTGATGGCGTCGATGCCGTCGCTGATGGCGATGCGTGCCACTTCGTTGGCAATGCCGATCATCGTGTTCACCAACGAGTTCGCCCGGTCGTAGCCCTCCATGTAGAGCTCCTGCGTCATCTTCGGGTTCGCCATCTTCAGCTCGGCAGAGTATCGCTTCTGGTATAGGAATGGATTTGTCATAGTCATATCGCTCTTTAGAATGTTCACTTTAGAATGGCAGGTCGTCGGCTGAGCCCTGGCCCTGCACGGGCTGACCGTTGGAGTTCACCTGCGGCGGGAAGGGCGACTGCGATGGCTGAGGGCTGACGGCTGACGGCTGAGCCTGTTGCTGATACGGCTGCTGCCCTACGGAGCGGAGCACGTTGTAGCAGCGGATTTCGTTGAACCAGCGGCCGTTGTACTCGTGGGCGTCGATGTCGAACTGTATGGTGACATTCTGTTCGCCCTGCTGAATGTTGAATTGCTTGATGCGGTCTTCGCCGAAGATGCGGAAGACCATGCGCTTCGGATACTGCGCCGGCACTTCCAATACATAATCCTGCGACATCCATGGATTGCCGCTACGCTGAGAGACGCCCGACTGCGCGGGCATCACTACTGTGATTGTTCCTGTAAGATCCATTTTGCTATTCTTTGTTCGTTGTTTCTAATTTATGTTTCTTCTTGTTCTTCTGAAAGGGCATGAGCTTCTGCTGCTTCGGGTCGTAGGTGTGACTTCGGACGATGCCCAGTCGGAAGGCGAAGCCCTCCTCAATCTTTGCGCCCCTCGACAGTTGCCAGCCGTCTATCATGCAGATGTTGTCGGAGCGGGACAGCAGCCAGAGGTCATAGACGAGCACCGTGCGGTAGGCACCGTCCTCGCCCAGCAGGCGCTCCAGCAGGCGGTAGATACGCGGGTGCTTGCAGGGTAAAACATTTGCCGGGTTCACGGGTCGGCAGCCCGAGGCCCGCAGCAGCGTGGCACAGTCGTGGAACGCCTGCACGTTCCGCGCCTGCTCCTCGCTGTCGCTCGAAGTCATCGGGCCAGAGATATAGATACGTTGCTTCTTCATGCCTCGTTCTCGTTAGGTATTTGTCCGTTCTCGCGCATGGCGGTGAGCTTGCCGATGAGTTGCTGGCGAAGTTCTGGCGTAGCGGTCTTGACATACTTGTCTGCTATCTCCTCGACTGTCTTGCTGCGGTCTTTCAGTTCCTCTGCCATGCGACCCATCAAGTCGGCAGCCTTATCTTGAGCATACTCGAACACGTCGATAATCTTGGTCTCGGCGATGTTCGACTTCTCGTAGTCTATCATCGTGCCGTCCATCACTTCGTTGATGTTCTTGACGGCACCGTCGAGCGTGGCGGCCTGCACCAGGTAGGTGACGGCGCTGCGCTTCTCCTTCTCCGTCTTCTCGTCGATGGTGATGAACATGAGCTTGGCCTTGTAGTAGCGGTCGTCATTCGCCGCGTCGCTGAAGAACACTTCCTTGTACTGTGCCTTCTTCACGTCAGTGATTTCAAACTCGCCGCTGATGTATGCGGACATTTCCTCGATGATGCGCTTCTCGGCCTCGCTGAACGAGAGGGCATCCACCACATACTGTTCTGTCACTTTCTTCTGCAAGCCGTTCTCCATGACTTTCTCATAGCGGACCTTGCACTCAAACCATGTTGCTGTTCTTGATCTCATTGTTGTTGATGTTTTATTGGGTTATTAACTGTTCGGGCTTTCGCCCTCGAAATTCACTCTATCGGTTTCCCTCTGAAGGTGACGCCCTCGTCATCCTCCGTCCAGCTGCCCAGCAGTGTGACCGAGTGGCGCTGCTGCCATCGTGCGGCCTTGCGCTTCCACTTGGTGTCGCGGTGGTATCGCTGGCCCTGGCGCAGGGATTTCTTCATCTTGCGGGGCAGGGAGCTGCCGTCGGGTGTGAGCGTCACCATGCTATCTGAATCGTGGAGCAGACGGGAGATGCTGTTCAAGGCTTCCTCGTCGCCATTGGTTGTCGTGGTTATCGTTGCCGTTCCTGTCATGGTGAAGCCTTTCGGCAACTGATAGGTGCCACTTTCTTCTTCCGGCGCAACGCTTATCTGGTCGCTGCTGATGATAAGTGGTTCCGGGTTCAGCAACGCAGCGGTATTTATTCCGTAAACCGGCAGTGCTACTTTTTCCTTCTCCATAATCGTTCTTGTTTTTAAGCCGTCTTTCGACGGGAAATTATTATTAAAATTGTTATTAAAATTATTCTGCATAGCCGTCTTTGAGGGCTTGCTGCAGCAGGTCAATCATCTGCTGCACCTCCTGACGCGAGTAGATGGCAAAGCCCACCTCGTCGTTGTCCTCGAACATGCCGTCGCGTCCCGTCCAGTGCTCAAAGGGGTATTCCTTGCCCAGGTGTTGCTCCATGTCTGTGAGGATGTCGTCGTTCTCCGAATCAGACTGTGCGGCGCAGGCGTCAAGGTTGCCTACCTCCGTGCTGTAGAAGTCCACGTCCCATGGCCCGTCGAGTATGCAGGGCGTCTGTATGCTGAACAGATAGTTGTCGTAGCTGTTCGTCTGCTTGTTCAGCCTTGGGAACTTGCAGAACACGGTGCCTTTCGGCATCCGCTTGAATGTCTCGCGGTTTATAATCTTCATACGCCGTCCTCCTTTTTCGTCTTCTCTGCCATCTTCCTGAACATACGCTTTATCTCGTTGAGTGCTGCATTGTCCTCCAACAGGCACACGTCTGCCTCGCGGAGTGGAGTGGCCCAGCGGTCGCCTCCGATGCCGAGGAAGTGGAAATAGTCGGTGTTGCCCTCGCGCTCGATGCCGGCGCAGTAGGCCAGCACGTACTCGTTGCCGCGCATTGTCGTCACCAGCCGGCCTATGTAACCGTTCTCGCGCCGTATCGGCACCTCGTTCTCGTCGCGCCAGCCGGGGTGTGCCCGGTCGATAAGGTAGTAGCATTTCAGCGTCCAGGCGTCGAGGTCCATCACGTAGCCGTAGTACACGTAGTCAGGCTGCTCGTCGGTCAGTTCAACTTCCGGCACCGACTTGATAATCAGCTGCACCACGCCTGACAGCGTGAGTCTTCTTGACGAGGTGTCCATAAGCTGCTGTAGCTCCAGCCCCAGTCTGTTCTCGTGGCCTTCGGCATGGCGGTAGAACCACGCCGTGCGCCCTCCCTTGGTAATCTTGATTGCTGCTTTTGTGCTCATAATCGTTTTGCTTTGTTGTTATTACTCTTACTCCTCTGGCTCCTCGCTGTAGGCTCCCGGTCGGAGCTGCCACAGGTGGAAGCAGTTCTCATGCAGGTTGACGAACGACTCGCGGCGGGGGAATATCTGTGCCACGGTCATGTTGTCGGGCATGAACTCGTAGCGCAGTTCCTTCAGTTCGTAGTAGCCCAGCGTGTGGTTCGAAGACGCTGATAGATGCCACAGTCCGTCGTCGATGGTGATGATGATCTGCTTGCCTTTGTAGTGGAACATGCCGGTGGAATAGACACCGTGCTCGTCCTCGATGTACTGCGGCGTGAGCAGTCCCTCGCCGCCCTCGTAGCCCACCAGGGCTGCGGTTGCTGCCATTGCCATCGGTGAAGGCTTCACGCGGCAGCGCTCCAGTTCTTCTCTTGTCTTCATTGTTTAGTGATTATGTCCTTATATTCCGTCTCGATATACTCTTTCAGCCCATAGAACGTGCGGCGTTCCATGAGCGAGGATGAAACAATCATGCGGCGCAGCGACTCGATGTCCTGGCCGGTGACGATAATTTGCAGTTCGTCGTCCTGCGTTTTTCCAAAATGTACCATCTTTGTAATTTACGATTTGACGATTTACTATTTACTATTTATTTACGATTTACCATTTACTATTTCTGAGCGGTAGCAAATTATTCACTATTCACTATTCACTTTTCACTTAAAAAAGCTCCAGTCCTTGCCGACGGCATTTGGGTAGTCGTCGAAAATCTTGTGCAACTCGTCGTCGGTGAACAGGCGGTGCTTGCCGGTGCCGCCAATGAAGTCACGGAACGACTGCTTCCAATACACCGTGGCGCGGTCTCGCGTCTGCTGCATCACGTCCTGCACGAAGGCGAGGCACTCGGCAGGGTCGTAGGGCCTGAACTCCTGGCCGCCGAGCGTGAACCCCTTGCGGCATACCTTCGTGCGCTCGGTCATCAGTCCGATCTTGAAGTGCTGGCAGCCCGCGTCGAGCGCCTGCTGTATCATGCGGAAACTGGAGTCGAAGTCAATGACCGGCTCGATGCTGGCCCACGTCTTGAAGTGCATCTCTGTCAGTTGCATCATGGTCTTGATGCGCTTGGCGTTGGGGTCGGCGTGTGGTTCCAGTTCGTCGTGCCCCGTCAACGTGAATCCGAATGCTATGGGGTCGGGGTCGCTGGTAAAGTGCGGGTTGTCGATGAAGTCGAGCCGTCCGTGGCCTGTATGATAGAAGGGGATACTGCGGCTCCATTGTTCTGTTTTGTCAAATCCAAATATTTGCTCGGTAAATGAATCGAGGATGAGAAAAGTAGCATCCTTGGTAAGCAACATCACGGGGATGCGCATTTGGTGGGCGGCATCGTGGGCGATGGTCAGCGACAGGTTGCGCGTATTCGGCAGGCACGGGTCACTGGTGAAGGTGAAGAACAACCCGCCGTCGCGGATGATTTCGTCCTTGTGTTCGATGATTTCGGTCATCGCCAGGTGATAGGCATGGTCGTTACTCACCACGCCCTTCTTCAGCACGGGGTGATCTTGTCCGAGGTATTTGCCCGACGGGCCTTTCCGCAGATAGCAGTTATGCGCCACAAAGCCGTTGGCAAAGAAGTTGCCCGTGGTGGTCTCTATGTCGATAAGCCGTGCAGGGTTCGTCAGTTTCTTCTTTTCTGTCATGTACACGCTGTTGTTGTCGAATTTCAGCCGAGAACCCTCGAAGTCAAACAGCGACGTGATGGCCGGACGGCAGGCACGCACAAAGAGAAGGCTCGTCAGCAGTCCACCCTTCAAGCGTACTATCTTCAACACTTTCCCGCTTGGCTCCTGCTTTGGCTTGTCGAAGGTATAGGGGATGCCAAACTCGTCGAGTGCCGTGCAGTATGTGCTGATGATTCGGTCGTTGCAGTTAGACATACGCTTTGCCCGCCTCTTGCCGCCCTCAGCGTCATAAATGCCAGCCATAAAGCCGCGCAGCCACTCCCGGCTGTCGCCCCATTCTATGAGCGAGGTTATCTTCTGATAGTTATAAATGCCTCCTTTTCGGATGGCCTTATGCACGACGACCTCCTTTGTAGTCCTGTCAATCATAGGAAAGTCCGTCTCGTTTACCTCAATGCCGAAATGCAACAGATACTCACGTGTGCGGTCGATGGCTTCATGTTCCTTCAGTGCCAGCCGGAAGGGGTACTCGCTGTAATTGTCATAGTGGTATTCGGCCAGGTTGGCATCGCCGCGAATGATTCCCGACAGATACCCACGGCGGTAGTCGTCGGTGATGTCAAAGTCCGAGACTGGGTACTGCGGTATGCACACCATGCGGTTGTTCACCGTCAGGAACGGACGGCGGTGGAAGCCGCGCTCCGTGCCTGATGTGTACTTCCATCCGCGCTCGGTCAGGAAACGGTGGTCGCCGGAGCATACTATCTGCTGTCCGTTAGAAAACGTCAGCCGCCAAGGTTTCTTTGTCACCTCGGCCCTTGCCGTCACCTTGGCTCGTGTGATGGCGTACTTTCCTGTGTTCTGCTTCTCCACTCCGTAGATTTCGTCACCCACCTGCACGTCATCAATGCGTTTCGATGAACCGTCGGCCATAAATACATGCGTGTCTGGAGCGACACAGTAGTTACACTGGTTGCTGCATCCGACATACGGGTTCACAGCCCATCTGCCATACTCCTCGGCATTCTTCTTGGGTCTTGATAAGATTTTCATATCGCTTAATGTAATTACTTGTTCCACAATCTATCCCATAGCGAGCGGTTCTTCAGGCGAAAGACTTCCTGCTCTAAATCTATCTTCTGCCGTTGACACGCTTCGAGGGTCTTTTCCGATTGTTCCAGTTGATCCTCCATGTTTTGGGCCTCCTGTTTCCATCCGCGCTCCACCTCGGCAATCTTCTCGTCGAGTTCGCTGGTCACGTCCTCCATGTTGATTAGCTTGTCCTCAATGATTTCTTGCTGACCGAGGGCACGGGGATTGGTAGTTAGTTCCGTCACCTTGATAATCTGCCGACGTACTCGCACCTTGTTCTCGTCACAAACGTTGTCAAGAATTTGGGTCAGCGTGTCGTTCTGTTCCTCCAAATCCTTGATTCGGTCGCGCATCTCATTGTATTCCTTCAGCGAAAGTCTTACTTCGCCAAAGTCTGGAATGTTAATAATCTCTGCCATAGTCTTAAATATTTTTTTATTGGTTCATACTCTTAATCTTTCTGCATAGGGCTTCGCAGAGCACGCGGCTCATGTTCACCTCCACGGCATTGCCGATGTATTTCTTCTGTTCGGCCTGGGTGCCGATGAGCACGTAGTCGGTGGGGAAGCCCATGATGCGCTTCAGCTCGCCGATATTCAGCATACGCATACAGATGTCAACGATGCCGTATGCGGCCATGAACTCCTTCACCTTGCGCGTCCAGGGGCTGTCGCTCTCATAGATGGCGATGCCCACCGCGCCCTCCTTGGTGGTAATCAGGTAGGGCGGCATCTTGTCCATCCGCGCTATCAACGTGAAGCAAGGGTTGTCGATGCTGCCGCCGTTGCTCTGGTACTGAGGGTTCATCAGGTATTGCGCCGACACAATCTTCTGCTTGGGATTGTTGACAAGCGTCGGCGCTGGCCCGTCGATAGATGACGGCTTACTCTTGCCGTACTGGTTATCCATGAACTTTGTCGTCACCAGCGAAATCCTGTCCTTGGTGGTGACGGTAGGCGCAGGACTGTCAATCGACGAGTTGAATCCGTTGCCGTAGTATGCTGTCACGAAGGCATGGTGGTCGATGGTGGTCACGGTGCCGGCGGGCTGCTCTATGTCGATGTTCTTGCTGTCGGGGTCGCCACTGAACTGCTTCGAGAGGAACTGGCACTTCACCAGTCCGAGCCTGTTCTGGCACGCCACCGTGGGGCACGGCTCGTCGATGGACGGCGCATTGTGGTGGTTCTGCTGGTTCATCGAGTTGTACTTCAATATCCACGCCTCGTGCTGTTTCTTGCCCCCCGCCACGAACTTCACCAGTCCGGCATAGATGCGCTCCAGCGTTTTCTCGCACAGCGGCTTGCGGCGCACAAAGATGCTCTCGCCGTCGTCGTCGAGGTCGAGCACTTCGCGCACGGGTCGCCACTTCTTGTACATCTTGAACATGCCGCCCTCGTCGCCGTTCTTGGCGTGGGTCTGCTGTGGGAAGGCTATCGGCAGCCCCTTCCTGGCAAACTGCCCGAAGTACCGCTTGCGCGAGGTGTAGGCCCCGAAGTCGGCAGCGTTCAGGATGCGCCACCCGAAGTCGTAGCCGTAGTCGCAGACGTGCATCACCCAGCGCATGTAGTCAATCCCCTTGCGCTTGCTGATGGGCTTGCCGTGCTCGTCCAGTTCGCCCCAGCACATAAACTCCTCCACGTTCTCTATTTGTATGTAATCGGGCTGCAGCGCCTCGATGTAGCGGAACAGGTGCTCGGCCAGCGTCCGGCTGTCGGCATCGCGGGGCTGTCCGCCCTTCGCCTTACTGAAGTTGGTGCATTCAAGCGAAGCCCACAGCACCACCTTTGCCTTGGGGTACTGCCGACGCTTCTTCTCCAGATGCTTCACCATCGGCGACAGCTCCAGCGTGCGGATGTCCTCGGTGAAGTGGAGTGTGTGCGGGTGGTTGGCCTTGTGCGACTTGATGGCATTCGCGTCGTGGTTGACGCACGCCACCACCTCGGCACACTTCCTCCCGTCCAGCCGCGCATACTCCACGCCGCTCGACGTGCCGCCTGCCCCGCAGAACAGGTCGATGTATAATGCTGTTATATTGTTGCTCATACTCCTCCTTCCTCCTTCTTCTCTATCAGCACCGACATGTCGTCGTGGATATTACCCACGTAGAGGAATCCCTTGCCGGAACCCTCCAGCATATAGTCCGAATAGAAGTGCTTGTCGTCAACGAAGCTCAGTTCTCCGTCGCGCTCCACGTAGCCGCGTGTCGGGGTGTAGAGCAGCTTGCGCCAACCCTTCGGTGTGGCCACATAGACACCGGCATCGCCGCTGTCAACGTAGCTGTAGAACACGCGGTCGTTCACGTTGCCGTAGAGCAGGTAGATGTCACCATCGAAGTACTGGAACTTCTCACGCCCCTGCCCCTTTATCTCTCCCTTCAGGTAGCCCAGGTGTTCGCTCACGCCCGTTATCTTCACCCCGTCGCGCTGCAGCAGCTCAGCCAGCAGCGATATGCCGAATCGGCTGCCCATATCTACGTTGAGCGTCCCTCGCCGTCCATCCTCGGTGTAGTAGTAGCGGCGCCTGTCGCTCTGGCGGTACTGGTTATGCTCGATGTGCGGCACGTGCTCCTGCTCCCAGTCGTCCGGCTTCATGGCGTATGCTGCCTCGGCTATCTCGATGGTCTTGGGCAAGTGGTCGATATACTCCGGCAACCATCGGCAACGCCGTGCTTCCTCACTGTCGAAGAGTGCGATACTGTGTATCATCTTAGGAGTCATGTTCAGCAGTCCGTACATGACATCAATCTTCCTCTCGTTCGTGATGCCGAAGCGGGTCTGTGCAACCATGGCGAAGCGATCCTTCGTCACGTAGTTGCGGATTTCGTTGACGCGGTCGAAGACTTTCGCCGCCTGTTTCAATTCGTCGAATGTAATCATAATCTGTGTAGCTTTAAATTGTAATCTCTTGTTAATGATTCTTGTTTCTGTTGTTATAAATTGTCTGTCATTCTTCCTCCTCAAACTCCAGTCGCTGCTGCTGTCGCTCCTGGCGCAGGCGCTCCAGACAGAGGGCGTGATAGTCGGGTGACAGCTCGAAGCCAACATAGTGGCGGCTGATGCGGTAGGCGGCGACGGCAGTGGTGGCCGTGCCCATGAAAGGGTCGAGCACCAGACCGCCTTGCGGACAGCCGAGGGCGATGCACTGCAGGGGCAGCTCCACGGGGAAGGTGGCGTGGTGGCCCTCATAGCCGGGCTTGACCAGTATTGGCCACACGTCGCGCTTGTTACGGAAGCCGTCGCTCTGATTGCCGCCACGAAACTGCACATTCCGGTGACCGTGCACGGTAAACTTCACCTTGCGGTGATTATACTCGTGGGCACGGATGCCGGTGTTGGCAGGCTCGCGCAGCGCATCGACGCTGAAGTAGTAGCGAGGACGCTTGGTGAGCAGGAAGATGTGCTCGTGCGACTTGGTGCAGCGGCATTTCACGCTCTCTGGCATCGGGTTAGGCTTCTGCCAGATGATGTCCTGCCGCAGATAGAAGCCCATGTCGCGCAGGGCAAAGGCCAGCATCCATGGTATGCCTATCAGGTCTTTGTCTTTCAGATTCTTGCATTCCAGCCCGAAGCCCGATGGACGGGCAGGGTGCCCGCTTTCTCCAGCGAACTTCGTGTCGTAATATTGGCGGGTGGTGGCACCACGGTAACAGTTGTAGGTGTCGCCGATGACCACCCAGCATGTCGCCTCGGGCTTCATCACGCGCAGCACCTCGCGGAACACGTCGCAGAGCCGGGCGATGTACTCCTCCGGCGACTGCTCCAGTCCTATCTGTCCCTCGCAGCCATAGTCGCGCAGGGCGAAGTAGGGCGGCGACGTGACGCAGCAGTCCACCGTAGCGTCCTCCATCTGCCGCAGTCCTTCGAGGCAGTCTATGTTGTAGATGTTGTCGGGTTCAATCATTGTTGTAATGTCTTTTGTTTGTTACCTTACCTCTGGCACGAGACGGTGGATGAACTCGGTTTCGGCCTTGACATATTCCTCGATGTATTCCTTGTCGGCCTCCATGTCGAGCTGGAAGTCAGGGTCGCCGATGGGGATGCCAAGCATCCAGCCGAGGATGCCGACGGCAAAGAAACTGGAGAGGGAGTCCATCTTCGGGGCGGTGCCTTCGTTTGGTGTCGTTGCGCCCGTCGTGTCCGCATTGCATTGCTGCATGGTCTGCTGCGTCATCGTAAGCCCCTGGCTCACTTGTTCGCGCACCCTCTGGAATGCCCCGGTGATGTAGTCATACACCCGTTTGTAGCCCTCGCTCTCGCGGCACCGCCGCTCGTGATAGGCCATGCGTTCAGCTTCCACCTGCGCATTGTGCTCGGCAGCCGTCATTGGTCTTTTGTCGGTCATATATGTCATATCGCTCTTATGAATAACTAAATGTGTGATTCGTCTGTCAGTTGCTTTAGGGTTTTTTTCTTTTGCCAGTCGTCATCGTTCTCATAGACGAGCTCGAAGGGCCGTGCCTGTTGCCAGTCTTTCCAGTCGAGCAGGTCGGGATCAACATCATCGCAACAGTGACTGTGGGCCTCCAGGAACTCGTTCAGTTCCCTGCCTTTGGCTTCGTCGGCTTTTACGAAAAACCAGTCCATCCAATTCCCTCCCATTTTTGCGAGCATCATCTCTGCTCCGCATCCCTTGCATCTGAGGTACATTCTGTTGTCTGCCATATCGCTCTTTTGTTTTTTGGGGTTTAACACGAATTGTCAGTAATTTAACACGAATTTTTCACAAATCTTTCTTTGGCAGGTCAACGACGGTTGCCGCTGGCCTTGCGTCGCGTTCATGCTTCATGCGGGCCACAGAGTTCTGATAGGGCTGGCGGTTGATGTTCACGACGGCAGGGTTAAAGTCGGCAAGAGCCTCGATGAACTTGTCCTTCTTCTTGTACACCTTGCCCTCTATGTGCCAGTGGCGGTAGGTGCGGCCAAAGGTGCCGTCCTTGCGCAGGAGAGTGTGGTCGCAGAATCCAAGCCGTCCGTCTTCGCTCTCGTAGGTCAGCGTGTGCTCGTCCTCCATCGAGAGGGAGCAGACGAAGTGGAATGGTATCTTCTGGAGTTCTTCGGTGGTCATCGGTCAGTCCTCCTTCTCTATCTGTTCAACCATCGTCAGCACTTCGTTCAGCGTAGAGATAACGCCGCCCCAGTACATGCCTTTTCCGTCGTGGCTGGCATCACTCTCTTCGCCCCGCTTCGTGTATTTCTCTTTCTTCTCCATCAGTCCGGCCTTGATGCGCTTGATGGCGGACGGCTTGCTCTCTGCCGGAACGGGCAGCATCCGTTGGTACTCCTCACGCAGATTGCCGTCTTTGTCACAAACCCAGTCCAACACCTCCTGCCATGAACTCGGGCGGGCGTCGCTATCACAGCACCCGCAAGACGATGAGTAAGCAACTTCGTATGGTGGCCACCGCTCAAAGAGATACCATCCCGTAGATTGCCCGCATAAACCACACTCATGGTGAGGAATAAAGCTCACGCCGTTGGCGCGGCAAAGTTCTTTTAATTCTTGTTTTGTCATATCGCTCTTATAAATAATTAAATGTTTTACTCGTTATCTATCTCGCGAAACTTCTCGCGGTTCTTGTGGTAGACCACGAGCCAGCCGATGTTGTCGATGCCGCAGCACAGACCCCACACGAACATGGCGACCTTCAGCGACGGCATGAACAGCAGGGCGCAGAGGTAGCCGACGATGCAGTAGATGCCGCACACCACGTCGTTGTTGTTGTCGTACACCTCGCGCTCCTTCTCGTTCCACAACTTCGGGCGGAAGGTCATCAGGCACTTTCCGATGAACTCCGACACCAGCGTGCCGTAGAGCAGGCAGGCGATGGCGAGCACCCAGACATTGTACTCCACGAAGCAGAGCCACATGCCGACGAGGAAGCCTGCCGCCGACTCGATGACGCAGAGCACGGTAAACCAGCGGATGGCCCAGCGGCGCACCATGCCCTTCCATATCATGCCGATGAACAGGCCGACGACGCTGTAGACGAGCGACTGGAACGCAAGCCATTCGGCAGGCAGTTCCGTCACCCATGCCTTAGAGATGGCGGGGCCGACGTAAGCATCGAGCAGCCCGACGATGAACAGCGTCGAGAGCGTCCACCGCTGATTCTTGTCGGGGTGGATGTTGAAGAAGTCGAGTGTCTTGCGCAGTAGTTTCATGCGGCTCAGTCCTCCTTATCTACAATCCCAATAATCAAACAGTTCCTCCAGCTTGGCTCTGGCCGAGATAAAGGCTGCAGCATGGCCTCTGTCGTAGTGGCTTCCCTCGCTGCTGGCGTTGTCGGCTTTCGCCTGCTCCTGAAAGCGTTCGGTCTCCTCTACGAGCCACTGGCGGAACCGCATGAGTTTGTCAATCTCAGGATACTCAACCTTGGCGTTCAGCAGGAACACGTCGGTAAATTGGTTGAAACTTGTGATGTCGGCCATCGTGTACGACTTGGCATCGTCGCCGAAATTCACGCGGACGCTGACGGGCAGCGTCGGCTTTGCATTCATGTTGGTCACTATTGACCGTAAATCTTGTACGTTCATATCGCTCTTATGCTTTGGCCTGCTTGCGCAGGGAAATTATTAAAAAATTGGGTTAAAAATTCGTTAGGCGTTTCTTTGTCTTCAGTTGATACTTTGCGCCGCAGGCTGTGCAGACTACCCGCAGCGAGCCGGAGCGCGACTGCCGCATATCGCCGCCGCACTTGCGGCACTTGTTCTTCGTGCAGAAGTCGGCCACCAGCGTGTCGTACTTCTCGCTGGGCTTGCGCATCATCGGCAGGTCGCGCCACTTGTCGGGCTCCAGCCGCGCCAGGGCCTTGACGATGCGGCGGTACTCGCGGTTCAGTTCGCGCCGCGTGGCTCCCCATTCGTCGTCCTCGGCTATCATCTGCCCGCATTTGTCGAGCTGCTGGTAGAGCCAGTGGATTTCCTTGCGTTTCTCTTCGTCGGTCATGCGGTCAGTCTATCTTGTCGTTATACATCCATTCCTCACGCAGGAACTCTTCGTGTACTTCGGGGAAACGCATGATAACCTTGGCGTACTCCTGCGAATCCTTTGAAACCGTCGGCATCTCTTTGACGGTCATCTTCCCGTCGTAATACATCTCGTCCATCTTCTGGTAGGTCTGCCAGATGATTTCCCATGCGCTCATCACGCTCCGCTTGACAGTCATGCCCATCATTTTTTCGTCGCGCATGTCGAGGAATCCGTTATCGGCCAGGATCTTGTCGATAGACTCCTTTATCTGCTCCATTGTCCGATGGTCGGTCGAGGGGTCGAATGCCACGTCGGGATAGGCATGTTTCAGGCGGTGGATGATGACATAGAGGCGGCAGTCGTCGGGTATCTCGATGGAGAATTTCTTGCCGGGCTGCTCGGGGATGTAAGCATCGTAGCACCACTCCTTGCGGAATCCCTCCATGTAGCATGGCGCTATCCTCTCGCCCTTGTGCTCCACCATGCTGTGACTGAGGCAGTCGCTCGGTAGGAAGCCTTTGGGCAGCGGCTCGTAGTCGTCGGGTATCTCTACGCTCACCTTCCAGTCGTAGAAGTTGCAGCGCATAATCAGCTTGATGCCGTTGCGCAGCTTCAGGAAATACACTGGCAGCTCGCACGACTTGGAATGGTGTGTGCTTACCACGAAGCCGTGGGTATGCAGCAGGTTGCCGCAAATCTGACTGCGGACAAAAGCGGCTTACTCCTGTCCAGCCTTCTTGTAAATGAGATTGTCGTCCAGCTCCCATTTACGGATCCAATACATTAGTTCTTGTTTCATATCGCTCTTTTGGTTTTATCGTTTGCCATTATTCTCTTTCATCCATTGCTCAGCCTGCTTGCACCAGTCCTGGCCATGCGGACTGCGGCTGTACTCCGGTTGTCCCTTGGGGAAGCAGTCGGGGCAGAAGTACGCCCCTGCGGGGTTGGCTTCGTGGGTGGTGACGTGCCACCCGTGATGGATGAGCCACTGTACGATGAGCACGGTCGTGGCGCAGCAGTAGGGTTTCAGCACGGCGTTTCGCTCTTTCTCTGAATACATATTGGGTATTTCGAGTGTCTTGCCGCATTTGTGGCATTTCACTTGTCCCACGCGGCTATCCATGCCAAGTCGCTTGCGTAGTTCGCTGATTTTCGTCATAGCTCAGTCCTCCTTCTGTTTTGCCGACACGCTATTGTCGCGGTTGATACTGCCGGTGGCAATCTTCTTCACCTCGCGCCCGTCGTCGTAGATGCTCATGATCTGTCCGTCTTTGCGCGGCTCCAGTTTGCGGGTCAGCTGCGGGCCTCGGTACTCCACGTAGAGTTCGTTGGCACACATCTTCTTGCGGCCTCTCCTGCTGTCAACGAGGATGATAATCCCCTTACTCTCGATGATGTCAGCACGATGGAAGCGGGCATTGTCGTAGGCCCACTTGTCGAGAGCCAGTCCTTTGCGTTTGCGGAAGGCTTCTTTTACGCGCTGGATTTCCTCGTCGCACTGCTTGTC